GTCTCTTCGATGATCATTGCGATGCCTTCCGTTGAAATATTCTGGCGTTAGCCTATCAAGCAAAGCTAGGGTTGTCAACTGCCAATCTCGTGATCACTCGTAGATCAGTCCTCAACTAGCAATATAACAACCCTAGCATAGGTCTTACAGGTCCGCAACCAACATGATCAGCTCATCAATATCTGATTCGATCAGCCATCCTCGCACGTCGTCAAACTCAAACCCTGGCAAATGCTCGGTACGGCCGATGAAATCCCAATCACGCCACTCATTGCTGTTGAACCGAATAGCTGCGGCTTCCCACTGCCCAGAAGCAGAGCCGTAACTGTACATGTGACGAACAATAGACAAGCCGTAACCATTCGGGAATCGAATGTAGACCTGCACACCATCGTGCAACGGCTTGACCAGGTAAGAAAAGTCTTCAGGCAACGTCAACGAACTGTCGAAAACTTCAAGATCAGACATTGTGTTTCCCTTTGTTTGTTTTATGGCTACTCTACGGTGACAGTCTGCATGGTAACTCGCAGAAGGTGATCGTAGTCACCTGACATAGCCTCATTCATGTACTCGTCCACCGCATCACCATGACCTGCACTACGCAGTGCTGCGGCAACCTTTCCCAGAATAGAGAAGGCATTACCATCCTGCCCAACAAGAGTAACAACAACATCAGGATACTTAATATCAGAAGTCATTGAGCTTTCCTTTTCTATCAGTATCGAGTGTAGGTAATACGGAACAGACTTCCAATAATCAAAAGCAGATATGCCCACCAAGGGAAGTCTACCGCATCGGAAACAAGATCCATAATCAATACAGTAGGGACAGCGAAAGTGTAAACACTAATCTTCAATTGAGAAACTTTCTTTAGAAATTAAGAAGGGTAGGTAAGAAACTCGTCAAGTGCCGTACTTGAGTCTTTATCTCTTACCTACCCTGAAGCTTACTACATCTCCCAACGGCCCGCAAGGGCTTCCCGGACGTTCTGGCGTTCACGTCGTCGTGACTGACGACGATCCTTAGTCCTGCCCTTACCGTTGTCAGCGTGCTCAAAGCAGCAACCACACGCGAATCGGTGCGCATTGAGGTCACGGGACAACATCTTTCCGTTGCGCATAGCATCCCCTATGGTGTTGTCAGGTCTTGCTTATTTCTGAGCGTAGCTTATCAAGCGAACTAGGCTCTGTCAACCCCACGATGTAAAGGTTCGCCTGATCGATGGCGCGGAAAATATCACTAGGCGTTAGCTTAACATATGTCAACGGTCCTAGCAAAATGAAATCATTATCTGTTTCTGCTACGATAGTCCATTCACCGCACGTGTAACGATTACCTGCGGGTATCCACTCCATTAGGATTCACCACATCCCAGATCAATGATGTAAACCGTACCGTTTGGAGAAATTAGAACATTCTCACTGTGCAAATCACCAATAGGAATATCTTTTACTGCTTCTGCCCAACAAACATCTTTGCCAGGGCAACTATCTACATGCTCCGTACGATAACATTCGTTGTCTGGGTGCTTACCCTTAACGTATTCAGCAGCAATAACATTACCTTCAAGCAAATACATTTCAGGAAACTTCACGTTTTCGGGCAACTCAATCTGAGAGTATCGCTTGTAAGTTTCCCACTCCCACAAATTAGTACCAACACTATTATGTGTGTGGGAATCTACCTTGTAGACCCACCGCCCACTACGCAGACGATATACGGTTCGGTATTCCCCTTCACCAATGATCTTGCCGTTAGCAAAAGCATACATAGCTTTGCGAAGTGTAGGGAAGCCCTCCATGCGAGCCATAAGGTTACTCCTTAGTTCTTGCTTGCTGTGTTGCCTAGAGCCTATCAGACTTCAACAAGGTTGTCAACGCTTACGACTAGCCTTAAGAGACTGCTCATACTCAGCAAGATCCTTAGGACGTTGAGACTTACTGGCGTAGCCTTGTTTCAAATACTTAGGGGTGCGCAGTCTAGAATCTTTCGAAGTTACCCCCGCAAGATCTGTGTCTCTACCTGTAGTTGCATGACGCTTTCCCATTTTCGATTAAACCTTTCTATTGTTGAATTACTGTTGACCGATAAGGCAGTCACACCATACTACATTCAGATCCATAAAAGCGAGGCAGCAGGATTCGAACCTACGATTTCCAAGGAGCTAGTGCCCTAGCTTATCCTTGACGCATTAAACCTATAATGCTATTGCCCCACGCACGGACTATTAGGTACCTAATAGTACTGGCGAGTCTCTAGAGTAGCTTTTTGGGAGGGACCGCTACTTTACCCCGCCGTCGGATTTGCCGTCTGCAACGATAGGCTCCCCGGACCGTTCCTGCCCCTTGCCTTATGTTTGCTAGCCTACGGCTAACCTATCAGCTTGTCAAGTACTAGGTTTAAGCAGCTTCGATTTCGTACTGAAACAGAGGAAAACCTCCAAGACGTGCATTTACCTTAGATACTACCTCGTTACTACCATCATCATCAAGTCTGACAAAATAGTCAAAAAAGGCATCATCGCCAGGCATGACCATGACTATAGTACCCTTAGTGCCAGCGGCAACAATACCAGGTTCATTGTCAAAGTCCTTCACCAGCTTAACTCGATCACCTTCTGTAAACATACTAGCTCCCTTATTGTCAATGACCTTGGGTGCACTTATTGTTGATTACAGCATTGCCACATACATAACAGTGACTTTCAGGAATGTTACTTTCCATATTCACTTATCCTCATGTTTCAGGATTGATTGATGATTTTGTCGAGACCTTTAGCGTAAATGAATCGTGGCCCAATTTCCGTAACCATACGATTTTCACGGTCTTCAAGAATTGATACCAGCTGCTCAAACTCATTCTCGCTGAGAAAGAAACTGATGTCCGCATCCTCAAGAATTTCGCGGATGGTAGGGATGTCTTCCGGCTTAGTCATTTTAGGTCTCTTTCTTTAAGTTGAGGCAAGCCTATCAGACCTGCCTCATGCTCGTCAAGACTTCTGCTTAGCCGCTTTGATCTGTGTGATGATCTCCGTCTGAATTTCCTTCGTGCGGTTTGAACCCTTTAGGCGACGCATAGCTGCGCGCTGCTCCCACTCAGACTCTAAAGTTTCTGCTCGCTCTGCCAATGTCCACTTAGCCATGATTACCTCCTAGGTTGTCTTGTTCCTTCCACCCTACAGAAAAGAGGCAGGAGTGTCAACCCCTGCCTCTTTCAAATATTTACTTGGTTAGCTCACGGTGAGCATGGACAGCCATAGCTACCAATTCCTCTAGGGTGAGGGTCTGCTCATAGGTGTAATTGGTACGTGCAAGCTTTACCGTAGCTCCGATGATGTCGGAGGTTGGCTTATCAGAAGCCATAGTTAGCTGCATAGAACGATAAATGTAATTGTAAGCTGAGTAATCAACATACCGAACATGCCCGTCTGTATCGATCTTACGAACACAACGACCATTACCAGCTGAGTCAATAAACTTACCAGCATAACTCTTATCAATTTCGTTATAATTGTTTTGGTAGCAATAGGTGCCTACATATTCAGTAGAGAAACCGACTCCGGCTAGCATATTTGCAACCTGACGCTTTGCCGTAAGAACAGTTTCGCCAGTACAGACAAAGTCATCAACCAAAATCCAGCGCTTACCGATAGTGCCTCTGCCGAACTGCCCACAACTGTAGGAATCATGACTGCGCACATCAGGCTTTCGCAGCGCAAGAAAAGGCACATCAAAATGACGGGCCAAAATTGGCAGGACCAATACACCAGACAGGCCAATTGCAACCATGCTGTCAAACTCAACACCAAGCCCCACCAGTTGAGTTTCCGCAGCAATACAAATCTTTTCCGCATCACCAAACGCTGCTTTGAAGTAGCCACCATCAACGGTGAAAAAATCTTTGGTCTTTGGGGAAGACGTAGTGGACATAGAGATTACCTTTCTGGGATCAACTTTGTTGTGGCTAGAGCCTATCAGACCTTCTCAACTACGTCAAGCTCGATTTAGTCCAGAGATTACCAAAACAAGAACTACGTATCCTACAGCAATAACTACCGCTCTGATAAATGCCCTCATTCCATGACCATACTTAAAGTAGTATACATTGATGAAATAGTTAAGGAAGATCGATATAGCCGAACCAACAATAAGTCCTGTCAACATGGCTCCTACCTTAACAAAGTCATTCAAGCATGTCAAGCTCGCTAGCGAAGAAACCTAGTTCATCTTTCTCTCCGTCTAGCACAACCACACAGAAACCGCCTCTACGGCTTTTTAAGCGTCCCTTACGGCCTCGCCACATGTCACCCCCACCATGGAAAGATCTTGGGTTAGAGATGACTACAGCAGCACCACGGACTAGCTTAGATCGATCGGTCATCCTGCTTTGCTCCCGATAACAGAGATCCACACTTTTACAATAGCAACAATAAGGCACAAAACAATAATGGGTATGAGATAGACAACCAACCTTAGCACACTAGGCACTAATGAAAGTATCCATCCCATACCCATTAAAGGTACCAGAAGGTACGGTTTCCGCATTAGAGACTGTCGATTACCTTGAGCGCGCTCTTAAGTTCAGCGAGTCGAGACTCAAGTCGAGCAATTTCATTGAGAATCTGCTCACGCGGGCCACCAGCGGCATTGCTAAAAAGCTTATCCATTTCAGTTTCGTCGAGATTAGACACTACTGAAAGCTCAGGCTTAACAACCTTCCAAGCCCAGCGGCTCGCCCAAACAAGTCCATCCTTGCCACGGTAAGGCTCACCAACACCTACAGGATAACGAACACCGACTGAGGCCGCGTCGGTAGCTGCCTCAACAACACCCACATAATCATAAAGATCTTCGCGAGTATTACCAACATAAAGAACTTTCGTGCCGAGAATGTCTTCGTTAGACATTTCCTAACCTCTCATTCGCTGAATAAGGCGATTGCTTTTGATTCCAGTACGTGGTCTGTTCAAATAGCTGTCGTTGAAGTCTGAAGGCTTAAGCTGTCTGCCGATCCTTGTCTCAACGTGTTGTACGCAGAGCATACCAACCTTGCCTAGCCCTGTCAAGCTCCATGTCGAGTCGATCAGCATGTAAAGCTCACCCTGTCTAGCAGTATCAACGCCACAGTCAAGGCAAAGAAATTTTTTACGACTCATTTCTTTACGATCTTACGAGCTATGTCGAATGCCTTGCCAAAAGCCTTACGCTCCTTATCAAGGCATTCAGCACATCTAATCTCGTGCCATCCATTAAGTTCCGTACCTGGCTTACAGCCGCAATCTGGCATTCTAGTTCACCTCAAATAGATAATTTCTTTTGCTTCGGCGAATTTCACCAGTAGTTATACCATAGTCAAGGCAGAGAAACTTTTTACGGCTTATTGATTCTCTCCCAAGCTGCCTGCACTTCGCGAGCAATTTTTATTCCTAGCTAGGAAGTGCTCCCTGCCGGAAAGCCTTACGATAGCGTTGCCTCTGACGTGCCGACATTTTACCACCATTTCGATCTGCTGCATAGATTTCAGCCTTACGTTCTAGAGTTTGCTTGAAAGGAACCTTAGAATTCTGGCTAGCGGCAACGCCTCGCATCCTACGAGCATCCTTAGCGTTGCGAATAGCTGCCTTAATGGCCTCTACGACAGATTCTACCTTAGCAGGCTTATCATCGGCGCTAAGAGCTTCGATAAGCTGAGCCTTATTCAAGGAGCTGTAGCCCTTGATCTTACGATCCTTAGCAACAGCCTTGAGTTCTGGGAGCTTCATTTCGTTGTAATTCATTTACTTACCCTTCTTAGGCTTTTTATCAGTCCCAGCGCTACCCTTATATGGGTTACCACCGCGATCAGAAGACTTATTGCGGTTTTCGGCTTGGTTAATCCTGCCTCCACCACCTTTTTCGCCTTCTTTGCGTTGCTTAGGAATCTTCTTATCTTCTGCCATAGGTTTATCCTCCCACCTGTCAGGAAATGTCTGTTGCCCTTATGTCAACTTTTGCCCTGAGCTACACTATCCCAGTAGTCGGTACATATTCAGGTGGTAGCTTGCTCCCAAAAGGCTACAAGTTTTCGGATTAAAATTTAGGGGTGCAGGCCACGGATCTAGACATCATCCTAAAAAGGAATCCGCTCCCCCGCCTGCTCTGCCAGAGCTTGCGGATGTCTCATGGACAACTCTCTCACTCAGCAGCTTGGATCAGTCTAGCATTAAACCTTCATCAGGTCCAGGGTATCCGCGAAGTCGATCTCCATTTCATCGAGCATATCCGAAAGGATCTTCTCGGTGATCAGGTCGCGCTCACGGTGAGCCTGGAAAAGTGCATTAAGGATGTCGATGTAAGAACGCATTGTAAATACCTCCTAGAATACAACCCTGATTGGATACTGACCAGTCGTGAGACTGTCATTGCAACCCTACTAGGTTTCGAACCTAGCCTATCGCTGGTCTCCGTCAGTCAACGGTGCGATGTTCCATCCAGGAATACTATAGGGTTGCCCCGAACTTTCTCGGGGATGTTGCTAGTCTAGTACATCATCTTGCGAGTGTCAATACTTGTCTGGACGCTTACGCTTAGCCTTCTCAGGTGCAGCATTGATAGCATGATTTTCCTTGCGCTTCAAATCTGCTTTTAGCTTTGCTGCCTTACGTTCCGCAATACGATTTTCTACTCGTTTAGCTTTATCGCTCATTACTTGCTAACTTCCTTAAGAAGGCTGGTAAGGAAAGACAAAGCAAACGTAATAACTAGTGGGAAGAAAACAATCTTAGCGGAAGCGGTAAAATCAATTAGGGGAACGAAGTCCCACCAATGCGTATGCGCCATATTGATGAAAGCCATAAGTGAAAGGGCGCTCCCGCCCCAAATAAGAGCAAAGACAAAAATGAAGCCAATTGCTAACATAAGGAATCAATTCTCAATTCTGTAGTAAATTATATAGGAGAGGTACCTGACTTAATAACCGGGTACCTCTCCTATAAGATATTACTCGCTGTCAGTCTTCTCGTCAACCTTGGACTTAAGCTCGTTCAGAGTAACCTCGCTACCCTCAGCCTCAATCTCGGCCATCAGCTCAAGAATGTCCTCATCAGAGAGGTTAGTCTCGTCGGTTACCTCTCGCATTGCAGCAGTGTTGCCCGTAACCTCATCAAGCAGCTCATCAACCTGAGCCTGCTCAGCGGTAATCTGCTGCGTTACAAGTTCATCGCCAGCAGCCTGAGCATCCGTGTCAGGGTTGGCAATGGCCTTCTGCGCACTATGGTAAGCCTCAACAATATCGGCCTTGATTCGGCCACGGTCACCAACATCATAACCATTAGCCTTAGCCCACTCACGAACCTTAGCAAGCTCACCAGAAGCCTTGGGAGCGCTCTTTGCAGGGTTAACAACCTCAACGGTGCGGGAAGCGGCAACATACTTAGCCAGCTTCTCAAGGTGGTTAGCGAAGTGCTTACGGTTCGCCTCACCAAGCTCAATCTCTCGCTTCTGACCGTTCGTAGGATCGAAGAAGACAACAGTCTCAACGCCATTCTGAATCCGCTCATCCAGCGAATCGGTCAGGATGGTGGTAGTAACAGTAGCCATAGTGTGATCTTACCTTTCAGGTTGTGGAGCATTGTTGCTCCGTTGATGGGTAGAACATTACTCGAAAATTTCTTGGCTGTCAAGTTGCCCGGTCTGACTAGTTTACCAGACTGTAATCAGCGCAGCACGGTCTCGGCTACCCACACGATAAGGCTTTCGCCCAGGTGGACCCCACGGTTTAGCTGACTAGCGGGCAACTTGAAACTTACTAGGTCTTACTCAGTTTGTCAAGCTCGCTTCGCATTGACAGATTCAATATAGAGCTGCACTCTGGACTTGAATGGTTGACTGAGATACTCATCTCGCCGCTCAAGATGGGTGCTTGTCGGCTTTCCATAGTTATGCACAGTAATACTGAAACACCTTTGCCCCGGCTGTGCACCACACTTAGGACAAACTCTCATGCTTTTACCAGGAGTGGCAAGTGCCTTTACAGCCTTAGCTCTTGACTTAGCTTGCACGAAGATCTATCCCTTCAAATAAAACGGGCAGGTATGGTGATCATCTGCTTCTCTGTCTTTCGACTCCACATACTACCATACCTGCCCGGGGCACTACAATATGTCAAGACATTCTGTAGTGCCCAACCCTATCAGAATACCTGGTCTTACATCTCAGATGCGAGCTTACAACCATTGCTCCAAGTATACACAAGGTTAATACCAACCTTCTGCTCAAGCTCTAGGCAACTGCGCCGCTCATAATTAGCATCGATACAGCCAATTATTAAACCACCAACAATTACACCAAGAATCCATCCTACGACTGCTGCAAAAAACCTATCCGGCATAAAGACCCTTTCATAGGAGTTTGGTCTCAGCAAGTCAAGTTGTGTTAGCCCTGACTGTTCAGGTTACGTCTGCCTGCTGATGAAAACTACCTTACTAGGTCGTTGCCCGGCTGTCAAGACTGAATCTCGTCAAAATCTAGCAGGATGACAGTATGGCAACGCCAATACCTAGGATTCATAGCTGCCATGAAGGCAGACAGCTTGGTCGGATAGTAGTCATAAAAACTGACATCGTTCGAGCTGTGATAGACCACATAGCGAAAACGAGTCGGCTTTTTCTGATTCCTACGCATCGCACTGATCTGCTGGGAAACAAGATCCTTCGTCATAATTATCCTCTCAAAGGAAAAGTCCCTGCCAACATCTGCTGACAGGGACTAACTTACCAGGAACAGCTCAGGCTGTCAACCGTGACGAGCTTTGCGGAACAGCCACATAATGCCAACAATAATCAGAGCAATTCCGAGGATGTTTGGCGGTATAAGCTCAAAAGCAGCCTGGATAGCATTGAACAATGTAGCAACTAAGTCAGAAATGCCGTTGAATGCACTCTCGACATCCTTGTTTTCCATTGTGATCCTTTCAGTATTAGGTAGAATTACATCGGGCGAGCGGCGCATAAACACTCTTTCGCTTAAACCTGCACTCTTACCTAGTGTTAGGCCCGAATTGCAATGGGGGTGAGTTACTCCCAATCAACAATAAGATTCATAACTCACCCCCATTCTTTATTTAGCTTTAGGTCCACTACATGCGTGGCCGAATGGACCTATTTCTTTGCCGCATACACTACAGTGTCGTGGGCTATGAGCAATTAGCTCCACATGCTCCTACCCTTACGGGGTTCAGGAGCCTTACCTACACCCTGAGCACCCTTGCGACCGTTCTTAAGGTCAGAAAGTCCAGCGCGGATATCGCCACCACGCTTTACCTCTCCTCGTGCACGACGCTTCAGGTCTTCGATTTCCTTCTTAGACTTACCCTTTAGGGCACGAGGATTACCTAGAAGCTCCTCAGCCTCAGATAGACTGAGAGAATCCTTCTTGCCACCAAAAAGACCCATTACTTAGCTACTCCTTAGTTTTTCTCTGCATTTGCCCGACGGGCACGATTGATTGCTACATTCTCTCGTGCTGCGAGAATTCGCTTCAGTTTAGCACGATCAGCCGCAATAGCCTCAGGTTGAGACTGGCCGTAGGTCTTGCCACCACACATAGAGCACATGAGATTGTTCTCCTCGGGTTGATTATGTCTTGGTTAGTCTAGCAGAGCTACAACCAAGATCACAACACTACCGACAAGTAGATAGTACCAAAGATCAAGGTGACACTAAAACAGAAACTTACCAAAGTGCTGATGGACATGAACTTATATGCATTGGTGTAATAGTCAATAATAGGAATTATTGTCGTTACTAGCCAGCCACAAAGAATAATAAGGAGCACAGGAAGGTTAGACATAGCGTTACCCTTTCTTTTTCTTAGCTTCAGTAAAGATTCGGACGCTGCCGATTTGCTCAACAAATTCGTCAATCTCATCAACAGAAACTTCAGAATCGAGAATAAGAGGGTCACCTACACGCATAACCTTAATTACAGACCCAGCTAGATACGGCTTACCGACTTCATAAGTACGGCCATCCATTCCAACTACTGTATAAATACGCATCAGATCCCCTCCTTCGTTGTTAACGTGAAGTAACTCTAGCATTACTCGAAGGGGCTGTCAAGTAGGTCTGTCAACCTAACAGGATCAGGCTCAGGAGCTAACCCATAGCGTACACGCTTAGCATCTCGCTCGCAAGCCCTACACCTACGATGCAGATACCCGTCCTGTTCTTCCAGGCGAACATTATCCCCTGAATACGGGTGATTCCTAGGGCAGACAGGCTTTAGGTTGTTGCTGCTACGTAATAATTGCTCTAATGATTTAACAGGAGGCTTTTTATGTTCATAAGAAACTCCCATTCTTTTATTCTGCGTATACCTTTTTTGAGCTTCGGCATGGCAAGGGCGACAATATGAGAATTTGCCTTTAACATATCTATCAAAGGCACCACACTGCTTGCAAGGTTCATCTCTCATATTGCCGCCCTTCGACTAATCAGTATTAGTAATTAATCGACTAACTCAATAATAGTAATAACAAAAAATCCTCCTGCGACCCCAAATAGCAAATATTGAAGTAGCCCTGTTGTTGTATTTGCTGCAATTATGGCTAGCAAGGTTACTATAATAGCCCACTGGAAATTTTGCATTTAACTAATACCTGCCGCACTCATAGGGTAGACGATCCAAATTCCCCAACCCAGGATAGCTGTCAGAAAGATCAGGAACACACCTACCACCAACGCTTTAACGCTGCCTGCCTCAAAGCCGTAACCGACACTGCCAATTGCAGAGCATGCTGAAATTATAGTTGCAATAATTAGCAATACCCATACTAGGGTAGCCACTTGATAAGACATAGTGCTCTATTCCTTATATTCATCTTGACTGGTAATGTGGAAGAATCCACAGCCGCCTTCGTCAATTTCACATTCATATACCCTGACAGGCACCTTATTCCTATCAGAACTAGATCGTATTTCATCTACAGCAATTTGGGCTCGGTATCCTGTAGTAAATACAGTCTTATCCGGGAACCTCCAACACTTCGGAACTGAACGACGTTCCTCCTTAATTGGAGGAAGATAGGTGTCTAGTTCAATTCGCTTATTCTTGCGTCCCATTAGTTTCCTTTTACCATGATCATAATTTTATCAAAAAGATAGGTGACCCTTTCGAGTCACCTACCAAAGATTTATTACACCTTCACAAGGCTCTTACGTCGCTTCTCGTCTCGATCGATAAGAGGCTTCATCAATGCCACCAGTGCCGCAGCGCGATCACGACCTGCCTGCTCGCGAAGTTCACGTTGCTCCTCAGAAAGAGTCTCCGCACGGATAGCCTCAATCACACCATCGTCGTTAGCACGGTAAACAGTACCCGCATCGCGACATGCCTCACACTTGCTAGGACGTCGGCCACGACCAATAGTGGTTACCATGAACTTCTTACCACAAGGACAGTCACGCTCAACCTGCTCAGGCTTGCCCTCAATATTCTGCTTACCACGAGGAGCAACAGGAACCTTGTATGCCTTACAAGCATTGCAGTTGACCTGAGGCCTGCCTCGCTTGATCTCTCGGTTGAAAGTCTTGGTGCACTCAGGGCTGAGCTGGTCACGGCAAGTCTCAATCGTGTACGAGATCTTCATGGTGATTGCCTTTCGTTGAAGTTGTCTACAGCTTAGCAACTAACCGCAGCGGTGTCAACTGCCTTCAGAAAACTACTATGTGTAAGTCTCTGCCTTGATTATTGCGAGTCTCTATCAAATCGTGTAGAAAGGAAATCATATTATGTGATAAGTTGTTAATTCGAATTTCATGTGTCTTTTTTAGCTGCCACCACCTCTTACTTATTTTGTAGCTAGAGGCTGGAAACATAATTTTTATGCCACTTATTACTAAACCATTCTTTTTTCCTTTACCAGAAATAAAGACAGTATTCATTATTCCTCTACTTTAACTTTGACCGCATGCCCTGCTGGCATTTCAAAGTCTCCTTGAGACGTATACAACGTCACCCAAGGTTCGCCGGTGTTGGCATCATACCACTCTGTACGCCGAAGCACAACGGCGTAGCCGAAGATAGCAAACTCGTTATCCCCGTATTCATCACCATCAAGATCCAGTTCAAAGTCTGGTTCGATATCTTCAGCAAGAACATCTTTACAAATATTTATACTCATTATGTGTTTCCTTACTAACTTACGATAAAAGCCAGCCCATAAAAGAGCTGGCTAACTAGCCTATACTCTGCCAGCACCTCGGCAAACAGAGCAAGAGAACTTACCTTTAATACCTGTCCCCTTGCAGGCTGCGCAGGTAGAGTATTTAGAATTCAATTTTTTGATAGCTGCGCTCACAGACTTCTGATCAACTTTCTTACCCAAAATACTAAGCTCCTAAAATATCTGATTCAGCACGAATAAAGCTGGATAAATTAAAGTAAAATAAGTGCCAATAGCATAAATATGGTACTTCAAAGGAATGTCTTCCTCTGCGTATCCTTTATGCCTGGAAAATATTACTAAGCCTTTTCTGATGGGATAAATTATTGCAAAGCAAAATGTTAGCCAAATTACTATTACTAGTAATACGTCCATATCAGTGACTTTCGATAGATGTCCTATTTATATGATTAGGATACCATCTATCGAAAGTCACGTCAACGTCACCAATAAACAGTCATCAGATACTTTCCTGAGGGAATGATGTCATCCTTGTATAGACGATGTAGCACATGCCTCACTTCAACGCGCTGACTATACGAATAAGGGCGATCTGAAAAACTATCGTATTCTGACATATCAAGGCCTAGTGTTTGACCTGTCCTGATCCATTCGGCAACAATATCATCGTCACCAATAAAATCAAGCTCAGACTCACCATCTACGGTGAACTGATGATAAGTATTCTGGTGAATCAATTCATCAGGAACCATGAAACCAAGAATACTGATATCTAGATCGTAGACTTCCTTGACGAGATCTTCAAGATCTTTGTACCAGAAAACCCTGACGTTGTTTTCCATCTTAAGTGTTTGCATAACGGGGAACCCTTCCAGAGCCTAGGTAATAAAAACGACGCATAAAGAAAATCTTGTTGTGTCCACTACATCCGTGGAAATTGCGAGGGATAGGGCCAAGAACAATATTACCAGGAACAATAAGACTAATAGCTGCTGAACCGTAAAGTTCGGGCAACAAAACAGAGGGGTTTTCCTCCAGCACAAAGAATTTCGTCTCAGAAAGATCATAGTCGTGGGTCCTTCTTAGACGGCCAGTCCTGTTCTCATAACCTCGCAACCAAACCCTGTAATCGTTTGCTGTAGCTGGGCGGCAGAATTGCAAGAATTCCTCCCTGCGCTCCCAAACCAGATCTTCTGGGCTTCGTTGTTTAGGCTCTTCTGAGTTTACTTCAATTTTACTTAGAAGTATAGCTGAGAATTTGATAATGTCCTCAGCAGCGGAACGTGCAAGCTTGAGATGATGTGCAATCCAAGCCTTATCGTCAGCAGTGAGATAACTATTCATAGCGATTCCTCTACAGTAATAATCTCTGGGTTGCAATTACAACCTCGGCATGGCTAAGACACTACCAGGTGGTCAACGAGATGTCAACCACCTGGCAAAATTACTTAGTTTGCCTGCTCAGCATACATAACTAGTTCCCCAGCTTCCTCACGCATAACAAGCCGGGTATTGTCAGGGAAATTACTATCCCAAAAATCTTTATCCCGAGAAATAACTACCCTACCACCTAATAGGTGAGTCAGCCACCATACTACCGCGACCACCTGATCCATATGTTCAGGATCGAATAGCTCTTCATCAACTAATTCATCCATCATACAGACACAGATCCTGTTAGTTTTGGGTGATGAAAATAGCCATGAAGACTGAAATCATCCAGCTCATAATCAAAAATGCCCTGGCCTCGCTCGCGCTTAATAAGGACAGGAAGATTATTGTAGGCAATTCTGGTTAGTTGCTGCTTGATCTGATCAACATGGTTAGTATAGATGTGTACATTAGTTAGATCGTGAATAAGTACTCCAGGCATATATCCAGACTGATCTGCGAATATATGTAGCAGCAATGCATACTCGGCAATATTATATGGCACGCCAAGGAATACGTCACATGAACGCTGATGCATTTTCATGTTCAGAGTGTTCCTGGAGAAATCAACATAAAGCTCAAAAGCCCAATGGCAAGGAGGCAAAGCCATTTCGTTTAGTTGATTGGGATTCCAAGCACTGACTACCATTCTACGAGAATATGGATTAGTCTTCAGTTCGTTAAGAACCCATTCAATTTGATCAACACCCTTATAATTTAGATCTAGGCCGTTAAACCCAATATTGAAAGGATTATAAGGGTACTGCCCATTGAAATTACGCCATTGAAAACCATATACAGGTCCAAGATCTCCAGATTCATTTTTAGCCCACTTACGCCAAATACCAAAGCCCATATCAGCTAATTCATTAGCATCAGTAGAACCTTTGAGCATCCAAAGAATTTCTGCTTTAATATGCTCAAACCCGGCAGTCATGTCTTTAGTTGTCAACAAAGGAAAACCCTCACTCAGATCAAACTTCATCTGATGCGAAAAAATAGATAATGTTCCTGTACCTGTCCTATCTTCTCTCAATTCCCCCTCTGTCAAAATCTTTTTACAAAGATTCAAATATTGGTTGTCAGCGTTATTCATTTATCTCCTTTACTCGAATACCTAGACCGTTGCCATACACCTTTGGCTCCTTCAGGAAGGCATCTCTAGCTGCCCTGAGTTTATCGTACAATCCCGACGGGCGAGGTACGGTGCCTGAGTCTAGAAGAGTACATAATTCCACATAATTTAAATCAACACTTACTATTTCTTCCATGCCTTACAATCCTCGCTCCAATACTCCATTAGTAACAGGACTCAGCTCAAGAATAGGATCAAAGCTTTCACGCTCAATATACTTTTCACGAAGTTTCTTATATATATAGTAAGGGACTCTCACTTCAAAGTACAAGACCTCCTGAGGATTATCCCAGTATTGCATAGCCATGACAGCCGTAACTTCATATCGTTGATAATTGAGTCCAGCTAATCCAGAAAAACTTCTCATCCAAGCTAGCAGTTTTCCTAGTTCTTCTGGAGTATAACACTTAACTATCTTGGCTTTCTTAAACAAGCCCATATCGTTTCCTTAACCTATCAGCAATCTGATCCTTGGTTGGCTCTTGCCACTTATGCCAGCCTGTTTCCTTAGTCCAGATCTGACCGTAGTTCTTTACGTGCCAATCAAGATTGCATGCTCCACATACTGTGCTATGACTCATGTCTTGTCCAATCCAAGTGTAGGTAAGTATATATTCCTAAGGGATAGGGTCTATGCTAGGTCTTACACCAGTACAAAAATTGATGTGATCCTCAGATCCCCAAAAGTAACATTCAGCTAACCACTCTGCTACAGCAGCAACATCATTGAGCCCAAGCCTATCTTTAATTTTCTCAAATTCGTCTTCTGTCAAAGAAACTTCAAACTGTATCCTCATTCTACTCCAATCCAAGTGTAGGTAAGTATATATTCCTAGCGTAGGGCTACCATGGTGATTTACGTCTAGATCTTTTCTGGCTTTTGCGTTGCTCAACTAAACGCTCTGATGGTTTTTTCCAGTCATGCCAAGCACCGTTAAAGAATATTTTCTCTGTGTGGTAGCAATTGCAGATAGCACAATCCAGCTCATATACATGACCTCTTGGCATGGTGATCCTTTCTTGTTTGAAGTGTAGGTAAGTATATATTCCTAGGTAGAGCCAGCCTTACTGAATACTCTACCTAGATCAAAATCAGATGTCGAATTCCCCATCCTTGGCACCATCGATAAATGCAATCCATTCATCGCGAGTGAAGGTCAAGATTGGACCACTACCATTATCCTTGGTGTCTCGCACTAGAACCTGATCAGGATTCTTCATGACTTCAACACAGTTACCTGATGGATTGCTCCTGGTGCTCTTAGCCCAGACTGCATTAACCTCAACGCAGTTGTTTCCACCATTACCATTACTGCGACTTGACTTCTTCCAACTCATTTTCTATCTCTCTTTCTCTAGTCTGGAATCCTTGTGATTCCAAGTGTAGGTAAGTATATATTCCTAGCTAGGGTAGGTACCTGATATAGCTTACAACCTTCACAGGTTTCGTTACCTCAGCCAAGGCTTCATCGAAACTGTCCTTGACGAACATCAGATCATATCTTCTGGTAAAGCCATTCCAGAAATATACCAGCCATTTATCCGGCTTACCTTTTCTAATTTTGTAGCGAGGTCTGTGCCGTTTCATTAGAATTTCCATCTTGTATTTTCGTCGATGACAGCTTGAACACGCCTGAAAGTTACATATCCTTGTTCGTCTACTTGCAGTTTTCCGTCAATCAGTTTAGTACCTAAGTAACTTACAGATTGATAGCTTTCTAGATCCTCAATTACTAAAAAATTATCGTGACAGGAAAGTGTACTCCAATGCCCAGCATAGCCCTTTCCATTTAGAAATCCTTGAGCATAATCTGCTTGCATTCTCATTAGAATTCCTCTACCTTAGTTATTCCGTTAACCAGCTTGAAGCGATACCTACGATCTGCGAATTCACTGAAAGCATCAGAATGGGTTACTTCTCTAATCTCTTATGAAACTTCTCATGTAAGGCTACATCAATCACATAAGTTCCGCAGTCCAAGCAGGCTTGTGCGTTGGGATGTGATATATCTCCATAGCTAAGCTTTCTATATCTGTATTCAGTAATTTTAGTTTCTTTATCTGTCATTTAGAGATCATCCTTTTATACACTTTAAGCATTTCCCAGACTGTAGGAATACTATCTTTTTTTGAACAATTACAACTAGGACATAGCACTTGAGCATTAGCATACATATGCAGTCCATTACGGGCAAGAGGCCAAATATGATCTAGATGCCATTGATCTAAATAATTTAGGGCTATCCTGCATCTTTGGCAAACTCCAGCATCTCTCTCCCATAATACGTCCTTCTTGATAGTTTCAACGAACAACCCTTTTTTCTTTAGTTTTCTTGCTGTATTGGACGCTCGTCTCCATGCTTTACCGGCGTCAGATTTCTCCCATGCCTGGTATCTCATCTTAGCCAGTTCTGGATTTTCCAGTCTATACTTGCGTTGTCGTAGAGCTGCTGATTTTCTATATTCCGGCGTTTTGTGCTTAGCTAAAATAATTTCTTTGTTTGTGTTGTAGTATTCTTTAGAATACTTTTTGATGGTGTCTGGGTGTCTTTCTCTATATCTCTGAGATTTTGCCGTACTAACATCTTTGTTAGATTTAGCATATTTAGTAGTAGCTAATCTTGTAGCTTCTTTACCTTTCGGAGTTGCTCGATATTCTCTAAATCTCCGAGCAACACAAGCTTTGCATGTAGTATTGTATCCTGTCTTATGTCTTTTAGATTTTCCAAAGTTAGATAATGGCTGAGGCATTGCCTCAGCACACTCAGGATTCTTACATTTTTGTGTTTCCATGAATCTCTTCCACCTTCGTTACACCATTTACGAGTTTAAACCTATATGCTCGATCGGCGAATTCGGTGTAAGCATCACTATGTGTGACTAATATTACGGAAACTCGTGTCTTGTCTACTAGCTCTTTGATGAATTCAGCCAGAGGTCTTTCGTATTCTGCTGAGACATGAGAGAATGATTCGTCTAGCACTAGAAGAGGTTCCTTGGAATCCTTACTTAGGAGCAGGACAACCAATCTCAGCAGGAAGCCTACCACGGCTGCCAATCCTCCGCCACGAGAGTCCATAACGGAGGTCTCTACAAGAGTGCCGTTAAGGCCCCTAGATTGAATTGTGAATTTAACTTCTGGCGTCTTGCCCCTCTGGGTCTGGGTAAGGTGAAAAGAGATGTCCTCGCCGAAAATAGTAGTCAATCCTCTGGTTACTAATTCTTCAATCTGCTGTTGTGCGTCTGCTTGTCGTTGCTCACCAATAGAAGCCAGGGTGATTGCTACTTTGTTGTACAGATCTACATCTTGAGAGGCTAATTCAATTTCCTCAGTAAGTTGTTTTCCTGTAGTAGCAATCACCCTGGCTTCTGCGATTCGGCGATCAATGATTTTTCGAGCAGATTGAACTCTCTTACTTAATTCTGTTAGATTGTCCAATCGTAATATCCTCTTCCTTCATACCTACTGCTTTTAGCAATTTTATTGCTTCCTTCAGTTCCTTTTCGTGTACTTTCTTTTCAGCTTCAAGAGCTTTGTTACGCTCAATGGTGACAAGCATTTTTTCAGGGTCAGTCTTTGGCAGAAACTTCTCAATAAAAAGAAGTTTTAGGTAGATAAAGTGGAGACTAAATCCAATCAGAAAGAAAGGCCAGAAAAATCCACCAAGTACGGCAGCGGCATTATAATCCATACTGTCATATCTCTTAGTATCTTTGATGGCTTCACGAATCTTTCCTTCTTCAGTGGAGGAGTACGTTCTGCCGTACCACCTTTTAAAGGACTTATTAAAAGACCTGTTACGAGAATAGACTGAGACGGGCAGACCAATGCCCGTATAAGCCAGAATGCTGAGAATAACAATTAATGCAGTCATAGTGATTTTACTTTCTTGTTGATGAAATAGTTGGCGATACAAGTAAGTACGAAAAGGCTAGTAGGAATAGCTACGATTTTACTAGCAGTAATGAGCGCAGCCTTATTCTCTTTTAGAAGATCTGCCCAGGACATTTCAATCCCAGGCAGATCTTCATCATACATCAATTCCAAACCATCCATACCTTCACCATATCACAGGTGGTTGCGTTGGTCAAGTAGGGTTTGACCTGGAAGAACAGTAATTTTGCTCGGCATCCTGAGCGAATTCTACAGCATCGTTCTCAGCCATACCGGCCGCAGAGACAACACCTTCGATCAGACTCTTTCGTGGCTCATCTTGCCAGTTTCCTGAGGAAATCAAGTCACAAGTGCTGTTAGCAGTCTTAAGAATGACAAACTCAGGAATTGCAGGATACTTCTTCCCCCAACGCTCAGCAAATTGAGTAGCAGGAGTACCTGCTTCTGAAGTAGTAGCGGTTGGCTCAGCATCGCGAGTAGGCACCGTAGAAGGCTCTGTAGTGGCCGTAGACGGTTTAACAGAAGTAGTTGGTACGGAAGGGGTGGTTCCGGTAATAGAGCTGCTGTCACAGGCATTTAATCCCAATGCTGCGAAGACCATAACAGCAATAACAGTAGTGCGTTTCATCTAATTCTCCTTAAATACAGCAAGAGGTAGACCCTTATGAGCCTACCTCCTACAGAATAGTATCAGTTATAGTAAATCTTTACAGCTCGACGAATCGCATCAAGGTATGGACGATCCCATTCTTGAACTTCTTGACTAAGCTCCTCGAAAGGAATCAAATCCTTGTGATTTGGCTTTGTACGATTACGCCAGATTGCCCAAGCTTCATGGACATCCTTTAGTGTAACATCTAACTTCTTAGTCATGCCAAGAAGTTCATACATTTCAACAAGATCGTCGCAATTATTCATGTAACTATCAATTGCGACTAGTTCAGCCTTCAGAATATCGAAAAAGGTCTGTACATAATTCATAGGGATTTAGCTTCTCCTAAATTAACACGTCTCTTCGCGTGTATCTACAATATCACCAGCATCAAGCATCTCTTGAAAAGTTGCAATCATAGATTCTTGGTTTTTTGATGTAAGATTATCAAAATTAAGTTCAGGGATGGTTACCAAATTCTGTTTTTCTCGGTAGATTTCCCAATGTCGCCGAGCCAGACCTTCAGCACTATCTTCGATCATCATATTCCTCACCCTAACAGAAAAAGGCAGGCCCGTCAAGACCTGCCTTTTGTGGATCATATCAGTAGGCTAACCCCACCAGGACCTACCAGCAATCCAATAATGATCAACGCAACTCCCCATACAATATCACGTTGAACAATTTTGACGATTCCGAATACTACTAGAATTACCGCTATCAGCCACAATAGAAATTCCATAATTAGCTCCCAATGTCTGTTTTGAACTAATTACTATTATCGGCCTCAGAGATAAACTTAATATACTCGACTTGAGCCCAGGTAAGCAATAGGGCTAGCAAAATACTAGGAATAAGAAATACTAGATTACCATCTACAGCTATCACAATAGCTATGAACCAACTAAAGCCCATAGATGCCATTAGCAATTTTTCGAACCTATTAACCGTCGTTCTCTCCATGAGGAAGATAAAGGAATCGAACCCTCACCCTTGCGGACGGCACTCCTTAGCAAGGAGTTTCACTGACCTCAGCGCTATCTTCCAGGTGCCCGTCTTTCCGAGCTGTCAACAGTATACAGCATCTCTCAGCGTACTGCAACACCTACTCACGAGGCATAGAGCATTTCACACACTTCTTAGCTTCATAAGTATTAGACTTACTACAGAAATAGCAAATCCATCCAAAAATACTTAGCGACATAGTCAATTCCTTATCATATAACGACGACCCCATATGGTTATATCACCTTTTAGCGTTGCCTTGATTACACGATGATGGCCGTTATAAAGGAATAATTTATATGTCCACATAACTACATGGACATAATCATCATCTGTAGGATTACGTTTACTCGTCTGGAATAGTTGAGCAATAACTAAACAGTCCTGAGTCAAATAAAGCTCATTGAATCTTATTAATTCAATAGAGCAATTCATCCAAGACTCAGGACCATCAGGCAGTTCTTTACGATCTACTATTCCCGCAAAGGGGAAATTACTCATTCGTAGAAAGTAACCAAACGTTCTTGAGGTTTTACTTCAGTAGTGTCGCCATCAAGATAACCACCATCGTAAGAAGCGTACCAGCCATCCTTACGGAAATAGCGAGTAGTTAGTCCATCAGAAATAGAAACAACCACCCAATACTGATCTCCTTCACCTTCACCACCATGCTCGGCTACTCGCTCAGCAGTCCAGTCGTCAACGGTGTACTTACCACCTTCATACTTAACCTGCTTCCAAGCTGATTCGTTCTCTTCCAGATTAGAGAAATCGTCATCCTCATCTAAGTCGTATTCAGCCCTTAGACTATCTTGCCAGGTCTGCCCATCACGATAGCTATACTTAGACTGATACTCAGCATGAGCGCCAGCCAGGATAACCTCTAGTGCCTTTGAAGCAGCTTCACTTACTGACATATCGTTTAGTGACTTTTGCATTTATTTTCTTCTTCCCTTTGTTGGTCCAGGACACCTTGATTTATCTTGAGGATTGTTTGTTTCTGTGCCGCAATCTCGACATATCCAATGCTTATGCCCTTTATATTCCCACCAGTGCATTATAGCTCCTTACATAAGGGCAAGGGGACTTATCCTGTGAGGTTGAACTTTGTGTTTTGTATGCCTTACACACCCACAACTTACCTTTACGTTCCCACTGATGTGTCATTGAACTTCCTCATATACAATAATAGTTTTTTCTTGAGGCACAACGATTTTTAATCCGTCGTCCCATTCAGAGCCAATGTAAGATGTATATTTGCCTGTAGCCTTGTACAGAAGTCCACCAATAAGGAATACAATCCACAGATCTTCGGACCAGCCATCGTAGTTCTTATCCTGATCATAGGTATGTCCATCAACAACTCTAACTAAGCCTAGGCCAGGAATGTTATATTCCTTACCGATGAAGCTATAGTAATTTTGATAGAAACCAAAGCTGCCCCATCCATCAACTTCTTCAGCATATTGAAGTAGGGCAGCTTTAATCAGTGCTGGATCAAACATCAGTCCACTCCCAAGTGGTAACTACTTTCTCACGCTTTTCTACTTGTGAGATCTTGCTAATATCCCAAGACCATCCTTCATAAGAGGCATAGTAATAAGGAATCTTGAAGTTAGCTGAACTGCCATCAATACCTGTTACAGAAAAAACAATATAGCCATCATCAAGTGAGCGATACCCGTAAGAGTCATACTCCCTATTGATGTTAGTATGCTCAATTTGTAGTTGGAAGTCAGTTACACCAGGTAGTTCAAACACATGACCAGCATCATACATAGGTAGATCTATGAGAGTGTTTTCCAGCTCGTAATAATCTTCTGAATCATCTTCAGGGGAAAACCAGCTTTTTATTTCTTCAATATTAGGAATCATTCGAAAACGTCAATAACCTTCTGCTTAGGAGTTACTGGAAGCAGATCCCCGTCCCAGGAGATTTCACCATAAGAATCACCGGTACCAGTCTTCTTAAAGAAGGAGTCGCCCACCTTGATAACTACGTAAACAGAAAATGTAGTACCCTGAGGAAGCTCTCCGTCATAGAATCCAGCAGCATCGATGTCACCAGAATCGTAAGAAGTCTTACGAGCAACTACAGTAGCCTTTCGACCACCCATATCGAATGCTCGGCCAACAGGATAACCGTATCGAGTATTATCAGACTCGAAAATGCTCCAGCCACCTTGCTTAGTAACCCAAGCAGATAGCTCAGTAAGTAGGAAAGCTGGGTGGTCACTAGGAATTTCTGAATTACATAGCGGACAGTTAGCAGTAGTCAATTTAATATCTCCAATTTAATTCGCGAAAGAATTCAAGCAACGCTGACAAGTAACCTTAGCCCAAACCTTAGTTACCTGGACTTGATCTGCCGGGCGATTACAGGCAGTCATTTGCTTGCTGAACATGTAGTGTATCACATCATGCCCTTCTTAGCCTTATCTAGAGGCTTCAGCTTATCTTTCTTAGCATAATGGATGTACATGTATGGGTGCGGAGTCTTAAAGTGCTCAAAGTTGGTAACGATAAACCTGGCTGACTTGCCTTTTGTGAGAGACGTAATAGTCTTCTTCAGTGCAAGCTTATATGCTAATCCAGGACTGAACTTGTAATTTGTAGGAATCATCCAACGCTCAAGAGCAGTCGCAGCAATCTCCTCACGGAATAGAAGAACCTGATCCTCAAAGGTCATGCCATTCCAGAGCTTATCAGGATCGATATCTACAGTTTCTCCATTCTTCAAGATCCGCTCGTAAAGAGGACGATCATTGAAGGCTACAGAATCGTGAATACTGTCATGATCGTAAATTCGCACAACAGCATCATCAAAAAAGTCTCCAGCAGCTTGAGCTAGGTTCATCTTCTTCTTACCGTGAGTTTTTTCCCAAACCCTATACAGCAGCTTGTGCAATTCCATATCCAGAACAGCACCATGATTCTTAAGGAACATCAAATCTACCATATGCTTATCCCAAGAACCGTTCTTCAGTTCCCAGTATGCATGAGAAACCTTAATAGTGTAAAGCTCATCAATGTTAGCAACATCATTGCGATCAAGCTGAGTACCTTCAAACAAAGGATGCCAGAATGGCTCAACCTTATCGTAGCCACTCACAAGAAAAGCCGGGGACTTGGTACCAAAAAAGTCTAGATCCTTGGGCTCACGGTAGCCGGGAAACCAGTAGTTCATTGCGACTGATCCAATAATCAGCGCCATAAGTGTTCTCCTTAAAACATAGTCTTATGCTTGCCGCAAATACAGAATACAAAACATTGTGGTTTAGAAGGCCGCTTAAGCCACGTGATAAATCTAGTGATTAGGGAATTCCCCGAATGCGTCTTCATCAACACCAACACCTTCATGTAAGCTTATTTTAAGAGCATTGAAATGCAGGCTACATAGAAAAAAAGGGACGACCATATCCTCGGCTGGCTTAAATGCTACAGAATAAACCGGGACTTGCGGGCATCCTTCAAATGTTGATAGACCTCGAATTTCAGCGGACTGAATAGCTCCGTGATCTACCATGTCGCAAACAACTTCATGCTCTAATGCTTCTATTTCTGTAATTGGTACAGCAGTAATTAACATCATATATTGCCTCTTTCTCTTAGAAGCGGAAACTAAGAGAATCGAACTCTCACCTCATTACAAGATGGCCCAGCTTTCCAGACTAGTTAGGTACCATACCAGCTAGCTTCCAAGAGGAAGGTAAAGGAATTGAACCCTCAGGATTTCCCTGGCATCACTTTCAAGGCGAATTTGCCACCATGGCGCTACCTTCCATATTCAATTATATCAGTTTTCCCAGCTTATCTCAACTTTTCTTGAGTCATGAAGAAAATCATTTATTTCAGAAAACTCAAGAATGCTTTCAAGACCTTTAGTGTCGATAGCTAGCATTTCTTCAGGGTCAGTAGTTCCGTAGTATTCTTCGGCATTAGCCATATCGACTTCATAATAGCCTGTAATATTTACTTTAATACGTGGCATATCTAATCCTTTTTAAGTTCGAGCCTAATCGTAGGTAGAGTCTTCATATCCTGAAGCATTTCTTCAACCAACTCTAGTACATCTTCCGCATCGTATGCGCCGGGCTTAGATAGGCTTGCAAGTTCATGTTCGACAAATTCATCAAAACTGGCGGTACCTAAAACATCATCAGGCAAATCATCTGAGATTAAGTAATACCCAGTAATGCTTACTTTAACTACTCTTTTCAAAACTTTATCCTATCCAGCGAAGTGATTTACCAGCTTGATGATAGCCCAAATTACAACTGCAAGAAAACCTAGGCTAGCAAGTGCACTGAATACCCAGACAAAGATGAACCCACCAAAAACCTTGGCAAAGCTCTTGTCGTCGTTATCCAAAACGAATTCCTTAATTAGAAGTTACGTACCACTGTAGTATGTGTGGAAATACAAAATACATAAATACAAGAGCAAAAATGGTATTTCTGATTACAACCCACTTTTCACGCGGAGTGAGGTTACCCATAGCGTCAACCTTTCTAGTTGCAGCCCGAGCTAACTAGGGAAGAAATTCCTTCCCAGACCAAGAAGCCAATAATAGATCCCAGTAAAATTGCACTTATATCTGAAATTACATTTTTCATGTACGCCATGAAGGAGTTGAACCCTCTACGCGCTGTTGATAAGACAGCCGCTCTAACCGTTGAGCTAATGGCGCTTGACAGGCAGTGGCAGGTCTCGAACCTGCTAGCACCTCTCATCCTACCATGGATTCTGGATGCTGACTACGTGTACTTTGTCGTCAAGACGAGTATCTTCCCCAAACGTTCACTGCCAAGAACTACCTTACACTAGCAGCCCTAGGCTGTCAACCCTAGAAGTTGTTGATTTGCGTGTTGTCAGAACCTAGTTGTACGCCTTTGTTGATTTCGTTTCGCACAAGATTATATTCATAATTAATTAGCCAACGATGCATACGCATCTCCGCAACAGCATCGTCTAGCGCATGGTGTACATTTTCATTGAACTTTCGCAGATCAGGAATTCGAGGATTTCCCAGTCGATGTACTTCCTGCCTAATATCATTAGTATACATAGGAACATATCTAGGAAGATTGACCATAGCGCGAAACAATTGTCCTAGGCATACATGATCATACGCTGAATACCATCCCCACAATTCTAACTTACCCTCGTTATTGTGAGCTGAGGCGGCATTTAAGAAAGTTTTTACTTCTGCGCGGATAGCTTGGGTAGTTTTACCATGTTCTTCCAAATTAAGAAGAGGTACTACATTATGCAAAAGCCAAGGATGACCTTCTACTTTATCCCAAGGTGCATCCAAAAATTCGTAGTAAAGGCTCTTTCCGTCTTCTCGAATCATACCTACAGAAATAGGATAAACGCTATTTCCAGTTTCTAAAAATTCCCAGTCATGGTAAACTCTCAATTTAACTCCAAAGTGCGGGGAAAATTTCAGCCAATTCCTTCATGGCTTGCTGACCTTCTACAGTAATCGCCATCTCTTCTGCAAAACTAGCAGTATCGAACTTTTTGGAATATTTTTCAAGACGTTCTGCAATGCTAGATAGTTGAGACTTCCATTCTTCCTCAGTCATTCCAGATGGATGACCACCAGCATTTCTAATAAATTCTCTTAGCTGAAAGCTAATGACCTCAGCAAGATAAATATCCAAATTCCACCAAGCGGGACCGCTAGTTACTTCAGAATTAATTAGTACTTCAGCCATTAGCTTTTAACCTCTTTACCAGATATATGCTTGCTTCTTTTCATCCCACCAGTAATTTCCGCTGCAACCTATGGAATAAGGAATATCTTGGTCGTAGACTACAATAGTCTCTTCAACCCAGATACTACTCTTATTAGATTTAATAAGCTCACCATCTAATATGCCGCCAATACATTTTCCAATGTATTTAAATTCAGCCACCACCAGAACCTCCACCCTTAGCTCCACCACCAACAGGAGCCTTAACAGCTGATCCTGGACCGCCCTTACCTACAACGCCAGTCTTTACTGTTCCGTTAGAGACCCTACCAGATGAAGGCAAGCCAAATTTCTGACGAGATGCCTTGTCGGTAACAGAAAATCTCTGAGAATTAGCAGGTAGACGACTACCTACAGGATAGGATGAGCCTCCATGAACAGAGCTGCCCATGTAGAAAAAGAACATACTGGAATCGTAACTTCCACTACCGTCATCGCAGAGGTCTTCATCGACAACATTGCCATTAGCATCTGCGCAATAGAAGTGTCCGTCTTCATTAGGATTTTCTTCGCTATCACAGGCGGCCATACCGCCCATAGCTAGCATAGCGAATGTTGCAGTTAAAGTTACTCGACGTGAATGCATGCGTCGGGTCATCTGAACCGATCGCCCTTTCTGTGATTTGTTATGGCTCAATCCTAGCAGGTTAGTTTATCTATGTCAAGAAAAAGGCTAGTCCGAAGACTAGCCTTGTGTAAATGAATGAGGAAGCAACTGCTTCCTCATTTGATTGAAAGGACGATGGTGAAGGTCTTGCATCCTCCTGGGATCACCCGGCACTCAGAATTACAACGGAATCGAACCGTTCCCTCTATATGACCTCGCCCGTTACTTTTAAGTTAAATGAAATTGTTGGGATTGGTTATGCCTTTTATTTCAAGGGACCATCCATGCCCATACAATTTCAAGTGCTCCGTCTGAGAATCGAACTCAGCTAGCGCAAGCGCATCGGGGTTACAGCCCAATATCTGTCCCAGCAGCCGAAGCATGGAGCCAAGTTTCCTTGGCTGTAGATCTATCTTAGCAAAGCTCTCAGTACCTGTCAAGCGATCTTACGAGAAGATGTCCGTGAGTTACTTCTGTTACATATTGCCAATAATCAAAGTTGATAGCAGGATCTGTAAAATCCTTGGCAAACTCAGCAGGAATCTCATAATTTTCTAGATCAGGAAACTGAGCCTTCAAGTCTTCAACAACCTCTTCAACGACCTCAAGAAAATGTAGCATAGTTAAACGAGGCGCACCTGCACGAGCTTCTTCACAGAAATTCTCGTCATTACGCATGAACTGCACAAAATCATAAAGCATGTCTATGTTATTACGGTCATTTGTAGTTAGCATCCGCCCGCTGATTAGCGTAAGGACTTCTGTAAAGGGAAAGGTTCGATACTGGTATGTCATTTTTACCTCTTACAATCTGGCCAGCGGTCTCCAACCTTGCAACGCTTAGAATTACGATACTTATGCTTATCCGTTTCTCCGTCATCCTCAAGAATAGTAACTCGCTTGTGAGTCTTCTTAATAACGACTCCTGAGTCTATGCCATCAGACTCGCCAGCACAAGCCGTGAGACCCGTAACTGCCATGATGCTTGCTAGTGCAATACCAATCATCTTCTTCATGTCAACTACACTAGCAAGCATCAAAGATCATGTCAAGGGTTGACTTGGCCTGATCCGTCTGCCCAGACGTTGTTACGCCAGACATTGGTTGGATCAGTTTCCCATGCTGCTACAGGCCCATACCAGCCACAAGTACGTCCATTTTGGCTAGCATATTTTTTTCCAAATGAATTATTCTCAATAGTAATATTAGTACCATGAGGATAGGGCTTTCCAGAAGTAGTTCCTGTAGATCCAGCATATAGACAATAAGATCCACCATCGAATAGGTTTTCTCTAATTTCTACTTTATCTACAGGATGGAAGTCACCATACATTACTAATGCACCAGAGCATCCTTGTGCTCCGCAGTCAAGACGATTGTGAATAATTCTGTTATTTGAACCACCATTAGATCCTGCTGCTGATTGATGTGCTCCAGATACATAGAAGAAATCATGAGCCCAAGAATCTTGAATAGTTACATTGTTCTGGAAATTGAATCCTCGTCCAGAATGGTGGATGTTACAGCGAATACAGGTATAGTTGTCGTATCCAATAGCAGCTTCACCATTAGCTGTTACCGCACCAGTACCATCAATTTCAACATCTTTAAGTGTTAATCCTGATAGATTCCAGTTTAATACATAGTCAGCGGCTACTAAACCATTAATTTTGGAACGAGTAACTGTTACATTTTTACCTCTAATAAGTAAGCCGCCCTCAAAGAGACAAGAATCTAGCTTAGCATTATCGGTAGATACCGTAGTACTGCAAGTCTTTAAGACTACACCAGCTGGAACTCCTGTGCAAGCAGCATCAGGGAAAGCTGGGTAACTAGGACAACTACGTTCAGTAGGCTCTGGGGCTGGGGTAGTTGTAGTTGGTACAGTAGTTGGTGGTGTTGTAGTAGGTGTAGAAGTCACACTAGGACTTACAGTAGGAGAAGAGGTAACTACAGAAGGCTTGTAAGCTGCTACTAATTCTACAGTAATAGCAGTTGATGCCCAAGGAGTTACGGTGCCGTTAGCAGCTACAGATTTTGCTGCCAGAATAGTAACGGTCTTATTAGTTTTACTTTGTACTCGTACCAGGCCAGAACGATTAACTAATGATGCAGTAATCCCAGCAGGTACCACTCCTAGATTGTGGGTCAATACACAAGACCCACTAGTATTCGTAGTACAGGATAATTGAGCACCCCATGATTGCATAATTGTAGTAGGTGCAGCTTGAGCACTAGTACAAGCTGTTAAGAGTAATAAAAGGCCAACAAATAAGGCCCAAGGTCTTACAGTTTTCATGTATTTACCTTTCAAAAGGGATCGACCTTTTATTACTCTAGCAATCTATTGGTCTATTGTCAATGGCGAGGAATACTTATATCAGGGTGTCCACCAATTTTAGAAATTGGTTGTTGACAAACAGGACATATAGTTTTCTTTTCATGCTTAACCCAACGCTTTCCTGTGCCCGAACAATTAATTATCGTATCCGGCAATTTTCTTCCCACCGAGCTTCCTTTCCTTATAACCCTACTCGATATGCTAACATTTGAGGAATAGTTGCAATAGCCATTGTGTCGTCATTTTTTAGCAAGATAGAAGCTTTGTGTGTTTGGGTATCTTTGCCCAACAAGAATCTACACTCTGGCAAACTATAGGCTTTAAGCATTTCTACCAGATGCAAATAGTTAACAGCTAATGTTTTAGGCTTTCCCGTCCACTTGCAAGGAATTACTACTGAAGCAGAATTTTCAATGTCTTTAGCTACAATCTTAACAAATTCATTTTCAATAATTAGCCCAATAGCATTAGATGAGCTGTCAGAGGCTACTTTAACTTGCTTGATGGCAGTAATCAGCTCTTGGCGATTGACAATAAATTCTTGATCGTTGCTTAAAGCAGGGCGTAGCCATAACTGCTCAACTTTAGGATAAGGATCATCTAGCTTGTTGACGTAGAAAATTACGTTGTTAAGTCTAAATACCAGACGGCCCTTAGTTTCGCCAATTTCCAGAATTTCCTGATCAGTAGAGGACAAAGTTTTAATGATGGTATTAATACTATATGTTGGCAACTGCATAGATAGTTTAAAATCTTCTACTCTAACTTGCTGGAATCGAGATCCATCGCAAGCAGTAAATTTGCCACCACGGATGTGGATCATCCGCAAAGTATCTAAACCAGAATGATCTTTACCAGGTAAAGCATATTTGACATTAGTAATTGCATCAATAAAAGCTTGTCTTTGTACTTCATGGAATACTACATTATCTAGTATGTCCATAGGAGGAAAGTCGGAACCATTCATGATTCTGATTTCAGCCGAAAAGCCTCCAGCAACGATTACAGCTCCTGTGGTACTTACCTCAATAAAAATAGTACTTCCAGCATTAGCTTCTTTTACAATAGTTAAAAGAGTTTTAGCAGGAAGTACTTCTGTTCCTGGAATTTTAGTATCTACTTGGTTAGTGCTGACTACAATAGCCATATCAAGGGAACTAGCAATAACTTCTAGTTTGCCTTCAGTAACTTTTAACTGAAAATTAGTCAGCACAGGAATCATATTACGAGTAGGTACTACACTAATAGCTTTTTCTAGCAGAACGAGAAGTATTTCTCGTTGAATTTCAAAGCTAGTACCAACTATTTCCTGCGAAGTCAAAGTGTCAGCATGAGCAGACTTAACAGGAAATGCTGGTGCCTTCGGTTCTTCTTTTTCCAGCCAGCTCAAGATATCTACATCATCTAACACTTCCATGCCCTAACTCCTAAAGGTTTAACTTGTCTAATGTTTCAGTGATCTCAGTAAGTAGAGTCTGAAGATCTGTTTGTAGCTCTACCAGAGTAGCACGAGCATCAACTACATTGTCAACCCCAAAACTGGCATAAAGTTCGGCTAGCGCTTCTGCTTCAGCTTTTTCAGCGTTTTCCCTGACTGCCTCTGCACGAGCCTTAGCCATTCTGGCAGCATCGAGTCTTGATTTAATTTCAGCAATCTGGGCATCGATACTGCTCATACAAATCTCTTTACTGTCGAAGTACTTTTACATTTATTACAGTAGGTAACTCCCACCGAAGACATATATTGGCTACCATTATCTACTACCTTGACATGGCCACAAGACAACACAGCCATCAATTTCTTTTCTGGTTTCATTTAAATAGCTTCCTTTGAAATTTACTACAGGCATGTTGAACTTCACACCATGAGCATCCAACGTTATCAGATTTTGGGGCATGATCGCCAGCCCATTGTGACTGCATCATGGCTGAAATCCTAGCCCACATTTCAGCACGATCGTCGTTGGTAAAATAAAATTCTTTAACCTGCTCGTCACAGATAGGTTGGATAAATCCACATTTATTTGGAGGTTCACCAAACATACTAATGATTACTAGATCATAGAAGATTAATTGCCCTAGACTTTTTTTCCAATAATCGTTGTCTGCTGTAGTCTTGAGATCCCACACAATGAACTTACCATTGTTGTCTCGGACCAGCAAATCAAATTCACCACGAAGCACAATTTCATCAAGTTCGCCAGTTGGTCGTTTGATCTTGACAACTTCATAGAATCTTTTCCCCGGCTCATAATCAAAAGGCAATACTCGTGCCTCTAAAATAGGCTGAAGCAGTAAAGCTGCGCCGGTACATACAGTATGAATTTTCTTCTTATCGTTTTTGTTTCGCCATTTGATAGTATCCTTTTCTTGGGCACTCACAATAGCCTTTTCGAAATGCTCATCTACTAGATCCACCATGTTACCCACAGGATTATCTAGCCAAGCCTTCTGTACTGAGTCTACGACTGTACCAGCCAAGAAATTACGTACATCTTTGCCAGGAGCAGATAAGCCTTGAGTAATAAGATAATGCTTTTGCTTACACAGTTCGAAACGTTGTAGGCTACTCCAAGAAACTTTGAAACGTTCATCTTTTTCAGTCATATTTATCCTTCGATAGTTGATCTCTCTATTATACCTCAACTATCTTAGCAGCTCAAGACTGGTTTTTGCAGTAAACTTATCCCAGTATTTGTCTAAAGCGTTCTTCAGTAGCTTTAGGGTCTTTCATCGCACAAGAAAAACAAATCATAGTTTTTCCAGGTGGCCCGTATGGTCTAAGTTCTTCAATTTCACCGCAATCATCACACTGTTGAGATTTCTCAGTATATGCGACAAATACATCATTGATTTTATCAGACATTAGTAAGTAATTCCTCTACAATTCTTTCAAAATCTTTGCCTAGCTTAAGTACCCTAATCTTGTCCATAACAGATTCAACGGTAGTCACTTCAATTCTTGACTGTCCTACCGAAGCAAGAAATTCGTCAAGTTTTAATTGTGTAGTTTTTACTTCTTCGATTTCTTTAATTCTAAAGACTTCAGAAGCCGGTTTAGCTTTAAGTTCAACAAATTCAAACGATCCTGTAATACTGTCCCATATGGTGACTCCCACAGGTCTCGTAAGATTCGATTCCGTAAGACTACCTCTCGACAAGGCACCGAAATTGCAGAATCTAACACCGTTGACAACGTACTGACCATGCCAATCATGAATGTGACCATAGACAACTTGGACATTAGCTTTCCCATCTGGATTGACTAGTCTAGCAAATTTTTCAGTAGAGTAGTGCTCATACGCAGGATTAGCCCCTGGTGGAAAGAAAGGTGCATGAGTAACAATAAGCTGAGGAGTATCACTAGGTTTAAAATGTTTTAGTGCTTCTTTTACAGCTTGATCTGCTACTGACGGTTCAGCATCCCAATACATCTGCCAAGGAATGCCATACACAGGTGGTTTGCCTGACAAGTATCTATCTGCAATAAATACTCTTCCACTTGAATACATTACACCTAATGGTTGGCCTTCATGCAAGGATTCCAGCCTATCGTTAAGTAGATCATGATTTCCTGGTACGATCCATACAGGCACATAACAATCAGCAGCCCACCTAATAGCACGTTGCACCAAGGCATGAGAATTTCTTCCGGGGGTTTTAATATGAAAGAAATCTCCAAGTTGAATAATAGCTGAACATTTACGATCTGCTGCTAGTTCATTAGCCTGGTACAGCAAATCAAACAAATCATCTGTGTAACTGGAAGTACAGCTCGCCGGATGACTATTTTCGTTTGTCAGATGTACATCATTGATGATTAAGTATTTACTCAAGTTCCGTCAACTTCCTAACTGCTTGATCAATCTCATCTTCAATCATTACCGCATGAGTCAAAATAACCTCAGCAAAATCAATAGCTACATCTGATGGAATGCTGAATTCAATACTGTCATTAGTATTATCAGCATTGGATATGGTAATCTTTACTTTTCCATCTCGTGTCTCTACTAGAACAATGCTATTACTCCACTGCTTTTGCATACTTTTCCTTAAGCTCTTTTACCTTCTCAGGGCTCATCGACGCAGCTACATTACCAATATATGTAGGTGTAGGCTTTGACTTGATCTTATATTCAAATCTACGAATAGCTGTATGGATAGACATGCGAGCCTCCATCAATCCACTGGATTGATCCAATTCGTCTTCTTCAATTGCTCCTGCAAGCTGTAATTCTTTATATGCAGCTTGAAGTAATTCTTTTGCGCGAGAGAAGTGGTCATTGGCCTGGCGTAATTCAGCTTCTACCGCTTTACGCAACTCAGGGTCATTTCTCTGCTGGTCATTATATTTTTTGTAAAATGTCATAATACTATATAGTCCTTAGAATTTTTCCTATCTCAACAATTGCATCCTCTGGCAAACCAGAAGTTTTAAGTTCCACTGCTTTAGCTAACCAATGTTTGTGTGCCCAATTTTCCCAATCATTTTCAAAGAACCAAGTGCAATTATCATCATGACCTAGCCTACAAAATTCTGAATGTAAGCGTTCAGCGAATAATTTAACTTGATTTTGATATTTTGGCTGCTGACGTTGATAATCTGCCCAACCTGTGGGGTCTGGGAAATAGTTTTTCATGATGTGATCCTATCACACAACACAAGAAGGGACCAGCCTCTCGACCGATCCCTTTTGAAACTTACCTTAGCATATCGACAATTTGCTTCGCCCAAAGCTGGGCATGTCGATCTCTATCAAATTGAGGACGTAAATCCCAATCACGCATTTCGTATTCAAATTCTTTCAAATCAAAGAATCTGTGTACGTGAGCACAAAAATACCATTCATCCTTCATAACATCTAAGGATCTACGTCCTCTGATATCTATCGCCATAGCGTCTGAGTCCATAACGAAAACATGAGCCATGTAATCAGGACTGCCCGCAGGATTATCGCTAATCATTGCAATAGTCCATCCTGTCAGTTTATGAATCTCATAAGCTAGAGCTGGGCATTGCCCCTCAGTAAAATAGGCAATAACATCTTCATCATCTGTAAAGGTTAATGTATCCATTCACCAATATAGTCCAGTATAGTGACCGAATGCCCAAATACAGGCCAGCAACCAAAGACCCCAGAAAATTATAAATCCTAGAACTACAAAAGGTTTTAGATTATCTAATTTTTCTAACCTACCTACTACCTCTAAATGAGTCTTTTCACTTTCCGTTAACTCACTCCATGGCTTACTTATTCTCATTGTTCACCTCGACAGAAATTCATCGATCTGGTCAAGATGCTCGGGACGTAAACCACGGTTAGGTTTGGGGGCTATCAACAGTTGTCTGCTGTTGCTTTTCCAAGCATAGGGGATAGCTTCATCATCTGTCCAGATCAACTTATTACCAGAAGCCAAGACCTTCTCGGCCGCTGCAACCTTGTCATCGTTGTACATGCGCGTAGACCAGGCTGAGCGCAACGCTGGCAATTTAAATAATTTCTCTAGTTGGTCAGTATACCCACACCAGGAAGTCGCCCATAAAACCTCTACGTGCGGCAAACTGTGGACCTTCCTGACCCGCTCCATCAGCTGTGGTGCCCAACGCATCTTCCAAGATGTTCCTAGGTAGTACGCTGTCCCCGAATGAGGCGCGGCTGACCAACCGGATTTGTTTGCGTTTAACACACCATCAACATCAAGGAGCCATGTAAATTCATGCATAAAATAGCTCCTTTCACTTTAAGTGATATGATCTGTGTAAAGCATAAAAGAGGGCCTATAGTCGGTTACGGTGTAATACCACTTGCCATTACGTGATGATTGAAAACCCCACACATAATGCCTTACACCAAAATACTTAGCTTTCTCGTATGCAAGAATCATAGCTGCTCGATGACTCATACTGATTCCCTAATCAAGCTAGATAGAAAAATCCCGGGCAGTCTCGGAAGACGCCCGGGAACAAATTACTTACACCTGTGATTTCCGTTGTGTGGCGTACCACACTTTAAACATACATACTCATATTTTACCATAAGGGTGTCTGGTGGGAATTGAACCCGACGCTCTTCGGTGCCACAAACCGACGCTTTAACCATTAAGCTACAGACACAACTAAGAGAAATGGTGAAAGGCTGCCTCTATTAAATAGAACCCTTTCCTGTGAGCGATACCATTTCTAAGTCGGGAATAAGGGACTCGAACCCTTCGCCTGCTGTCCCCAAAACAGCCCGTCTACCCCATGACCTAATTCCCGATAACACAAGGTGTGCTTACCATTACACTAAATAGGTAACCCTCAAAGCCCTGCATCCGTACTCACCGGATCTTCCTTGTGCTTTAATCTTACATCAGCATCTTAATCCTGTCAAGACAAGACTGCTGATAATTTTGAAGCAATGTAATTGTCTCGCTGATCGGCATCCATCTCGGATTCTGCCGGGAAATCAGTTTGACTAACAAATTTGTTGTTGTAATAGATGGTTAATCGCTTGCCAATTACATTGCTGTTCTCATCAAGCATAGGCTCAAATGTAGAAGTAATCATCTCAATCCTCCCATAAACGACTTATAGGAGTAAATCGGCTATCCTAGCATACCCAGAACCATCTTGCTTTATAGGCCTTTAGCTTATTTTAAAGTGGCCTCCAACATGAGCACTCACAAAGGTGCATCTTTTTTGCACAATCATAGTGCTTTCCTACAGAACATGGCCAGCATTCCTTTTTAGGCTTAGGTAATTTAAAACTCATGGAGCAATACCTGTGTCCCACTCGCATTGAGGATTTCCATCATCATCGCGGTCTTCATAATTCTCAAGCCAAGTTTCATAATGCTTGCCTGTCAGAATGCGAACTATTTGATCCAATATCCATTGCTTGTGGTGACTACCGTCAATTCCACCATAATTCTCGATTAGGTCTAGTGTGCGCTCAATCTTACCTTCATCATCTGCCATGCGTAACGTACAGGAATTGAACCTGTTCCTGATACTCGCTCCTATTTCGCTTACTAGGTCCAGGATAGGACTCTTCGGGTACTCTGTCGGCTTTCTCTGTGCTACCGTACACCACGTCACTCACTAAGTTGATCAGACCTAGTGCAGCTAAAGGGTAGCTAATCCTTAAGCGTGGACATCAGTCGTATTGAACGACTCAGGACGTTCCCCGAAGGGAGCCCTGCAAACCTTGGATGCCCTTGGTGCTGGTTTCAGACATATTAGGGAGGTCGTAACCAGCAAACTCCGTCCTCGTTGACTACTACTCTAGCTTAGAGGTTAGTCCTTGTCAAGAAGATAATTTGTGGCATCGTACAGTTGATGCACCTAGTGTTGATCACAATGCCACCGCAGTACCTACAAAACATATTACATACCTGCGCAATTCCTACAGAAGCCCATAGGGCTTAAATCTGCACCACATCGATGACACATATTAGCTGACATCGGATATGGTCTTTTGGATACCCTTAGCTTTTTTGTGGGGAGTATTCTCCTGTTCAGGCAGTGGATACTCTTCAAGTTCATTAACATAATGAAATGTCTCCGTGGCTATCCCAAATTTATCGGCCGCATCCCTACAACCTGTAGCACCGCTAGATCTGTCTTTAATAAAGGCTAGACATGCATCGGCATTTGATTTTTGAACCATTTGTAGATTACGAACTGGCCCAGCTCGCTTGCCATATTTTTTCCAGTCTGCCTGATAAACAATCACTTTACACTTCAGTGTATTTCTAGCAAAAATATCAGCTAGCCTATCTGCCCCTCTAGGGCAACCACCATGGACTACAGTTAGCCACTCTGACATAGGAATTTTACTGTATTCTGGGTTTTCCTGTAACCATTCGGCAATTGCTTGAATGATTCTATGCTTGATGCTTTCGAAATTGTCCCAGTCCCTTGAACCAGTAATAAGAATGACGAATTTTTTTCTCAAGGGCACCTCGGGCATTTAAAATAACTCAACTTTAGACAGTCAGGGCATGTAGGTTTCTTGCAAGCAGGGCAAGGATCATCAATGCCACCATCAGTGTTTATCCATGCCACATTACATCTATTAACCTTGTATGCCCCACACAAAGTAATATGCGGATGACAACATAGTAGATGGCAATATTTAATTTCATCGTTTGCCTGTAGCTCCTCTACAGGTCTTTCCTGTAAAGTTATCATGTAGTCCCAGAGAGAATTGAACTCTCTTCCTGAGGGTGAAAACCTCAGATCCTAACCAATAGACGATGGGACCAGGCTGATAGTCAAATTGCTTTTATCCTCGCGGACTATCATTCACGAGTACTTCACCCGGCTTCGTGTTCTAGTCTAGCTCAATCTTACTAGATTGTCAAGCTCAGTCAAAACTTCCAGAAGAACTACTTGTGTCAGAAGAACTGCTTGAAGATGAGCTGCTGCCATAGTCAGATCCACCAGAGCTATAACCTGTTGAAGGAGAAGATGGTGTATCTGAACTAGGAGTATATCCTGAGTAATTTGATGTAGTTGGTGCTGTATAATTGTCAGTACTTGGAGTGTAATAGTCTGTAGTAGGCTCTACAGCCCAAGAGCTATCTACCTCAGGAACTTCTACTGCACCAAAACTTGAATCCTCTCGATCGTACCGATGTTTCGCGGCGCTAGGCTTTGAATTTACAGACTTTGGATATGCGTATGTAGCAGAATAAGTATGCGGCGCATTATCTGTTAGATTACGCCTTGTTTCTAAGTCTGCACGTACTTGCTCACGAATAGCTGTTTGGACACTTACCGGCTTTGACTTCTGGCTACGACGCTGAAGGAAATAGCCTACAACAAATAGCACTACAGCAATAACTAGAATTAGCAGAAAAATCTTGAACAAAGCTGTTCCAATCTTAGTAGATATGAGTAACGTCCTGTTGCTGGAACCTATACTAGCATTACAGCAACAGGACGTTAAGGTAATTTCAGATTCGACCTGCTGAGAAGTCAGCGATCACTGACGGAGCGTTGGTGTCGAAACCTGCAACATTCAGGGTGCCGTTCACATCGTTAGGGTCGCCTACAGTAAACGGAGTAGCTGCCGCACCTACAACTACCAGCTTGGCGTCAATACCCATCTTCTGACGATAATCCTTCAATGCACGCTCAGGCTTAATACGTCCAGCCCAAGTTTCGTTGTCGGTGTAAATCTGGAAGGTGTCAACTTCAATCTTGTTCTGCAATGCCCAAACCATAGGCTGAGCAATATCAGTACCACCAAATGCCTGACCCTGCAACTTGCGGTTAACAGTAGCCAGATCCATCTTAGCAGTAATACCAAGATCACGGAAGGAAGTTGAGAAGCCCATGATCTGATACCAAGGCTCAACACGAGCAGTAACCATAGCCATAGCAGCAGTCACCTGTGCACAGCTTAGATCAATACCCAGTGCCGCAGAACCCATAGAACCAGAAACATCCAGAGCAAGCAAGGTTCGCTTGTTAGCAGGAGTAATGGACTTGAATGCAGCGTGGAATCCAGCATCCAAAGCATCAGCAATTACAGGATTAGTTACCCAGTCCTTCTTACGAGTAATTGCATACCAACCATAAGACTCATTACGCTGCATCTGGCCCTCAGTATGAGTAACCAGAGCTAGAAGATACTGGATTGGGTGAAGACGAGTCTTCGCAATCATGTCAGAATCAACTAGAGCATTAGCAACTGCACGGGTAAACACCATATCGTTGAATGCGCCAATACGAGAAAGGCGAGTAATCTGACGAACAAGTGCCTGACCCTTAAGCTGACCGTTAGCGAAAAGCTGCTTCCAAACCTCAGGCTCCTTAAGGAACTGAGTAGGAATAGTCTCCCAAGGAAGGTTAGTGAAACGCCCCAGAATATCGATAGCCTCAACAGAAGAAGAAGCAAGCTGCATCTTCTGAAAACCATCGATAATGTCAGAATCGCCGTCTAGATCAATAAAGACAGGCTTACCAAGGATAAAATTACCTACACGTTGATCAACGCCAGTAGGGTGAGACAGGCGCATAAGGTCACGCATAGTCCAACCATCACGCTGACGGTATTTAACAGCCTGGTACGCAAGCTGGTCAGCAGTCTTAGACTCAAACCACTTAGAGATTGCACGACGCTTTGCACGACCCCAACCTCCAAGACCTTCGATGAAGGCAGCAAGCTGGTAAACGTGAGTAGCGATACGAGCAACCCTAGGAGCAGCCTCAACTACGGCCTGCTTAATACCCTGAACAGCCTCAGGCTCAGAAAGCATAAGAGCTAGGACGAAAATAGCAGCCTCGTTACGGTAGGCACGCCCCTTGTCGGACACGTCAATAACAGTAGCGAGAACAGTCTTAGGGTCCTTAGCGATCATCTTACGGATGAAGTCGACGTTCTGCTTAGTAAGATCCTTCTCACCCACGTAGTAGGTGCCCTTATCGGTACCAAGAATAAGGAAACGCTCAAGGCGCTGAATGTCAGATACTTCGAAAACGTAACCACCAGCGTTGTTCTTCACCTCATCGGAACGAGACTTCTCACGCTGAGTAGGTACAGCAGTAGAAAAATTCTTTAGTGCAGACATTTGGCTTCTAGCCTTTCTGTTAGAACGAATATGTATGGATGATTGGGGTGCCCTACCATTTTGGGCGTCTGGTTGATCTGCGTACAGCCTACCAGACAGGGATCGAACCTGCAAGATAACCAATCAAGATCGACTCGTTCAGAGTCAAGTGTTTCTGACAGGGTATGAACCTGCACATTTGTACTTCTTCAAAGATACTCCCCATAGCTAAGCTATAAGTTTCACTTCCGTACAAACCACCGAGGTTTCTCGGCTGCTATACTTTGCATACAGAAACAAGTGCGGCGAAAAAAGGATTCGAACCTCTTCAGTGAGATGAGCTTAGCACGTCTAGTCCATGTTCGTCAACATGCTAAAAACGTGCAGCCTATGACACTCATCCTAGTCTCATAAACCAAAGCCGCAAGTAATTGATGAATATGGGAGCGTAAACGAATAATATACAGACGCTCTGCCATTGAGCTATACCCCGTTCATCTATATAGCGTTGTTTGCGCTAGTCGGGGCAGGAGGATTCGAACACTCCAACATTCTGTTTCCTCAGATAATCGTATTACTTCGACTCATCAAAGTGTCCCCGGTTGGATTCGAACCAAACTTACACTACCAGGCGCTAACTGGCAAGGGACTATAATTTTACTTTCTAGGCTTAGGCCAGCGATCAATTACTACCCTAAGATTTTCACATTCCTTCATTGCAGCATCAAAAGCTTTAGTATCTTTAGCTTCTCTCGCTTTTGCTAACTTTTCTCGTGCTTGCTGTAAAGCCTCTTGAGCTTCTCGTTTACTAGAATAGCTAGCCAAGGTTACCTCTCAGAATAGATTAGCTACAGTTTGAGCGTTGTTAACTTCCTTCTGAAGTTGTGCAATAGTAGCTGCGTCAGCCTTGTTCTTTTTAGCTGCTTTTAGTGCAGCCTTAGCCTCTGCAAGTTTCTGAAATGCTTCGTGGCTGCTTGTAATCTTAGCCAATTTAAATCTCCACAAGATTAGTAATTAATTAATAGAAGTGAACATGTAAGTGAAAAACGGGTTTTTAAGTGCTGCCATTACACCACCCGCCCATGAAATGGACGAGCTGGGATTCGAACCCAGACCTTTCCTTTATAAGAGAAGATAACCGTTATTCGTTCGGCTCACTAAGATCTCCTGGCAGGACTCGAACCTGCATGAGGGGTGGCACTAATCCTCGCCAACGTCTACCAATTCCGCCACAGGAGAAAATTACTTCGAATATGTGTTGATGATGGTTATTTTTATTTTCAGTAAGATAAACCAACATCTCCGACTCGAATTGTGTTTCTGGCAGGAATCGAACCTGCTACCTTCGCTGTATATATTACGCTGCTCAATCCAATGAGCTACAGAAACATATAATCAGGATATAATTTAGACATCGGAAAGCCCAGACAACGCTGAGCGAATTCACCATTTGAAAGATAACCGATGATCCTTCGACCCTGAAACTTGAAGTTGAACATGTGTTTGAGATCAAACTATGCCACTATGGGCAATTAATTTTGGAGTAATTATCTGATAATCGATCTCATTCGGCTCAACTTGTACTCCGTACCGGATTTGAACCGGTGCTCTTCTGATTGAGAATCAGATGTCTTAGACCAGACTAGACGAACGGAGCATGTCTGTAAGCACTAGCTGCTTACAGGTATTACCTTACACTACCTTCAGGCTGTTGTCAACCGCATCATAAAAAGATCGACTATCTCCGTACAGATATGCATCAACAATTCGAGGCACAGTAAAAAAAGTATTGGCAGGAAGGGCATTCATATTAAACCAACGCCATTCTTCACACTTATCAGGTTCCATTACCTTAGGGTTGCCTGAAAGCCATATGCATACCATGCCAATATCAACATAATGCTTAGGCATGTATTCAGTCAGATTAATAGTGGAAATAGGGATAGGCCGAGTAGTCTTTACCTGAGAGCCAATTTCTTCTGCCATCTCACGGTAAGCTGTATCAGCAAACGACTCACCATACTCAAGTGTTCCTCCTGGAAGACCCCATTGCCCTGCACCATGAGAACCCTTACGCTTACCTAGCAGGATAAGCTCCGGCATTCTTACTACAAGAACACCAATACCTACCTTGGTAATATTAGACATCAAACTCTCCGGCCTTTACACCTTTAATAAATTCACGCCATTCGCGTTTATCAAAGCATACATAGTCTCCGTCAGAATCTCTGACAAAAACAACATCAGCTTCTATCAGAACTTCTACACAGCAATCATTACCACAAAAAGAGGATTTCTTATGCTCAGGCATTATTTTTCTTTTCGAAAGATATTCTTAGGGCGATCTTGCCCTTTCTTAGTGCCACAATTCCAGCACTTTTTCTCTTCTTCTCGTACCTCAGTATGGCAATATTTACATCGCCAGTGATTAAACGTATTCACGTACCATCAGCTCCACAAAGGTTACAAGTTAATTGGGTACCGTTAGAATTCCAGGTATTCAGTTTATGCTCGCACATTACAGTCCAATAAGCACAAGCATCACATTCTTCAACCTGGATTGAACCCAGCCAGTTCTCCATATAAAAAACGGAGGCTGAAAAACCTCCGTGCTCATCATGTTCCTTCAGATAGGACATTTACTTAATACCTAGTTCCTTCAGAATAAGGTCATGCTCTACTGCATGGAATACATGCTCAGGAATCTTAACTCGATAGACCATCTTTTCGAATTCGTAGCTAATACTCATCTCTAATTCTTGATGCATACCATCGCTATCGAGAAAAGCATTAGCTGCTTGGAGACGCTTAGTAATTTCGGGCAAAGCTTCAGAACGAACTTTTACCCATCGACCCTTATAAGTTCTGTCAAAAATGCCGAAGCCATTAGTGAATAACCCTATAACTAGGATAATTCCTAAGACTACTATTAGGGTTTCTAACCAATCAGACATGTACTCACGGTGGGATTCGAACCCACAATCCTTTCGGCGCAGCATTTTAAGTGCTGAGTGTATACCAGTTCCACCACGCGAGCATTGGTTTTGTAATCAGGAATAGTATCAGCATACGTTCTGACGTTTACCTGAACCAGACCTATCAACAAAGGCCCGTTCTAACATTAAACTATTACAAAAGTAGCGTCGGAGAGATTCGAACTCATCACTGTCAGGTTCCTAAGACCTGTGCCTCCTACCAATTGGGCTACGACGCCATTGTTCATTTATATAGATTACGCATCTCGGCAACTTGTGCTGAGGTCTTCGCAACTGCTGCACTTAAGTCTGCCATACTAGAAGCTAGCTTGTCAACACTTGTCTGCAACTTAGCTAAGGCAACTTTAGTGTCATCCACATAAGGCCATGGCTGCTGCACACCTAGTCTAGCATCTGGAAGGTACTGCTCGTAAGGTGCTGGTTTATCTGGTGCAGGCTTTTCAAAGACCATCCAAGACTTAAATGTTCTTCCTGCACCCTTAAAGATATCATAAGCTATCTTAACATTAACTTCAGGATCACGCCATCTACCACCGTTAGCCTGAATCTTAGGATACTGCCAACGACCTGACAACTGAAAGATACCGTGATCTCTGTTTCCTACAGAACCAGGATCACTAGTTAACGGTGCAGTAGTACGAGAAATAGATTCAGTATCCGCAGATGACTCAGCTAACGCCACAGCAACGGCTACTACTGCCTCAGAATCATTAGTTCCGGGAACAATAGTAGTTTTACTAAAGCCTGCTTTAATGCATAGATCCGCAACTTCATGTGGTGATAGCTTCATGTCAAGTCCTAATTCTTATCAGCATTCTTTAGTTGCTCAGAATACATCTCTCTACGACGGATAGCTTCTTTACTAAACATCGGCGGCTCAACCTTTGTAGCTTTACGTCTAATGTCTGCCATTTCTTTATCTGAAATGGTATTAGGAATTTTATTCTTTTTCAAGACGATTTCCTTTTGTCAGATTTATTGGATCTTTTGACAGGATTTCTTCTTGCTTTATCTCCGTTAGCATCTACTCGAATAATCTTAATCTTACCGTCTGATTGCTTTTCGGGGTACTGTGCCAAGATAAAAACACCTCATAAATTAGCTTTTCTTGCACTTAGGGCAATATTTTTCCATGATTCTACTATACCATAAGTTTGGAGACCTTGCACGGATGGAAGGACTCGAACCCTCGACAACGCAGGTTTGGAAGCTGCTGCTCTAGCCGCTGAGCTACACCCGTATAAAATTTTAATTCAGAAGAAAGGTCCGTGTACCGACCTTAACGCCACCCATTGCTACACTTGGTGACTACTTCCTAAGTAGAGAGAAGACCAACTCTTCTATGCGCATCGCAGGACTCGACCTGCACTCTCTAATTTGTAGCGGAAGCCGGATTTGAACCGACGATCTCAACCTCATGAGGGTTGCGAGGACGACCGAACTCCTCTACTCCGCAAGTGCCGAGTACTAGAATTGAACTAGTGTTTCAGGGTTATGAATCCTGTGTTCTAACCATTGAACTAACCCGGCTTGTTACCTACTACCTTACCATGTTGCTCAGCCCTTGTCAACAGGTTTCTTGTTTGATTTAGTTAGATAATTGATAATGTATACTTTGCTGTCCGTAACAGGTTTACGTAGAATTCTGCCTTTAAGTTGCTCAGTATTCATAGCACTTATCTTTTTTCCTGTTTCGACGATATTTCCTGCGATTTTCATGCTTTGATGCTGCACTAGAACGACGAAGCTCAAGGAGCTGACGCTGTTCCTCAGCAGTGTATTTACGCTTGTAGTTCATCATCAGCTCCTTTCTCATGCTGTCTACACTAGCGGATCAGGTTCTGGCTGTCAACCCACTGTACAACGGTTTTTCCTTGGTGTCCATGGATATCAATAACGTCTTGAATATTCTTATAGAAGCATAAAGATGTTTTAGAGCCTATCCAACGCATAGCACAACTGCCATCACTAAACTGTACACCTTCAGTAACAATACCTGTTCCTGAAATTCCAGTTTCATCTTCTATTCGATTAAGGTAGAATCGTCGCAAGATTTGTCTTCTCTCCTCAAAGAATATTTTCTAAAGATTTCATCTAATTCACCAAGAAGATCATTTACACGTTCTTGGTCTTTAGAGTCTAATTCTTCCCAATCTAGATAATCATTGTTCGTCATCGCTAGACCTCATAACTACTATCATCCATTCACCTGGACCTATTTTAAGATCTGAAGCTTCTCTTTCAGATAAATAACGACCTTGGTATGAATAGTTAGTAGCTTCAGCCATACGCATAACCATTTCAGCGTTGCTTGCTGAAATTATAGAATGTACTTCTAATACACCGTCAGTTAGGCACGCCCAAATTTCCCCGCACTCAAAACCACGTTGAAATTCATTATCAACAGTATCAAATTCTAAAAGAAAATCTGAGGAATCGGCATCTGCGCGGATTCCTCTTCTCTCAGAATTACTTTCTGATCTCATGGTGCCTAACACCTTTCTTATGCATGAATCTCCTGGTTACATGTCGGACACCTACCAGCTTTGGTCAATGTGTCATGTAGTTCATTCTCGGCTAGCAGTATACCAGATCGAACGGATTCAATGCTAGTGTCTTGCTCAACTATCGTTCGCTGAGCCTGAGCAAGTCGTTTCAAAATATTTTTAAACTTATTAAATTTAATGTAAGCTTTTTCCAGCTCTGCTATGTCAGGGAGGGCTGGAATATTTCTTACTGCCTCAAGGGCCTCTGATGCCTTCTTAGCCTTACCTATGAGGTTAGCAAGAAGGTCCATACGCGCCTGGGTAGTTGTTGCTTGGGCAAGTAAAGCTTCTACTTGAGTTATTGATTTAGCTTGTTGCATAACATTAGCATAATCACCAAGTTGAAGTAAAAGCTTATCTTGATCCTTTTTACGGATATTGACCAAGCCTGATGCATTCTTCGCTCGCCTACTAGCTTCTTTAACTGCATTGAAAATAGTAGACACATTAGTTAGTTCACCAAGTACACGAGCAACAGAACTAGAACCTTCTTTAAGCAAATAAGGAGCATCGAATTGCCCGGCAAAATTAATTGATGCTACTTCTTGCGTGCCTGGCGAGATACCCAAAGCTTCTGTAACTTCGGAAGGTACTTGACGATTAAGCTTAGTAAAGCGGGATTCTTCGCTACCAGACTTAGCAACTTTGTAAACACTACTACCACCTATTTCTCTCTCTATAGTTACTGATGTTTCACTAGTTTTAACAGTAATCGCTGATACTTTAGTTCCTCTAGTAATGTAATCGGAGTCTAGGCTATTCATAGCAATAGCTTTCATAGCTCTAGTAAGTGCCGATTTTCCACTAGAAGACGCACCTACGATTACTGTCAGCTTTCCAAATTCCAATTCTACATCACGTAGACTTTGGAAGTTTTTAATTCTGATGGACTCGATCAACAATAATCCTTAACATCAGAAGGATCAACGAAAATTACCTCAGCCTCAGGATCTTCGTCCCTTACCTTAGCTAGTTTAACAGGGTAATCAATAGTCTTCAACCACTTACCCAATCTGTGCTGCACAGTAAAACCTGCTATGATATTATCCGAAGTGTCTAGCACTATCCATAATGATGTGGCTCTAGCCATGTTGTTCTCCCATATAAGTATTATTACCTATCTGCCGGATTGAGCCCATCTATTAGTGTACAGGTTGGCTTGCAATACTCCTTTTCTCCAACTTTGCACACAGGACACTTACCTTTATTCGGCCTTAGCTTATACCCATTGATTTCTTTTAATGGCTTTCTAAATGGATTCTTTATTAGCGTCTTTCTATTTTGCAATCAGGGCAAACATACATGTCACTAGAATTTCCACTTTTGTGCTTGGCGCAAGCTACTAATATTTTTACAGTCAAGACATCTCCCTAAACAAACATAGCCACCTGAATATTCAGGTGGCTATTCTCAAAGTTCTGCTTTCCACGTCCTACGTCTGGCAATTTGCTTATCTTTAGGCATTTCAGTCTCCCTAGATAGGTCTGCCACAAGCTAGACAAATAAGGTTTCCTCGCTTATCCATCATAACTGTCCTACCGTGGTCTTTGCAAGCATCATGCTTACCCATGCCTAGACCTCGATAAACCCTGTACCTTTACAGCCTTTACAAGAACCTTTAGCTGTTTGCCCGTTATTACAGCCCGCACAACGCAACTTATTGCCTTTTTGCATTCGCTTCTTTAAAGGATACCTGTTATCTCGCGGTGCGACCTCGTGTGGGGGTGTATTACCCTCTTTATAGCGAGCCATTAGGATTTATCTCCCTTATGGGAACCCTTATCACGGGAATGGTCTGGCTTACTGCCACCACCAGTAGTTCCTCTACGACTAGTGTTAGTTCCTTTAGTCCAACGCCTTTCCACTTTCTGGGCATATTCCTCAAGCTGATCGGCAGACAGGTTCTTCTTATCGTCATCCTTTTTAGTCATGCACCCCTGACAGGATTCGAACCTGCGATTTACAGTTTAGAAGACTGTTGAGTTATCCGCTACTCTACAGGGGCATTAAATTAGTTTTGAGTTTAAAGCGACCAAAACTATAAACAAACTTCGTGCATCGAGCGGGTTCGAACCGTATCTCTGGGTATGACCCCAGCGCATTTCCCTAATGCTACTCGATACTAACATGGTGCCAGCCATGCTTTTACCATTACGAAAGACCCGGCTGCTACCGCATACCACACTTAATGCTGGCACACTAAGCTGATCACGTTCGTACTCTCGGATTCCGTTTCTTAGCGTACGAAAGTCACCCGAGTATAACCAAACTGTACGCCGAGAGAATTACGATATCTCGTCCCGCGAGTTAAAAGCTCGCTGCTCTGCCTCTGAGCTACCGGCGCTAGTCTTACAGAATACTACCAAGAACGTCTACATTTTGCTGAAAGTACGCCATAAGGGACTCGAACCCTTGACCCACCGATTAAGAGTCGGTTGTCTCTGCCGCTGAGCTAATGGCGCTTGGTGAGATATTTGTTAGCCTCTCACTGGCATCAGCCTCACCCATTTTACATCACGGAGGACATGATGTCTAGCTACTAGAAAGTTGACATGACATACCTGCACCAGCTAGGAATCGAACCCAGTATGCCACTGAACAGGTTTGCAACCCTGTTTTGTAGGGGCAGGGAATTTCGAAATCCCGACCTGCGGTATGTAACACCGCTGCTCTGCCTCTGAGCTACGCCCCCAAGCTACGTTTGAATTTATACCATCCAAACTGTTTTGCCGTTCTTCTTTTATGGCAGTTAGCACATCGTACCACACACTTCTCAATTTCTGCAAGTACTCGATCCCATTTAATTCCGTTTCTTACAGATTTACCTATATCAAAACTTTTTTCTTCTGGAATTAGAAGGCTAGAACCGACTAAGGAAACTAGCCTTGATTGGCTTGCTGATAAAGCTTTACTAGCTGAACCTTCATTATGGGGTACTTTATCTGACAGTTTAGGGTATTGTATGAACTACCAGTTAACACAAACTAAGTCTAATGGTACATCCTTAGATTTTATGTGTGCTTGAACCTGGCAGGATCTAACTATAACTTAGGACTGCTTCCCCTGTCAAGCCAGGCTCGGCTGCCACTATTACTGCATATCGTTAAGCCTGTGCTAGGTCATTCGCCTACTTGCAGCATTGAGCTTATAGTTATCATACGTGCTTTGTCAACAGCCTTACTGTATACGCGCGCCGTTCGACGTAGTTTATTACATTGTGGAATGTGATATACTTGCGTGGAGAAATAGGGAGTTGAACCCTATCTTGAACTTTGCAAAAGTCCCGTGCAACCCTTAACACTTTATCCCCATAGTAAGCGCAAGTGCGTCCAGTTTGCCCGGTCCTCGCGCTTACATCTACTACTTTACATCGTCTTGGCTAGCTTGTCAACCCTCTAGACTCATAGAATTTGCCAGAAGGATGTAGCCCTTTGCTGCTTCAGCCAATGCTTGAAGTCGATTCGCTTGAGCTTCACTCAAGTTGTAGCCCTGCGAGTCTTTTACCTTCTTCAGGCATTCCTCTGCTGACCTGAGTGCTTCATTTCGTGTCATGCACCTAGCCTACAGGACTCTGACAGGATCGTCAAGGCTACGTATCTGTTATTTCTTAAATCTTCCTCGGCCTATAGCTCGTTGACTAATCAAATCAAGTAACTGCTCACGAATATCCATATTACGATTAAGAATTTTACGAGTATTAGCGATAGTAGTCTGACAGTTTGCTATGGCCGTCTCGACATCTAATAACTCTTCAGACAACTCTTTATCTGACCAATCACCGTAATCTGGTTGTTCAGTAAGCATTTATCTATTCCTTTTCATTTGGGTAAACATCATAGATCTTAAAATTATCAAAGGATCGGCTTATAGTTGGCCCAGCCTGGTACTGATAGTGCGATCCAGCTGCTCTTGAACCATACAACAAAGTAGTCGGCTCTGGTAAGTGGTAGAAGCCAAGTTGACTAACTTTCATACCTGGCCATAACAACAAAGGCATAGTTCCACTATTACTTAATTCTAAGGTAATTTGCCCTTCAAATCCTGGATCAATAAACCCCGCAGTAGCATGAATAACCAACCCTAGCCTGCCTAAAGAACTTTTACCCTCAAGCTTAGCGGCTATGTTAGCACCTAATGCAATAGTTTCAAAGGTACAACCTAGCACAAATGCTCCTGGCTCTAATACAAATGCAGAACCCTTTGGAACAAATACATCTGTAAAGTAATCAGTTGAGTCTTCTTTAGGATCTACCAACGGCGCGTCCGCAGGGGAATCAAATTGTAACTGTACCTTAAACTCAGGAGAAAGTGTCATATCATAACTGGCAGGCTGAATTAGCTCTTCCCTGAAAGGCTGGATGATAATATTTTGGAATCTAATCTCTTCAAGAATTCCTCTATTAGATACTAGCATGATCTTCTCTCCATTCTAGTTTCACCTTGCCGCTTTCATGGAAAGCAAGATCAAGTATGGTATTATTATATACCTTTACCAGATCAATCTCAATCTTTTTACCTAAAGGTACATATTTTCTTAGCAATGCCGCTGCGACAGCCTCATAGATTCTTACTTTTTCTTCAAGCACATCAAAAGACCTGGATGCTAGGTACTCATCCAGGTCTATAAATTCATTTGACATTACTTACCTTTCTCAAGAAAATAGGAGCCGCATCGACAAACAACTTGCGGATCTTTGCCTACAAGTTATCCTGGAGGTTGGCTCCTATTTGCTAGTATGCCTTATATTCAGCATGTCCAGCACTGACCATTCGATCATTGATGCTAGGAGTTTTAGTAGGGTCTTCTCCCCAAAGCCATAACTCTCCTAAATATCGGCCATACTTTTCTTTTTTATCCTTGGTAGTCATAACATATAGATACTTAAAACTACCATCAGGATTAGTAAGTAATTTCAATAACCATGCCCTGGCATTCTTACCGGCTTGTGTGGGTAGCTCAGGAGCATTAATTCTGTTGAATCTAATATGCATGTCTTGAAGAAGATCACAACCAGCGTCTCGCCTTATTGTGATTGTATCAGCATCATAGACAGTTAAGATTTCAGCAGGGTAATCATACATATTTATCTCCCATCGTATAAGAGATAAATCGGTAATAATTGAGGGTTGCAACTTCCAGTACAGCCGTGCAGCTTTCCCGGTTAACCAGATAGCTTTCTCACCTGTTCGTGGACCTCAATAAGAGCAGATAGGCGGAATCGAACCGCAGACATAAGACGCCTTTTGCAGAGGCGCGGCTATCACCAATAACCTTCTATCTGCACGTAAAGAATAATATTATTCTTTACTAATAGAATTTACTTTTTACCAGTACCTTTACATGCATTACAATCTATAGGAGGAAGACTATTACGTTCAAAAAACCCTCTACCTCTACATGACATACATATTTCTTTTTCTTTTTCCATGAGCCACCAGAGAGAATCGAACTCTCGACCTTTTCCGTACCAAGGAAACACTCTGACCAAACTGAGCTATGGCGGCAAAACTAGTTTTTAGAAGCAGCCATTTCCCTTCCGGGCGGTACTGTGGAGAGACCCTTAGTTTCAAGGCTGAACTAGAAACCTTCCGAGCGGCCAGTGTGGCTCGAACACACTACTCTCTGCTTACGAGGCAGGGGCTTTAACCTGATTAAGCTACAGCCGCAATATTAGTTAGACAATCTTTTTTGTTTTGTGCCGCAAGGCACATGAGTAACTACCTTATTCTTGATTCTCCATCCACGAGTGCCTTTGCAATTGTCGCACACCCTAGGACCATTCTCATCAATGAGTCTTCCTCCGATTGTTGCATTATCTGTATTTGCCATGAGCGGAAGACGGGAATCGAACCCGCGACAAAACGTTGGAAGCGTCTTATGTTACCTCTACACCACATCCGCATTGGTGCAACCGTACAGCCTGCGAGAATCTATTAGGCACGATTCTCATTGTCCTAGTGCCTGTAGGGACCAGCTTATCGGTTGCGTTGAGAAGTTTTCTAAGGCATAAGCCTCGCATCTGAGCGGCCACTCTAGCATTAGCGCCCACCTATTCTCCCAAATCTCCGCGAGCGGCTAACGAGAATCGAACTCGTGCTTAAACCTTGGCAAGGTTTCGTGATACCATTTCACTATAGCCGCAATATTTACTTATAGAAGTTTCTTGTCTATATAACCATTCTTACACTTGCCAGGACAATCTTTTATTTTGCCTGCTTTAACTATAAAGCCCCTACCTCTACATGTCAAGCACATGACCAAGGCCATAAAAGTTAACCTCTTTTTCTAGGAGTATTCTTTACTCTTTTAATAAAGTCTTGTTGATTTTTCTTTGAAGTAGTTGCCAACAACGCAGCCGCATCTTCAAATTTCTTTTCTCTCAGAAGAGAGGCAGCAGTAAGATTAGCTTTTTTATCTAAACTGCTATGCTTTCCCATTGCGCTTAGCCTCCAAGTATTCTGCTTCTGAAAGCTTTGCTTTTGCAAGGTTTCTTATAGAAGGAGTCTTAGCTGCTTTACGTGTAGCTTTATTTAATTTTGTCCAAGGATCTTTTTTCTTAAGCATGCGCGACTGAAGGGATTTGAACCCTCGATCTCTTGATTGACAATCAAGTGCTTTAACCAGGCTAAGCTACAACCGCATAGAATTTTGCTGGAATCGAACCAGCGATGCAGGCTTTGCCCCGCATACCTCTCCAGAGGTGCTGTTATATAGGAATCGAACCTACCACCATAGTGTTACCTATGTCCTCCCCAAGAGGGTCAGCGCGCTCACGACCGGATTCGAACCGGCGACTTCTTCCGTGACAGGGAAGCACTCTTACCGCTGAGTTACGCAAGCATGGAGCTGGGAACAAGGGCCTACCGTCAAATCCCTTGATAAACGGATTCCCAACGCCCGAGCAACAGGATTCGAACCTGCATGTTTCCGTTAACCTTTCAACTGGTTCGTAGCCAGAGGGTATACGCCCGGATGATGTAAGCGAAACCTGCTCAGTAAGGATAATTTTGGTTGTCCTGCTTACATCTACTACTCTACATCAAACTTCTAATCGTGTCAAGCCCTCAATCAAGGTGCGTTTACAGCAACTATTGGAGACACATAATAAAAGGAGTTGAACACATTTAGCGATGAAGAGCTGCTAGGAGGACTGTTAGATACTCCTAGTCTAGACACTTCGTGGAAAACATTATTGGACGGTGATTTTACCACCCACGTACCTGGAGCACCAGGGGGACTAGCAAATACATAGTGCCAAGTATACACAGCAGCAACATAATCATATGTAAACCCGTCTAATAACCTTACGGGAGAATCAAACATAACATTATTATACTGCCCAGGTACGGGAGTAAACTCTTTACTAGCCAGAAGTGAATTATCTTGCTTACGATAAAGCATTACTCGGTGGTTAACTGTAGGTAATCCTGGATTAGGTGTGTTAGTAGGTGCGCGCCATTGAATACCTAAGCAATCTCGCTGGCCGACTCCACCAGTTAAGGCAAACTCCGCACCCATAGCATAATACGTTGAACCATCTACACCGTCAACCCCTGTAGGTTGATAAGGCCAAGTTAATGTTTCTGTTAGAACAGGAGCACTGGCACCAAAATCATCCCAAGCTCCTTCATAACGTACTTTACCTTGGTTACTGGCATTTACCCACGCCCCAGATCGGCGACCTTTAATTACACTCATGCGTCTGTATCAATCCAAATAGATCCGTCAGGAACAGTACCAGGATCATTTGGACCAACATATATCCTGGCAGTTGAAGCTTCTACGTATGCGGAACCATTCCATAGCATAACAACTGGTGTCATGTCTTCCACAGCAGTAACTCTGTTAGAAATTGCTGTAACAGTAGAAGTAGCTGCTTTAGCGTCTAAAGCTGTTTGAGTAGCTGTTGAAATAGGCTTATTCAAGTCTGAGGTATTGTCGACATTGCCTAAACCTACATCGCCCTTAACTAAGGTTACGGTGCCGGTTTTTCCAGCTACGCTGTCTACAGGGAAATCTAAATCAGTTATCTGAGACTGTGTATGAGTATGGCTGGTATTAGCTTTTCCATTAAGTGCGGTTTGTGTAGCAGAGGAAATAGGCTTATTAGCGTCAGAAGTATTATCTACGTTAGCAAGACCTACATCAGCCTTTACAAGAGTAACCACACCAGTTTTGCCTGCAACACTATCGACAGGGAAATCCAAGTCAGTAATCTGTGCCTGAGTATGGGTATGCCCTGTATTGGACTTTCCATCCAAAGCGGTCTGGGTTGCGGTACTGATTGGCTTTGATAGGTCTGAAGTATTATCTACATTAGCCAACCCTACATCTGATTTTGTCAAAACTACATCACCAGTTCTACCGGCAACACTATCTACTGGATAATCAATGGTTGGAGTATCTTCCAAATCATTATAACTACCAGAAGTAGCTACATCTGCCAAAGATGAGATATTAGCTTTAGCATCAAGCGCAGCTTGAGTAGCAGTACTGATAGGTTTGCTTACATCAGAAGTATTGTCAACATTAGCTAATCCAACATCAGCCTTAGTTAATACAACATCACCAGTTCTGCCAGCAACGCTAGATACTTCAGATGAGCCTCCTACTGGCTTATCGAGTAAATCATTGTAACTTCCTGTAGTTGCTACAGTTGCTAAATCTGATATATTAGCCTTACTATTTAAAGCTGTTTGTGTAGCTGTGCTGACAGGCTTAGCCAGATCTGCGGTGTTGTCAACATTAGCAAGACCTACATCAGTCTTATTTAACGCTACTGCTCCTGTTTTACCCGCTACGCTAGTCACACTAGCCGTTGGAATTGTAGGCTTGTCAGCTAGGTCATTATAGCTTCCTGTAGTGGCTACAGTTGCCAATGAGCTAGTGTTCGCCTTACCCGCTAAAGCAGTATTTACCTCAGTTTCGGTATAATACCTATCATCGTGCAGGTGATCACCAAAAGCTACTTGAGAATGAGTAGTACCTACTGGCAATCGTGCAATAGACAATACACCTGAAGTAATATCTGAAGCTGAATGCTCATGAGGCCCAGATGGTTGCTGAGTAACAGGTGCATTAACTACAGGAACTAGCTTTGATACTGGCAAGATATGATTAGGAGTATCGTAAGGAATGGCAACAGTCATAGTAGAGTAGTCACCAGACAACTTAAATACTAAGGTATAAGTCCAGCCAGAAGGAGTCCATTCAGGGTCATCGGTAGCTGGTAAAGCTACAGACACATATCCCTGAGAATTCAATGTTGCTTTGATCATAGAAGGTACTACTGTAGTAGTTCCGGCAGATTCAAGAACATAGCCTCTGGAATAGAATTCTAAACTTCCTGACTCAGGTGTTCCATCTGCCTTTAGAAAGGTTCCTTGCACAGTAATCATTGTAGGCATTCCCACAGCAATACCTCACTTAAAATAAAAATGGTAGCCGACTAATGATATAATCGGCTACCATCTTAATTACTTCCTGTTGTAAAGATCAGTCCACTCGGGCACTCGTGGTGCAAACAACAAAGGCATCCTAGCTTCGTCAGGTGTTCTATCCCTCTTTTTGTTATTACATGGAGAGCATGCAGCAACAGTATTCTTCCAGGAATTCTTACCTCCCTTAGAACGAGGAATTACGTGATCAATAGTGTTCGCCCTGCCGTTACAGAAAGCACAAACATACTTATCACGTCTCAATACGCCAGATTTAGACCATTTAGGCTGCCTTTGATACCTCCAAGTAGTAACAACATACCTTAGAAGTCTGACAGAAATAGGACGTATGAAAACACCTATTAACTCATCTGCTGCCTCATGTACTTCAGCCACACCGCGAACGATCATTCTAATCGCATGATTTAGAGATACGGTGTGAAGTACTTGAAGGTCTGCGTTTAATACTGTTACATTTCCACTCATCACCGCACTCCTTTCAAATAAATCGCGGTGTAAAATCATGCGCCTAGCTTACCACCAAGCGCATGACCTGTCAACATCTTAGTGAGTGTGCCCTAGCAGACGACCACAAGGATGATCTGCATTACATACACCAGTCTCAGCAGCTACCGGAATATCGCCACCTACCAGCATCAAACGGTTTACATCCGTCGGAGAAAGGTCAGCGTTATTAGCAGCTTGAGTTACTGCCTGCATAAGAGAGTACATAGTCAGATTACTCTCGTTGATCATGTTATTGGTGATGGTATTACGAAGATTACCAGGCAGGCCGTACTCACGGAACATCTCATTCATAGTTTCGCGAGTCATTCCATCAAGATGAATATCAGTCATGGACTGAACACCATCAAGAGCACCTTCTAGACCACCTAGAACTTCGTCAACAGCATCGCGAGCCCACTCGAATACAGCATCGTTGCGACCGTTAGCGCCTCGACGAGACCAAATGCTGTTAGCACTGGTTCGAGTATCGATAGCACCATTAGTGCACCAATAACGGAAAAGATATCCATTGATCTGAGTCTGCTCAAGGCCTGTGAGTGAGTTGACTAGCTGAATACCTGTTGACCAAGTATCGTTCTCAGTTCCGGTATTCTCGATTACTCGCACATACTCAGGAACAATCAGACGAATGTGGGTCTGCTGAAGAGTATGAGTAAATTTGTAGTCAGCGAATACCTCACCACTACCGTACTTAGCCTCAATACCGTCCAGAAGAATTTCCAGTAGCCGAAGGTTTGAATATGGCTGAACAGCAGCACGAGCTACAGCAGCAGCCTTATCACCGCGAACACCAAGAACCTTATATTCACCCTTCTCAAGGCCAGCACGGAAGAAATGGTTAAAGATTTCTTCCGTGATATGAGATGGCGCTTTGTAGAGGAAGCCCTTAGGCAGCTTAATTTCCTTCGCAAGGTCGTAAATACCACTCTGAGTTAGCTGTAGTTCCCGGCCACCTACGCTGATAAAACCGTTAATTTCGTTGTTAGGCTGGAGAGCCTTCAATCCATGGTTATAATCCTCGCCAAGGCGAAATGATACACCTTCGCCAACTTCAAACTCATGAATAGCTAGAGGCTCAGTATATGCTAGACGCTCACGAACGTCATCCAGCGAAAGTAGCTTGTCCTTTACGTCATCGATAGTAACTGACAAAATCGGCTCCTTAGTATATGAAATAGAGGGGCATCGGTTGCCCGTACCCCTCTATCCTAGCAGAATCAGCTACCCTCGTCAACAGGTTCTTGTGGAGCTGGATTCTTCTGCTCATACCACCAGGCTACAAAGTCATTAGCTCGCTTTGTAGCATTGCCAACAGCCCAGCCTTCCTCACGGACCAACATGTAAAAAGATCTAAACAATGTTTCATCTGTTGGAGCTACAAAGTCTATGAATTGATCTACTAGCTTACAAGAATTAGCATGAGATAGTCCTAATTCTCTAAGATGCTCATACAACTTCAAATCAAAAAAGTCATTAGCTTGCATAAACTTTACTCCTCATCAATAAGTGATCCAACCTTCTTACTTTCTCGGTCCCGTTGCAACAGCAATTCTGCTTCAGAGATAAGCTGCATTCGCCACGTAGGATCACTAGCGGCCTTAGAATTAAATTGAGCTGTACCGTTAAGGCTGTCCCCACCAAGGGTATCATCTAGCTTAATCCAAGCTCCTGAAGATTTAATCAACCCATTATGCTCAAGGATCTTACGAGCTGACCATAGATTATCAAAGCCTAGACCATAACGAACTAAAGCTTTACCTTCACGCATAGGAATGCCAATTTTATTTTTGGTGCACACCATCTTGACTTCAGTAGCTATTGCTACTTCCACAAGTTCACCGTAGATGTTTTCTACCTTACCCTTTTCCTTAGTAGTGCTGATAAATTCTACCATCACACTAGAATAGTAGGTAAGCTTCTCGCCACCAGGACGAGTCTTCTGCGCACCACCGAAAGTAGGCATCCCACCAATCGCCAAATGCACGTGATTGATAAAAATAGCGGCAGTTTCAGTTTTAAACAGAATAGAATTCAGCATTCCAAGAAACGGAGACATAACTCTAGCTAGCGGTGCTACAGCAGCCTTACCTACTTCATCTTGAAATACCTGTGAAGGAATCATAGCAGGAACAGAATCCCAGATAGCTAAAAGAATTTCGCCAGACTCAATAAGTTCTTTAGCCATATTAGCTCCGGTCTCAAAATCTTCGGGACGGAGCATAATTACTGTAGAAGTATCATGAATATTTAAGCCTAAACTCTCAGCATAATCTGCATCAAGTGCACACTCATAATCCATATATAAGATAAACTTATTAAGACCTTCTTCACGAATTCTCTTCTGGGCTAATGCTGCTGTTTGTAGTGCAGCGGTAGTCTTACCACTCTGAGACTTTCCGTAGAACTGAGTAATCCTACCTAAAGCAACGCCGCCACCCATAATATCGTTTAGTGCCATGTTACCGGTATCCAAGAATTTCACATCACTATGAAACCCAAGTGAAAACTTATCTGCATATTTTTTATTCGCAGATGCTAAAATATCTGCTACGTTTGCTTTTGCTTTGTCTTTAGGGGGCATTAGATATATTTCTCCCTAAGCATCTAATAATTCATTAATTAGTTTTTCCAGCTTTAACTTATCTTCAGGACTCAACTTGTCGATTCTTTCGCGGCCCTTATCTAGGGAATCCTGGATAGCCCTGTGTATACAATGATGAATTATGTGTCCATCACTTACACAGCAATAAGGGTTTTCTTTAGTTCCCACGAATCTCCCTTAATAAACCTTGAGCTGGTGGATTTTGTAAGTAGTTTATATAGCGCTGTAATCTGTCAATAGCATGCCCAGAAGAATCTCCTACTTGCCCAATAAGTGAATTACATGGACCACAAATAAGACCTCTAATGCATTTTCCACAGATAGGGGGTGCCGGGCAGCAACTATGATCATGGTCAACAGACAGTCTTTTACTCAATCCTCTATTACCTGTCCACTCACCACAAGTATAGCACATGCCACCTTGAGCTGCATAAAGAGCATCGTATTCACCATCAGAAAGGTTATACATCTTCTGCATTCTTCCAGAATGGTTTTTAGCCTTTAGTTCTTTCTTTCTTAATCTATAACAAGTAGTACAACGAGGGCCAGGATAAGGCAATTTCCTAGTCGTAGATCCACAATCTTTACATGATCTCTTTTTAGGTTCTGCCATATTTATCCTGACCCTCATTAACTATACGATATTTACTTGTCTAGTATAGCAGCTATCAGTCTTCAATGCCATTAAGAAGGTCATCAAAACTGACAGCTTCTGCGCGCTTATTAGAATTCTTCTCAGCATCAGCCATTGGCTTAGCCCAAGGGTCTTCCTTATCCAGAAGCCCATTAAGTCCTGCATCGAGATTGCGCTCAGCACCAACAAGACCATCAGAAGAACTTTCACCTGACAGGCCCTTAGCCTGTGCCCACTTACGCTTTACTTCATCAACCTTATCTTCGATGAAGTCCTTACCCATCTTGCGGCCGATGTAGCGGTAAATATCCTTGGACCTATTTGAAGCTACATTCTCTTCAAAACGCTGACGGGTAGATTCATTGGCCTGCCAACCAGTCTTCTGACCAGCAATGATTTTAAACTTCTGGTATCCAGCATTCTCACATGGACCAAGAATCAGATCTACGTCCTGAGGAGCCTTTTCAGCTTCCTCGTAAATATCAATCAGCTCGCCGAACTTCTGATCGGCAAAAGCCCAAACCTTTACAGTTCCCTCACCATTAGCAGGAGCCTTGTTAGTTCCGTTGGTCTGGTACTGGTAAACGTGAGTAGCGTACTTACGCTTTGGCTTGGCGAACATGTCAGGAGCATCCTGAGCAGCCTTGCAAGCAGGGCAGTTCTTAGCGTCTAGGCCACGCTCCTTGATGATATTCTCATCACCAATACAGATTGGATTACCTAGGAACTCAAAGTCCATCTCTTCGCCTTTGTACTGGACTTCACCGTTAATCATCTTCGGTGCACGAAGATTGTGCACATAAGCTGACTCAGGCTCTTCCAGGACAACAATACGGGCGGATTCCTTATTCTCAAGCCTTAGCTTGGGAAAGTTTTCTACTTCTGCGGCACGGTTATTGGAAGTAAAGGACATCTTAGCCATTAATTATCTCTTTTCTCTTTTAACTGAGCGAACACTTCTGGAACGCTATGTCTATTCTACCATGATCCGTACCTTGGATCAAGCTTGGTAGTAGCTTGTTTGTTGCAGGTCTAAACGCTTTCTAAGGTCTTGGCGAATCTTATCCAGACCATAGTAATGAAGCCTGATAATATCAACAGCCTCATTAGCAAAACTCAATAATTCTTCTGCTTGATTTAATTGTCTAGCCTCTTCAAAAGCAGCTAGATTAGCATCTGCGGCACGTTCTTTTCCTGTGCTGTAATCACCAAAGCTAGGACGTTTTCCAGCATTAACAATAGCTTTATCCCATACTTCCTGCCACTGCATTCTGAAAAGTGATACTCGCCTATCAGCAGCAGACTTAGCACGCATTGAACGAGACAAATAATTTTCTATACTGGTGAGAACTTCCTGTACAGCTACTAGGGCTGAATGAATCTCTACAACATCAGCAGAGAAATCAGGATTTTGAAATTCAAATCTTGCTTGAATAACAGCTTCAATATATTTTGTCAGCTCAGTCTGTAGTTCTTGGCTCAATAGGATCAATTCCTTTCATGAACAAAAGCAGTCGAACATCTTCTTCAAGCTGAGCGATTGAACTATTGTTATTGAGTATGTAGTCAACTTTATCTCTAATTGCTACAGATTCTGATGCATGTCCGTCCGAAGTCACCTCGGGCCGATCAATCCAGCAGATAGATCCATGCTTTTCATGAACAAATTCGACTTCGTTTTCAAACCGACAATCAGTGATAACGTAACGAGTGTCATCCCAACTCAGCCCTGGAAATTGCTTATTGAGAATTTCAATCCAGACATCTTCGTGAAAGAAGTTTCGCCCCGCTTCAGTACCAATAACCTGAAGCAGCTTACGAACCTCGGAAATATTTCTCTTAGCCCAATCCCAGCCTGCATCAGCAATCAACTCTGAGAGCCGGATCATTCCATAATAGTGCGTAGGAATCCAAGGATCAATAATAAGTGCTAGTTCTCGTACAGCATCTGCAAAGGCTACTTTAGTAAATCCATACTCTGAAATAAGAACCTTTGCAGCAGTATCTTTACCCGATCCCTTGAGCCCAGAAAATGCAATTAGCATCAGACCTCGCTATTAAAGTTGTCTTTGATTTTATTCAAAATCTTGTTGGCTCTGCCTCGTGCATCTTCAAAAGATATGTCGCCGACTGCACCTAATTGAGTCATCTTGGCAACTACAAGAAATTCAGCTTCGGCCTCTAGTAGCTGAAAAGCGTCTCTGACAGAAAGAACATGACCAGCTATATCGTTAGCAATCAGAATTCGCTGGATATCGCTTTCATCAAGCTCTACATCAAATTTAACCCACTTGCCGGATGCTGTTTCGGCTGAGCCACCTCTAACTATTCTCAATCTTCATCCTCCTCCATAAGCAGCTCCTCATCTAAAAATTCAATGAACAGCCGTCCCGTATAGTCTATGATCTTGCACCAACCTGTGTCAAGGTTGATTTTCCAGTCGGGGAAGTCCACAGCACACCCACACGACAAATAAATAGTCTGTCCAGCTTGGTAAGCTGCACTATTAGTGAGCGTATAAGTAATGGATTGTGTCCAATTGTGGACTCTCCCGCCACAGCTATGACACTTAACTGAAAAGTCCTCAGTATCCATGCCACAAGTCTAGCAAGATCTCAGCTAGAACGCAATATCTGCCGTCAGCCTTTGGAATTGCTCAGGAGTCATGCCAGAAAATTCATACTGCACTATGGCCCCTCCTAAAGCCATAGAAATTATGTTTCTATGCTTCTCAGCATCTAGCTTAGTATCAGTCTGTGGCATCAACAATTCCCCCTCCGGAGTCTGGAGAAGAACATTCCTGGAGCCGCCTGAGAGCTTGTCTAGCAATTTATTGAAATTAACCCACTGTTCTTCTGTAGGCATGTGATCAATAATTACAACAACTCTTTCAGCTTGCTGCTTAGGACCGCAACCCTCAGGGTCTTCTAGATAAGCTTTTTCTTTTAGCTTCTTATCAATTTCTGCTGTAGAAGTGAACTTCTCTGCCTCAGATCCAAGTGTAGGTAAGTATATATTCCTAGGAGTATGGGCTACAGTCTCATCTACTTCTTCAGGAGTTGGAGGTTCCATTACAGTACCTTCAGAGATTCTGTTTGCTGGTTCATCTTCAAGTGTAGGTAAGTATATATCTCCTGGAGTAAGTACAGGACCATCTTCTACTTGGATAGCTCCATCTTCAAGAAGCTTAATCTCCTTAACTGATCCCCAACGCTTTCCTACATGCCAATCAGCTTTCATCATAGGCCACCCCGGTACTGGAAAGATTACCGCAGGTTGAAGAACACGAATAACGTCAGCTGGATTAAGGCTGCGATGCACATAAAACTCCAGTGCATCGTGGACATTCATGAACAGCCTTACTTTATCTTTCCAACCCATTTTACGAATAGCCTTACGAGCACGAACCATTCCAATTCTGACGTAATCACCAGTAGCTCCACCTTGTACAGGATAGTTGAAGCAAGCTCTTTCTCCGCCTTCACGAATCCAACGGCGAGAATCGGTAAGTTCCCAAATAGGAATCATACGACCAAATTTGGTAACTACATGTCCGTGCTGATAGCCGAATTCAACCTGCTTTTCGGTAAATCGCTTAAGCTTAGGAAAAGCAGCAAAATATTGATTGAACAGATCTTCTGCCTCTTCTCTGGAGACATTAAGTCTTTTACCCAAAGCAATAGGAGTCATACCGAACAAAAGGCCGAAACCAATAGTCTTAGCCTTGGATCGATATTCTTTTGTTACTTGATCTTTAGATAGCTTGAACATCATCATAGCTACCTTGGTGTGAACATCCTCATCGTTTTCGAATGCTTCGATGAGTGCTGTCTCATTTGCCAATCCTGCGGCTGCTCGATATTCAGCCTGAGACAGGTCAAATCCTAGAATATAGTAATCATCAGGTGCGATTACCGCGTCACGGAAATTCAATTTATAGCTGGTGCCGTCTGCCAACTTGTAGTAATAACTCAGCGGAGTCTTACCATCATCATCTTTCAGGTTTACTGATGGCTGATTTTGCTGGTTAGGATTAGCGGAACTGAATCGAGCAGTGCGCACATAACTTTGGTTCAATGAAGGATGCACCATACCATCCGGAGCATATCCGTAATCCTTGGCATATTTATCCAAGAAAGATGTAGTCAGTCGCTTCATGTTCTTATAGTTGGAAATCTTCTTAACTACAGGATTCTTTTCTGCCAAAATATCCAGAGCCATCTTCCCAGTAGACATTTTTTTGTCTTCCTTGGCGGCACCCTTAGTACTTGTGGTATAGACATTTACCGTCAGACCCAGACGCTCGAACAGGATCTCAGATAGCTGTTTAGGGCTCCCCAGATTAATGTTGAGCTTAGTTCCTGGCATGCCTAGTAGTTCGGCTAGCTCAGACTGAATTTCGTCATTTAATTTGGCTGTAAACTCCTTGGCTCGATCAGACGCCTCCTGCATGAAAAACCAGTCATAGCGGATGCCGCAGTCCTCCATATCACAAATGACATAGACAACTTCCATATCCACTTTATAAACTAGTTGATCTTTCACTTTAGGGTACTGATCAAGATGTAAAGCTAAACACCATAGGGCGTCTTCACATGCATACGTTACTACCTTTGAACTGAGATCTAGTACATTAAATCGAAAAGCCTTTTTCTTCTTCTCAGTAAGGTGCTCGAACAGTTCTTCGAACTTAATCATCTTGTGTCCGAATTTGTTCAGTACCAGATCCTTTAGACCAAAATCCTGAAACTCTCGGGTGATATAAGCTTCTACCTGAGTATCTGACCTGGCAGGAAAATACCCGCTAGATTCTCGAACGTCTTTTCCAAAAATAGGATGATCTGATAATATCTCACGAAAAAACCGTGCCATGCGTCTAAGTTCGAAACCTAAATTGTGCGCAACGATCAATCCTGATTGGAATGACTTCCAGAGAATTTCTGCGATAGCTAGATGATCAGTAAGATTTTCAGCAAAGTCATGAGCCATAGGAACATACCTTGCCCAATTAAGAGAATTGGTAAAACTGAAACCTACTAACAGATTTGTTTCTAGCTTTAGTGATCCTCGATCATCATCTTCTCCATGATACCCTGTTTCAATATCAAAGCCGATAGGCAGACCCTTATCGATCATGCCTGCCCAGAATTTTTCTAATTCCTCTACAGATCTTACAATGTCGTAGTTTTTAGTTACTACAGTTGACATATATTCTCCTAGTGTTGATTACAGGGAACACTATATCCCATATGATTTTTCATCTTCTTTAGATTTTTTCGTATGGCAAGTACTACAAAGCATCTGTAAATTATCTGGGTGGTGCTTGCAACTAAAACGAGACTTATCTCCGCGACGAGGAATAATATGATCGCAGGTCATCTCGTCTCCACGTAGTCTTACTATGTTCTCACACAGGCCACAGTCAGCGCAATGGCTATGGCGAGGTTCACCATGACTACGTATACAGTTACATTTGCGCCTAGATAACTTAACAGCTAACTGTCTAGCTAAAAAATAACGGTGGTGCAGACGCCATGCCTCAAGACATGATCCACTGCACCACCTTTTTTGTTCAGGTTTAAGCTGTCCAGAACACCAGCGACAATCACTATCCTTGCCAGACCAGCTAGATAGCGTACAATGAAGAGGATTTACTGTCATAGGCAATCACAATAGAGCGAAAAGCCCAGCCGAAACCCACAAGGCTAATTTGTGTAATGATTGATCTGACTGATACATCCCACAAACAGGAGTTTGCATTTCAGCAAAATTAGCTGAGCCTGTTTTTTGTAGAAGCCATCTTACTGGCCAGCGTCTATCAATAAACCCATGAGTAATGGCTGAAAAAAGTATAGCAGCAATAAAACCTAGGAAAGTAATTGGTAGATTGAATACTGCAACCACAATAATCAACATTACTACCATTACAGCATGATAAGCTAGCACATGCTGAATTATGTGTGACCAACCAAGCCACCCAGGTTTGGCTTTGTTCGCTGCCATTTTATCAGTCTGTCCTGCAATATGATCAGCAAATTCATGAGCTACGCCAGCAGTCCAAGCAAACATCAATGCTGTAACTGCCGTAGGAATCCATTCCATTACAGGATTCCTGTCTTAGCCATTTTCCCCAGCGTCATCCACTTCTTGTGAACAGCAAGAGCCTCTTGAGGAGTTAGCTCGCCCTTGGAGCCGAAATTGTTCTTAGCGTTCCACGCCTTCCAAATTTCGTCGTAGGACATTTCCCAAGTTGGCTTCTGATCTGACACTATATTTCTCCTTATTCGATTTACTTACTGTACCGGTGACGAGAGTCGAACTCGCATGCCTTTCGGCCAAGGGGTTTGAATCCTCTATGTATACCATTCCATCACACCGGCCTACGTTCCCTAACTTCAGGATGAGACTATGCCCAAACCTGACCTCCATGTTGATCATATATGCGCAATCAGATCAACCCCTCCCTCAGGAACAACTCTATCTTACCACTCAATCGGTCAATCGTCCAGCGTTGACTTTCTCAACGCTGTAGGAGCCTACCTCGTTAGTGTAGACGATCTCCTTGATGCCTGCCTCAACAATAGCCAACATACACCAGACGCAAGGCCGACTCATCATTGTTTCTCCATGCTTATTGATTCTAGCAATATAGATGGTGCAACCTCGAAGATCCTCACGAACCTTCAGCAATTCTCTCAAGGTTGCACGCTCAGCATGGTCAGAAACATTATGCTCATCTACTGCTGGGGCATTACGAAATTTATTAGGAGCAAAACCTAGAACCTTATTACCCTTAGCGACGACAGCGCCATGCTTCCATCGATAAGTGCTGCCCTGTGCCACCTTGACAGCACGTCGGATCAGGGTCTCATGTCTCTTCATGTTGTGAAGCTTACACGGTCAGTGTGTTCGTGTCAACTCTGCACGATTACAGTAGGTCAAAAAATTAATGCCTAGATTTTCCATATAAGTCATTGCTACTACAGAATCCCACCAAGCATTATGTACGAAGGCAATGTGCTTAGCTTCATATTCTGTTAAGAACGATCCCAATTCAAATCGTCCCTCGTAAGGATTAAGTGTAGCTACTGATTGGTCTATATTACTGATAGACCATCCTCCGATGGTATCATCAATTACAGCGTACCAACGACAGTACAAAATCTCAACCTCAGTAATAGGCTCTTTCTTAAAATCTCTTGCCATGTAACCTCTCCTTTTTGGAAATAATGTATTGCTGTTTTAAGTGTTTTTAGGGTTACCACAAACAGATTAACGCTTCCAATACTCCTACTTTGGCTCCATCTCGCATAGCGCCATCGATTGTTGCTAAAAGCTGACGACAATACTTAATCTTTTTGTCGTCGTAATCTCTAACAACCGGTTTAAACTTTTTGATAAGAAAGATTTTAATCCCTGTAGTAGCTGCGATATCTCCGTCATACATTCGCCTACGAACGCATCTGCCAATTTCTGAAATCATAGTTAGTCTACTGTCTAGTCTAGCTACTACTCTAGAAACTTCATCTTCAGAAATTGTTTTCAGCGCAGTATACGCAGCAACTTTATCTTGTGTAATTAAATAATCTGCGAAGGAATCCAAAGCCAATTCTTCAGATAACAATGCTAAAGCTTTAGCATTAGGTGATCCCTGCCATAAATGTACCTTACGCAGTACATTATATAGCTCTGCGGTATCACCTGAGGTTCGTTCTATAAGTTCTTTTGCTGCATTACTAGTTAATCCATAACTAGTAACCCATTTCATTAGGTCTTCATCATTAGGCATAGAACATCTGATGAATTTACCTTTAGTCCTTATCAGTTCAATATGTTCAGCGTAAGTGACTTTTTTACCCTTACTGAAAATTGCTGAAGCGTCACTCTGGTAAGATATTAGAAGTAAATAATTTTTTGGATTACTTCTTGAATTCGCTAGCCAATCATAAATGCCTGACCAATCGGAAATCTGCTCAGCGTTCCTGATTATAGTAAGTCTGTTTGCTTCAGGATCAAGCGGGTATTGGCTGATAGATTCCCAAGTAATCTCGTCTTGACCTGCGTCAAGATTAATAAAATCAGTAGCAGGTGCCTGCAAGATATTCTTAATGTCATCTATCACCAGCTCAACTAAAGTAAACTGATCTCCACAAACATACGTTACTTTTGAGACATCTTGTTTTCTGGCATATCCCTGCCACTGATTAAAGTTCATCTACTGTCCTGGAACAAATAACTTAGCTGGATTGACATTGCCTACGCCTTGCATAAGCTGTGCTTCGCGAACAACCTTTAAGGTTTTTTCTAATTCAGCCTTCATGCGAATCTGATAATTTCTTTCAAATACCAGACGGGCACCCTCATCTAGGAAAGTATCAATAAATACCTCAAGTTTGATGAGGGCAATTCCAGCTAAATCAATTTCTCCAGGAATACCACGAGCCTTATCCTTATTACTCTGGGCTAGGCGTTCAATATCCTTTTTTATCTCTTCCAAGTTTATTTCTTCTGAAGCCACAATTATCCTTTCATAAGTGCTTCTAATGCTACACGCACAGCAAGCTGCGGCCGTGCTGATGCTACTGTACTCCACATGCCGAGAATCTTCAAGGCCAACATCCGATCAGCAAAAGGTCCTAGTAATTTGGGAGAATACAATTTCCAGTTTTGACTAGCAGATTCCTGTAACATGTCTATAATAACAGAAGCTACTCCTTCATCAACAGCCTTATAAGCTTGACAGAATAATACATAATCTTGACTCTCTACAGCCTGCAAGACATTAATTGCTGTAAGCTGTAGGGTGGAATTTCTATACGCATCCATAGCCAAGTCAACTCGACCTAAAGTACTTACTCTTTTAGCTTCTTCCTCAGGCAAGCCTTTCTCGATAAGAATAGTAAAAAGTTCATCAGGTTTTAGCAGACCTACAGAGTATTTTTGTCCTCTGGTACGCAGAGTGGCAGGGAGACGATTTGAACTAATTAGAGAAAATCTGGCGTACGTTGGAGGCTGTTCTAGAGTCTTAAGAAGCTTATCCATAGCCCTGTCTGTTGCTAAGTCAAGATTAATAAGAGCAAACTTTAAATTCCTGACAGGATAGGTTGCCATAAAATCTTTAACCCTGATAGCTTCTTCAACTGTTAAATGAGAAATCTCCGTAAAATCTACTCTGGCGATATTGTTTTTGATTGCTGCATAAGTAGCAATCATTCTTTTGCCTACAGAAGGAGGCCCGGTAATAATAGAAACCGGGGGCAACTGTGAGCTTAATGCTCCAATTACCCCCTGGTGACCTACAAGCATATTTTCTTATCCTTCGAAATGCTGAGTTTCGTTTGGGTTTACATAAGTTTCGCCTGGTTGCGTTACTGGGCTAGCATCCCCAGGCATATCACGTCCAGCCCAAGTTTCAGCTTGCTCAATAGGTTCTTTACGTGGACGACCACGACGTTTTGGCTCAGGCTTTTCTACAGCGCTATACTCATCAGCTAGAGTATTAAGCAAACTCTTACCAACAACAAAGCTATCTCCACCATCAACAGGAGCAAGCCTATATCCAGTTTTTACCTTATAGCCTAATGGAGTAGCTACAGCTTCGTCTGATTTAAATTCCTCAACTACAGTGAATTGCTTACCTGCAAACAATTCATCCATACGAGCTTTACGAGTACTATGCCACTTAGTATTTTTTTCTGCCATATTACACCTCTCTCAGTAGTAGCAAGCGCTACTTACTTTAAAATCGGTGGAATATGACTTTTTCCTGTCTGTCGAATCTCCTGAATATCAGTGAAAAGCTCATGAGCTATACCTTTATAGAGGGATTCGTGTTGATCATGCTCCGCAGCAGCTTGGCAATACCTGACATATAGAACTACTTCTAAATTCAGTAATTCGGCGACATCGTTGTCCATCGAGAAAATCCTTAACAGCTAATCTTCAGCATTCAACATGCTAACGGTTTTAGAATAATTAAGTATCTCCTTGTAATCCCAATTGTTTATCGTACAAGTATGTCTAAATATAGACAACGCTAAACGCTGAAGTTCTACACGATCAATACCTAAAGCATAGGAGCCTATAGCCTGCGCATGCTGAATCCAGTGTTTGGGACACATGGTTAACCTTAGATTAAATGAGTCTAACATCACAGGATCGTACCTGTCAAGATATTCTCCTTGCATCCCCATCTTGGTCAGTGTCAACTCTAGTAACGCATATATTTGAGGAGTAAATTCTAGAGTTGTCAGAAGACCACAACAATCTGACGGATAACTTTGTATAAGCTGCTGAAAGAACTCAAACTCAGTTTGCGAATCATGTACTGTCATTTGACAACTCATAGCTTCTCCAACATATCTTTCATAACCTTCTTGCAGACAGTCAACCATTTGACTGCGTCTTCGTCTGTCTTAACAACACTAAGTAAATCAAGGCATTGATTAAGTTTACTAGCAATAGTATCTTCTAATTGCTTAGAAGCCCAGTCTGTAATAATTCCAGAGCAATACATTTTCAAAGCATCAGCCAAAGCTAATATATCAGGATTTTCATGAGGTTTAATAGTAGCCTCTTCCCAGCGCTCTTCAAGAGACTTGGGAGCATATCCAATATCCTCTAGCAAAATAAAAGCTGCATTCTGCCAAGAACAATCTCTCTTAGCTGCGGTAAGTGTAACAGGTGAATACCGCTTACTGCAAGAAAAACAATAAGCGGTATTACTATTACCATATACACGCATAGCTTTAGAGATTCCTCCGTCTGAATGATAGAACCCAAAAGGACAATAAACCTTTTTGTTTCCCCCATTTCGGACAGATTCTGGTACTGCTATACCTAAACTTGTCAGAACATCAGCGATATGTACGCGCTCATTTGCTTCGTCTATCCATGACTTCTGACGCAACATAATTAGTGAACCTCAGCTCCTACTGCTTGAGTAGTCAGAAGTGTACGAATATCAATACTAATAGCCCAGCCATCGGCATCGAGAGCATCTCCTAGTTTGGTAGTGTGATGCCCACAAAAATCCAATTCGGCAGAACCTTTATTAAATCGTACATAAGCTTGCGCGCCACAACGGTCACACCTATCAGTACTTACTAATGAATCCATTTTCTGCCCCTTTCCAAGTGGCTAGTATACAGGAAATATCGGATCACAGGTCAAACAGGCTAACAGAGTTTGTTGCCATGAAACTACCTAGATCTCGATTTGCTTCGAATGCTCCGTTAGAGGCAGAAGCAAAGTAGCTCGTTGCGTAGTCTACAGTAAGATCGATGCCGTGCACAACTTCACCATCACGATTCTTGACAATCTGGGCCTTAAGGTCAGAAATCCGAGTCTTTTCCATCGGCTCAAGAATAGTAATAACTATATCAGATGAAGCTGACGCTTCTGCCGTTTCAGCCAAAGCTGAGGAATTGTAATAACCAGCATCCTGCGCTTCCTTCCAAGATTGCCTGTTAGTCTGCCAGGGAGAGACAATAGGAATTCCACGACCATCATCAAAGGTAGTAGCAAACTGCTTTACCTCCTTGAGGGATTCCGCCAGCTCTTCACGGGTAGTTCCAAACCTGCGATCAGGTTTGAGAAGATTGATCGAGTCAATAACCAACAGATCAACATTAAATTCTCTTTGAAACCTATTTACCTTAGCTTCTGATGTTCCGATAGTAGCATTCCTAGGAACCTGAACAATCACCAACTTTCCATAATTAGGATTGTTAGTGAAGTCATCCACGATGGCGCGGAATATTTCCAACTTGTCCTTAGGGAAAAACTCGATTCCCTTTTTGATATCGTTAGAGTTAATTCCTTCAGGTAAATCAAATTGCGGATGTCGAGAATGTCTAGCCAGTAGACGCCTTCTTACTTGAGGGCGAAGAGTTTCTGTGGTAAGAATAACTACATTCTTACCTTGCTCAATAGCTGCACTCCATGTCAATTGAGTTGAACCTAATGTACTCTTGCCGCTAGACGTATATCCAACTACCAAGTCTAGTTCCCCTGGATAGAGCCCATTAATATGCCTATCAATAGCCGGAATGCCAAACTTAATTCCACCTGCTGCACGAGGGGAGGTGAATTCTTCCCAAATTTCATTGTTTTCCTCGCGAGCATCACCTTCTGGAGATTCTTGCATAGAAAGTTCGCGATCAATTTCGGCAAACTTTTCCAATACTACTGAACGAGCATCTTTGTGCCCGAACAAATCAATGCCCTTAGCACCCTTGGCCCCTCTATTAAGAACTTCCATTCCTAAAGTAATAGCTTCTGCTGTTTTCTTTTCAGCAGACAATTCCTTTAGTTGTTCAATACTCCATCTAAAGTCATCATCTCTAATGACTTGCTTAGCAAGCGTATCGTAAGTTTCTAGATAAAGTGCTTGACGGCCAGCGTCGATACCCTTATTTACTAGAAGATCTTCTAGTGCTGCACGACTTAAGATTCCTCTTGCTGCTTCAAGATAACGTGAAAGCAAAAGGAATAATGTTTTGTATTGAGCATCAGGAAAATGTACTTCGGTTAGTTGGTTAAATGCTCGATCAAGTAACTGAAGTCGTTCATTATATGGGCGGTCTTCAGATAGAATTGCTCCTAGAACAACTTTACTATGTTCTAAGGATGTACGAGCCACTTAGTTATCCTTTCGTACAAATGCTAGCACTTCAGTATCTCTGGGATAGAAACCTTCATTTGACTCCCCTGCGGCTACATACCACATATCATCGCAAGAGTGAAATACACTTGATACTAGCCCTTTACCTGCTAATAAATCATCTTTTTGAAGGTCCTGTACTTTAATATTGCGCCATTCACGGTCTACTGCTTGTCCTGCGGTAGCAGTAGGGCGGCCAAAACCTTTTCTAGATTTTTTACTTTTAAATTGCCCCACTTGTCAAACCTCCTGTTGATCCGTGGCCTGATTCGCCACGTTCAGTTGAGTCTAGCTCATCTACTTCCAAAAAGCTAGCTTGCTCATGCCTCTGGAATACAATCTGAGCAATTCTGTCCCCTTTTGCGATGTTCACAGGAACAGAACCCAAATTTATCAGGTTAACAAATATTTGTCCTCGATAACCAGAATCGATGGTTCCAGGAGAATTAAGAAGAGTAACAGCATTTTGTGCTGCCAACCCGGAACGAGGTTGTACTAAACCTACCCAGCCTACCGGCATAGCAATAGCAATTCCTGTTGCAAACAGATGCCATGCACCAGGCATCAATTCAGCAGCCTCAAAACTATAAAGATCTGCTCCTGCATCTCCCTTGTAAGAATAATTCGGAATAATAGCTTCCGGATATAACTTTTTTATCTTAACCATATTTCCATACATTTTTATCCTCTTTCCAAGGCTGCGGCAGTCATTGCGTCTTTCACAGCGACAACTCCGAGAGCGTGTAGTTGTGATACTCGTGACTCTTCTAGTGCTAGCTCTTCTGCTACTCTACGCAAATCCATTTTACCATAATAACGTAGTGCTAAAATTACTTGAATCTCTGGGGGCAAATTTTCTACTGTTGATGTCAAAATAGTCAACATATCACGTGAAAATGCTGCGCCCTCAGTATCGATAGAGTCTTGCAACTCAGGAACTACTGAAGCATTATCTTGCACACTATTACTAAAGTGAGCTTCAAGACTAATAGGTCGTGCAGATAGTCGAGCGTAAACTTTATTAATTTCAACTACAGACATACCTGTTTTTTCTGCTAATTCTTCTATAGGTATGCCTTCATCCTGCCCTGCGTCTTTTAGCTTTTTAGCTTTGCTCCTGAGGGTTCTCGTAGCCCAATCCTCGCGTCTGATGTGGTCACGAATTGTGCCTCTGATCCTAAGACTGGCAAATACTTTAAAAAATTGCACTGCCTTAGGATCATAGCCATTCTTCTCACAATAAGGTACCCAACGATTGGCTGCGTCGGTAAGTCCTTCGTATGCTAACGAAACCATATCATCTAACTTGAGCGCATGAGTAGCTGTCCGCCATTCTCTATTAGCTATAGTCTTAGCTAAATCTAAGTGATTTAAAATAAGCGAATCTTTATCGTAACTCATCTCCCAGCCCCTCCAATCATATTCAACATTGCCAGAGGGGACAGAGCATCAAATAGCTCACTTCGGCTATCCCAGATAAAGTCAATCAGAGCTTGCTCACGTTCTAATGCTGGCAAATATCTCTCTTCTTGAGTACCTACGGTCAATAAATTGTGCACATAAACAGAACTATACTTCGACCCATCGCGACGGATGCGGCCTGCAAGCTGTTCCATACGTGAAGGATTCATAATCATGTCAACATTAATCAAATGGCGAGCTACTTGAAGATTAAGTGACTGCTCAATAGAAGTAGTCCCAATCAATACTCGACAGTTGGGATCATTCCAGAATTGCTGCTGCGCTGCAAAACGATCAGCGTTATTCTTAGTCTCGCCCCAAATAGTAGAAAAGCCTACACCAGCTCTACTCAATCTGGATTGAAGTGCTCGAACGCCGTTTTTAAAATTAATAAATACTACGACCTTCTCATCAGAAAGATCACCATCAACTAGCTTCTCTTCAACCCAGTCAAGCTTTACTGAGGTGTTAGGACCATCAGGCTCTCCTAATGTAGCCAACCCTCCGCAGATTTGCGCACCATAAAGGAATTTAGCAATAGCGGTGGCTCGCTTTACTTCTTCACCCTGAGTTTTTATGATTCTTAAAACACCTTGCTGGAGTTCTCGATATTTATCCATTTGAGCTTTGTACGGCTCAAGAAATACATTAGTTGGGATAACCGCTGGTAGGTCGACATCATCAATATCGTTAGCAGTCCTTCGCAAAGCCAGATGCTTTGTTTTTTCCTTAAATTCAGGAAGGTTCTTATACCCCACTACTTTACGTTTAGTACTAATCTTACCTGTAGAAGAAACTTCATTCACCAATTCCTTTTGCAGATATCTGCGCTCAAACGAAACTGGTGAGCCAAGAACTTCTCGGGCACCAAGTAGGGAAAGAATATTGTAAAGATCTTGTAGCCTCTTTTGCAGAGGGGTTCCTGTGAGTACATAGATGTGCGGAGATCTTCTAGTAATACGCCCCACAGCATAAGCTGTTGCTGTATCACCATTTCTAAGCGCATCAACATCGTCAATAAATACAGCTTGGAAATTAAACGCCATATCAAGTTGTTCTAGATCGTTAATCAAAATAATAGGGTTTACAACACAGATTTCCCATTCTGTAAAATACTTTTCCCTGCGCTTTTCTTTTGGACCTTCTGCAACAATCACCTTAGTATCTTTCAACAAACGATTAAGTTGCATTTCCCATTGCGGCACAGCAGCAGGGCGGCATACTACTAGAATTCTCCCGCCATCAGCTAATTCATTAGCCTCTTTCAATACAGCAGCGGTTCCGGCCGCCTGAATAGTCTTTCCGGTTCCAACGCTGTCAGCAAGCAATCCGAGTCCAGCCGTATAAAGCCAGGCTACTCCCACTCGCTGATGCTTACGAAAAACAACCCCACACTGCTGACAGGTGGGGTCTAAATCTTCATGCTCTTCGCAAGGGGAGCTATTAAAATATTTTAGATCAGGAAGTTCAATGTCTGTAACATTCCTAATTCTCTCTGCTACCGCTTTCCTTTTGGCAGTCGATAGCTTATTGATCTCAAATAGCACAGTCGCCCCTAAAGTTTATTTTTCTTCTTATTAGCGTTGCGCTTCTTGTCAGAACGAGCCGACTCCAAGATATGTACGGCATACATTACGTCTTGCCCAAATGCGAGCAACGCTTCAGTTACTAGTGTATCATACTTGGCCCAGTCAGGACTAGGTTGTTCTTGGAGTCGGTTCGTCACGTATTACCTTACCTTACGTCTGTATCTGTAGTATTGCCTGGGACTAACTTTGGTGTGGCTTCAGTCTGATGACGATCCAAAGCCTTAAGTGCGTCCTTACCAACAGATCCTAGAGATCCTACCACAGTACCTAGAACAATCTGAGACCATAGGCTCAACTGATCCAGGGAATGGTTAGCGATCTCAATACCCTGAGCAACGTCTACATGCGCGCCGATGAATACGACTGCGATACCAGATGCCCAGGCTAGAAGCTGAGTAAGAACAGCACTGGTGTCTCTACCACGAAGCTGTCGAACAAAATCCACAAGCTTCTTTGCAAATGCGGCTAGTAATGCCAGCTCTGCTCCCATTTTTCCTCCTTGAGTGGAGATAAGCAAGTTTTACTTATCTGTAATTATAACAACAAAACTAGAATTGATCAAGTTTTAAGCAATCCTAGTTACAATTAACATTGTATATTGTTTCAATGTAGTTGTTCCTGTAGCAGAAATCTGTGCCCAGTTGATGGTAATGTTTCCTGAATCAGCCCCTACGATAATAATTCCTTTTTCGTGGAAAGAAATTGCTCCGACAGTGGTATCAGTTCCATAACCAACATCAGTATTGAAAGCATAAGAACCTACACGAGTAGCTGTAGAATCTCGGCTCGTCATTGTTAAAGCTGGACCAGAAATCATTCTCTGTCCAACGCTTCCAGGTGGTGCCCACCAGTTAATACGGATATCTCCACCAGAAGACCCGTCAGCATGCCCAACTAATTCAACCTCATAAACGCCATTAGGTACTACAGGAATAATTAATTGAGGATCGAATGTTGGTGTAGTAGTTCCTGATCGAGAAAGGTCAGAGGTTTTATACGCTACTTGTCTCTTTCCGATTCCTCCAACATTCAGATTTCCCGCTAAGTTCAAGTCTCCTGTAAAGGTTCCATCTACATCCAAGTTTCCTGTAACCTGAACATTACTAAAGCTACTCGACCCTGTAACAGATAACTGATTCTGAAGGCTAAGATTTCCTGTAACTGCAAGCTGATTGCTTGTAGCACGATAGATCCTAGTTTCTGGTGCTGTAGTTCCTCCACCGATTCTGATGCCATCATGGTTGATTTCAAGAGAATGTGTTGCATGACTAGCTTGCTTGAATTTAAGCAGGGGAACAGAAGTAATAGTAGCTACTACAACGTCAAATATAGCGGCAGGAGAGGTAATACCTATACCAATTCTATTTGCTGTTCCCAACAGAATGTTGTTCAAGAAAGTAGCTCCGGCATTTAGCAAATAATTCCAGGCTGATCCAACACGAAACTTTGCTCGCCCTGTGTCAGTCTCATATGAAGCAACTCCTTCATACATTACAGTAGGGTTGACCGCTGACGTAGACTGAACAAAGCCAACAGCGTTATCGAGCTTCTCAAGATTATCGTTAAGATCAGTAGCTACATTCATAGGTTCGCTACCATCGTCAGCAGGCATATACATGCCTACTCTTGGTGTTGTGCTAGCCACTATTACCTCCTAGGTTCCCTTGTTAAATCGGCTAGAGTTGAAGTGTAGGTAAGTATATATTCCTAGGGATGGATCAGGTTCTCAGCTTCAAGATGTTTGTTAGTGATCAATGCATCTACTCCTACGTCAGCCATCTTCTGCCAGCAAGATGCAACATCAGTTGTTGGAGAATCTGTAGTCCAAGTAAATATCTTTAATCCACTAGCCTTATACATACCTACGACTGCTTTATCTAATCTGTCATATCGAACAACATAACCTTCAGCACCAATTTGTTTGATTGTCGTAGGCAAGCGTGTCATTCCTGCGGGAGGATATTCAATAACGAAAGTTGTCACATCTGGATAGAAGTCTTCCATTGCTGTAACACTAGCTACACTACCCATGTAGACTGTCTTATTCAGGTAATTGAAACGAATAATATAATCATAAAGCTTTTGAGCCTGGGCCTGAGTAGGGATAGCTTGCATATCTAGCAGCAAGCCAACATTGGCATCACGAGCAGCATCAAAGAACTCGTAGCCATAAGGCAAGTGCAACTTATCTGTGGACGCATCTACCTTACCGTGGTATTCTGGATATTGCCAGCTACCATCAGACTTCTTTCTGTTCCAAGGATCGTAATTAGCAGCATTCAAATTTTGTGTTTGGGACAGCCACAAGTTACTTACCAGGCCAGTACCGTCAGTAGTTACACCTACATCAGACCCATGCAAAGCTACTGGGAAGTTGGATTTGTTGAAATTAACATCAATCTCTACCCAGGTCAGATTAGAGTTTTTCTTTTTAGCTGAAACTATACCTTGAACTGAGTTTTCTGGTGCTTCTAGTGGACCTGTTTTATGGGCGATTATTACAGGAGTGTCAGATGATAGATTTGGTGCCGCAGTAGCCGGGGATGCACCAGCTACTACAACCAATAAGGTACTTACGATTGCTAATACTTTTTTCAATTTCAATCCTTACTTAACGTAGACAATAGTCAAGACAGGTTCATTTGACTGCCCATTACCATTAAATTTTCCATATTGAGTTTTTGTTCCATCTGTAGGTCCAAGTGCGATACCTTTTGCTGCACCTGATTGGAAATCTTGACCTACTGCAACACCTAGGCTGACTTTTCTCTTTCCAGGCTTTGGCCAATTTGATGAGGTTACTCTTTGCTCATCTACACGAGAACTGCTCCAAGTAGAAGGTCTTCCTGTATAATTGTGCGTACCAATTCTTGCCGTACCACCATCATTCCAATACCAGTGATTAGCATACATAGTAATATAACAAGCTTTAATAGTAGCATCCTTGGTGTCTGCTAAGATTTTTGCATAATCAAAACCACACAAGGCTCTAGCATCATTAAGCCAGTTATCCGCACCTGAGTTTCCTTGCACCATCGTTGATCCATGAGAAGATGAATAATCTCCATTGGATCGATAGGTACCAGACCAGGTTGCAGCATAATTCTTGGTATATTCAATTTTAGGTTTAGGTGCTACTGCGCGAGGAGTATCGATAGTCGGAGCTGGTGTTCCTGCTGGGCTTACACCAGCATCATTAATGATTACCGTGTCTGTTTTAGGAAGACCTACATCCTCTACCCAAATTAATGTTGTGCTTTCTACTCCTGTGTTACCTTGCGCGTTTACTGTAGGAGTACCAGCACCTCCTTGAATTGACCACAAAATTCTGTGGAGCCCAGGAGTAAAGGTTCCAGCATAAGTAATGTGAGCAGCAGCATTACCGCCAGCCGCAGCAGCGCCTACGGAAATAGACTGCTGAATCCATGGCATATCTAAAGTAGGGGAAATTTCCCCAGCATCACGAAGCCTCATTACAAGACGATCGTTAGCTGCGGTAGATTCCCATTCTGTTACAGCACAGATCATATATGTACGGGATTCTTCCGCGATAAAACTGATTTCTAAGAATCCTCTTTCATTACCTGCGGCTGCTCCAACAATAGAAGCACCAGGATAGTATCCAATCGAGATAACACCCTTACCCATTGGATCAATAATATCAGACTTTAGTGAATCACCGCCAATATTAATATCATTTGTGATAGAAATATCTTGGAATGACCCTCGACCGGTACCATCAATTCCCGCAAGAGTAATGGTAGGATCTTCTAGATCTTTAATCAATAGGAAGTTACCATTTACACCGGGATTACCTAACAAGCTAACAGTAGGATCTTCGTCTTCAGAATAAATTCTGAATCCTTCAAAGTTCATTTCAGCACGAGCACCGCTTTCGCCGGTCTTAATTACCCCACCAAGAATGATAGAGGCGCTAATAGTTCCGGCTGTAATCTTTGAAGCTGTTAGGTCACTGATATGTGCATCGTCAATAAGATTTACTGTAGCAGTAACAGCATTAGATGGTGCAGATCTGTTTCCAGCAGTATCTATTGCGATTACTCGAACATAAATGTTTTCAGTAGAGTCTACATTGAATGTCTGAATAACCGGAGTACCTGAACGAAGCATTCCTGCGTCTGCTAAAATTTTTCCTACTCTGGTAGTTTCGTTGGGATAGAAATTAGCATCACCTACGTGCACCTCTAAATATGCCATATCTGGAGGCAAATTGAAGGTTCCTCCTTCTGCCTTGCCTAAGAAATGCTGAACCTGAATGGCTACCATGCTAGAAGCAATTACAGGTGGCGCAGGCTTAGGCGGAGCAATAGTATCAGTTTGCGCAGTAAAGCTGAAACTGTCTGACCACTCAGAGAAATGCTGAGGTGTAGATGAGTCTACCGCACGAATTTGTAAATCATAAGTTACTCCTGGGGTAAGCTCCTGAATTACAGTGTTTAATTGCCCCCAAGCTACATAAACTGTTTGCCACCCGGCATTAGTAATTGGTGGTAATACAGGCTGAGCCCAAGTAAGTAGATCTGACCATGCAGCCTCTCCTTCAACAGTTTCCCAAGATGACTGCAAATCAGCAGTAACAGAAGGCTTGTACCTTAATTCATAATGATGACCATCAGTGATGTATGAACCATCTGTATTGTAAGGCAATTCCCAAGAAATATCTGCTTGAGCGCGAACAGAAACTCCATCGGAAGGGTAATATACATTACTGTACACACTAGTAAGATTAGGAGTTTCAGGAATGGTTTTATCTCCCGGAGCCTGAGGAATCCAGTATCCGCGAGAAAAAGTTAGAACATCGCCTTCTACAGCACTACTTACTACAACATCTCTTAATCCTGCTAGAGTTACTTGCTCAATTAAAGTAATAGCACTGATAGCAGAACCTAGGGTAGTTCCTCCTGAAGCACTCGAAGCTGATAAATTAGCTACTTGCTGCTTTAATCTTTCAATCAGCAATTCACGTCGAGATTGTAAGGTTAATTCAACAGTTTGGGTGGCATCAGATGCTACATTGACAGCAATACCTACTACGCGCCATTGGCCAATAGAAACATTATGATTTGAATCGATATTCTCAATAGAGATCCAATCACCTACATCGTAATCTTTAAATACTCTACGACCTTCCTGATTGGCTGCAACAGATACTCTCCAAGATACCTTCTCGTCCTTTAAATCTTCTAAAGATGAGTTAAGAACTTGGGTAAGGTCATCTAAGTCTGTGGCGTTTCCAGCAGAAATGAAAGCCTCTCTCTTCTGGTATTTAGCCATAGACTCTTTGTCTTCAGTATACACATATGAGCCAGATTGGTTTTTACCAACAATAGCATTAGCAATAGTGTCTCGACTTCTGTTTCTTTCCTTACTAATCTGTGAACCGGTTTCATGGAAAACTACATCTTGCTTACTGAAAAATGCCGGAGGAATAGCTTCATCTGTTTTAGATCTTTGATACACATTTAAATTAAAGTCTGTATCCATAATCCAATCAGCTTGCTGTACTTGAGCAAGAGATGCTAATACCGCATCTAATCTTGTTCCTTCAGCTACATCTACTCCTAGCTTGCCTGTCCAAGGAAGCCCTCGGGAATCTTCGGCATCTGTAAAAGTAGTTTTTACATAAGGAATAACACCTCGTGCCTGAGACTCTGAAAGATATTTCTTGAACAACTGCATGGCTGTTTCAGTTGAAGGAATAGTAGACTTATTCAGATTATAAAAATAAGCTGGTAATGGTGCCGCAATTCCTACGTTTCCAATAAGCTCTAGTCCTAATTGCAATACAACATGAGTTGATGGCCATACATAAGCAGTTCTGAATCGTTCAGTCCATACAGTATTATCCGCAGATGTATCAAAAACTACCTCTCCAGAGTCTTCTCTGATTCTCCAATATTTCTGAGAAGTAACATCATATGCCCATTCTTCATTGGCAACTGAGCTACCGTTAGAAACTTCAGCCACAATACGTAAATTGCCATTAATGCGTTGTGTGTACATTCTAGCATAATTACTAGAGCTATTAGTAAATTGCCCCGGGTCATGAATTAGCTTTACAATAGTAGAAACTTGCCCGGTACCAGAAGCTAATGACGGACCAGGCTCTACAGCAACAGATAATCCAGAACTTTCAAAATCATAAGTTCTGGAAGTTATGTATTTGGTGGGCTGACCAGAAGATACTACTAATTTAGCATGTCCAGCAGTTTCATCTGAAGTAACAGCTCCGAAGAAAGTCATACGTTGAGTAGCTTGAGTTAGATTTTTTTGATTTACATCTAAGGCAGTATTGACTTTATCCAACTCGGCCTTTGCTTCATTAAGCTGCTTTAGAGCTTCTTTCTTTTCTGCTGCGGTGGCTGCTGGATTCTTTTGCTTCATTACTTGATCATAACTCTGTTTTTCAGAGTTATAACTATTAGTTGCAGATGTTTTCTGCTCAGTTAATCCTGTACGTTCCTGCTGATACTTATCTCTATCTGCCTCAGCTTCACGCCTTCCGCCTTCCGCTTGCACAGTAATATTAGGATCAAGTGAGGTTCTAGTCCATACAAGTTGGTCTAATTCTGATCCAAATGCGTCAACAGCAGTTTCTAACTTAGTGACAATTCTGTCAGGAAACCCTGATGGGAATACAGTAGCCCATTCAAGTACCTTACCGATACCGGCACCTGAGATGGTCGCAGACAATGTTTCTGTGTCGTTGATTTGAGAATCTGTGCTAGCGGTACCTAGGAATTGAAATACTACATCGCCATCAAAACGAATTTCCCACAAGTTTTCATAGTCAAACAAAGTCTCAATAGGTGAGCCATCATTTAATGACTGCTGAAATAGAGGATGATTTAAGTTTAGACCGAAAGATGCCATACCGTAAGCATTTAATTCCTTGGTAAAGGTAAGACTGGTCATATCTGTAGTTCGTAGCAACTCAGTCTGGAAGTCACTATGGGATCTACAAATAAGCTCCCATCCAACACTTCCGTAAGCTACTTCTGAATCTACAGAACGAGCACTAAGGGTAAATGGTAATCTCTTAGGTAATACTCCTGTAAACCCACGGGCCCCCGTCTCGGCAGGACGAACTAGTCCTCCGAGCTTGAAAGGAATTCTATGCGGTAGTGATGCTAGACTCACGGCCTTACACTCCTAAATTATCCGTTAATTAGTTTCTTTACTGTCATATAAGATGCTCCACGCATTACTGTCTGATCTGCATGAGATGTACTCTGTGCGTGCTGCAACACTACTTCACCAGCATTGGAACCTATAGGCAAAATAAATCTTTCCTGGATGGCTGTCCAATACATCGCGCTGGCCAGACCGTAGGCTACTTCAGTAGTCATCTGGCTTGCGTTAGTTCGCATTAAAGTATTACCGTTATCTGTTGAGTTTACGGCGGGTCCAGTACATGCTCGTAATCCCACTGTTCCAGAAGGGACTTTCCAAGCAAGTTTGATATTACCATTCTGCCCGGAGCAAATAGCAAATAACTCTACGCGATACTTGGTATTTGCAGAAGCACTAAACCTTAGAACAGTATCGTCATTCAATGTGGTGTCGTTGGAATAGCCCTGGTCGGTGTTCTTATAGATAGTGAACTCTGGCTCAAAAGCAGAATCAGGCAGCCCGTGCACACCTGGAGAAACATTAGCTATGTGGTCTTGAGCCTCTTGAAAATCTCTTGCGGAAACTCCATGAACTACAGGTGCTCCCTGAGCGTGAGATTTAGCTGTGGTTCCGTCTTGTCCACGAGTAATGAGGAATGTCCCCGGTGATCCGCCCTTAGGACCAGTTACAGTAACCAGCTCTTCATTAGAAGTATCTGGATCTAATCTTAAAGTATAGGGGTATTGTGATGGAAATCCTGTACTGGTGCTTAGAGCTACTTCTGTAGCTCCGGTAGAAATTCCACCTACTGTTGCAATAGTGGACAGTGCTGCTGTATTACTGTAATAGCGCATTATATGTTCTCCCAAAATCCTTATAGATACGCTGGCTTAAATTTCAACACAGCATTTCCTGTGTTGTTACCTGTAGATGTTAATTTAATAGAATTGTTTCCTGGCAACAGCTTCATCCAAGCTCTAAACCCTGAATGAGTAACAGAGCCAGTTAAGTTACTGTTGTCAAATGAGTTTATCACAGAAAACTGTCCAACATCAACATTTACAGGATTTCCAATAATGGCAGTATTGACTCTCATCCATGTATTGGGTGTTGCTGTCAAGTTAGTTATCAACGGGGATACAAGCTCTCCGTTGAGTTGGATTTTAATTGATGTCCAGATCGGAATATCGCCTGGGTTACTAACTACTGTGGTTCCGCCTGGAGATAAATTGTACGTTAATTCTGGACCGTAAAAATAGGGGTCTGAGAGTAGGAGGTCCACAGCGAAATCAGCTCGGGTTCGTCCTGTCATCGTAGGGTCCATAGTCCCCGCTAATTCACACAGAGCGGTTGCTTCACGAAGTACTGGCGAAGCAGCATTCTCCCACCAGCGACGAGTCAATACCAATTGTTCCTCAGGTGACCAAAGCAATTGCTGTAAAGTTCGCCAGTTATCGTTGAACTGTACGTCTTGTGTGCCTCCAGCCCTTGGCTGATCTGTACTTGGGTTAACTCCTGCGACCCACATTGCCAGAGTAATTACTCTGGAATCAGCATTCTTTGTTCTGAACGATCTACCGTCTCGGAAAGGGAAGAGAGTGTTATCTCCACGAAGTTTAGGTACAGCTAATCGTGAACCACCTATAGTTTTGATCGCCCAGCAATACTGATTCAGCGAGACGCCGTTTATGCTCCAATATTCTTCTGATGAGTTAGACATTCTCTTCCCCTCCCTTCTTTAGTATAACAATTGAGTTCTGTAAAGTGCATCACGGATTGAATCTCCTGCACGCTCTGGCATAGGGTTATTAATAATAACGTCACCAAAGGTTCTTGTGTTATCTGTTGAGTTATTAACTACTGAGCTAGCAGCCGGTGATAGGGTTCTTGGAGTAGTAGGCAATGAAGTTTGTTGTTTAGGCATAATATTTTGCATATTCAGCATTTCCATCAAATCAACTAAACCTCCCTGGTTAAATGCCCAGTGATCGTGCGGATTTCCACCTGCGAAATTGTGCTGATTCCAAACTGCTCCAGTATACCTATGTGGCTTACCATTCCAAATATTCAAATCGTTATAAGGAGTAATAAGTTCCTTAGTCCTTGCACCAAAGTTAGATCTAATCCACTGAGCTACATCCCTACGAGGAGGAAGGTCAACCGCTCTACCTAATGCGTGGTAAGACCTGTTTCCTGATAGTGTTCTAGCTCCAGGCCTTGGTCCAGAGATTAATGGCAATCCGGGGAATCTTTGGCGAAGTACCTGCATTTGCCATTTGTAGCCTCCAGGACCACCAGCACCGCCTAAGCCAACTTCAGCCCAAGCCTTTTTAATCATGGTGTCAGAAACATCGACTGGGAACGGCCAACCTACTCCACCACCTTTAGCAAACTTATGGCCACCGCTTGCACAGATAGGACATTCTTTGCTGTGTACAGTGCCTCCTGAAGCAAACTTATCATTAGACACATCTGGCAAAGCTTCTGCAACTACAGTTCTGTCAAGTTTCTTTTGGCGCAAAGCCTCCATTACCGGAAGCCCATAGTATTCTACGGCATCTGTCGGATGAACAAATTCGCCGTTAGACAACCAGGCTCTAATGGAATCAGAAGTTCTAGTTCCAGCACCCCACACAGGGCCACCACTTCTGAATCCAGGAGCACCATAACCATCTCCCCAACCTTTCATGGAAGCACGAGCTTTAGATTCTTCTACTTCTCGTTCAGCTTCCTTCAGACTCTTACCACTTTGCAGAGAAGCCTGAAGGGCTTTCAGGTCTTGCATTTCTTGGTATACTTTTACGTAACCTTTTGTAGATAGCTCAGTTTGTACATCTTCAGGAACTTCACCATACATTTTGATAAGGTCGCGAGTTTCCTTCTTGGTACCTAGTGCCTTATCTGCTTCTTTTTGAAGTTCCTTAATGCGGTCTCTGTGACGCTGAGTAGCTTCCTTCATAGGTACGCCAGAGGCAATATCCTCAAGATACAAATCTCGGGCAGCTTTTGCGGCAGCCTGCAATGCATCCCTGTTTCTTAGACCTTCACGACTATGAACGCTTAAACTCTTACCGTTGGCTTCTACTGACTCCTTCAGAGTAAGAATTTGGCTATTCCAGTTTTCAGTAGCTTCATTGGCTGTCATCATTTCGCCATATTCGGCCTTAATGATGTCAGACAAAGCACTGCTTCTATCCCTAGCAGTAGAAGTCGCGCTGGACATGGTATCCAAAGCAGAAGACAAGGTTTGAATTCTAGCTTCTAAATCACCTGCGGCAACTACACTATCAACCTGGGCTTGAGTCATTCCTGCTAGACGATCCTGATAGGTTCGTGCGGAATCAGCACTAGTCTTAGTTAACTCATTGTTTCTGCTCTGAGCTTCAGCCACCTGGTTAATTGAATCTTTGAATTCAATCGCTTCGTCTTTTAATTGCTTATAAGGAATTGCAGCAGTAGGTCCACCAGCTTCTAATGCTGCGATACGCAAACGCTCATAAGTAGCAATCTGTGCATCAAGCTGAGTATTAACTCTAGTTAGATTTTGGTCGTTGTCATTTAGAGCGCCAGATACGTCTGTCAAACTAACGCCAAACCTCTCAGCCCTTTCTGCAAGTTCCTTGAACTTCTTATCAGTTTCAGCTAACTGGTTTACTTGATCTGTATTTCCCTGAGAAAGATCAGAATAAGCAGATTTCAAAGCTTGGAATGCGTTTTTAGTATCTTCAGCTTCTCGCCTTTGCCCCATTAAACTGTCAACTAGGAATGTCACTCCTACTGCGGCAGCACTTAACGCAATTCCCCAAGGCCCACCTAGGAAACCTACGAGTCCTCCTAATGCGCCTTGTACTCGTGATCCAGCAGTGCTAAGCCCTCCTACAGTTCTACTAAATACAGATACTTTGCCATTAGCATTTTCTGCTGCGCGACCAGTATTTTCAATACTTCGAGCAGTATTACCTCCACCGACAATCTCAGAGCCAATACCTGCAATAGGTGAAGGAGTATTCCTAGCTATTGGTGCGGATTGCCCAGAAGATTGTAACCCAGCAGCATTTCTAGCAGCATCAGCAAAAGCTCCAGATAGGTTTCCTCTGTTTCGTACCATCCAAGTAAAGAAGTCCCATAACTTGAACAGCCCTGTAAACCTTGCCACAATAGATACAGCAGCCAAAGCAGCAAGACCGGCTGCCAATCCGCCTAAGACATTACTTACTCCTGGAAGAGACGCAATGTTGAACAGTAGCTCGGCAAAATTAGCCAAAACAGTAACGAATACTGTTAATGCGGATGCAGCACCACTTTCTAAGAAAGTAGAAATAGCTTCAAGCATGTCGCCCAAAGCTTCAGCTACAGTAACCGCAATACCTGAGTCATTAAGGTGCTGCAAGATTTCTAGAATAGGCGGCAGAACACGAGTCCTTAATGTGTCTAGCAGGTCAATCATAGTCTGAATATTGCTTTGATTAGACGCTAAGTTTCCAATTCCTCGGGCAAGATCTCTAATCAAATCTCCTAGCGCTGACAATACAGGTCTAATATTGGTCATCCATTCACGCAGAGGAGAATTAGCTTGCTCTTGAGCATCAGCAACATCAGCCCAGTGGCCTGTAATATCTTCTAGGGTACGTAAATATGATTGACCTTCGTCTACTGTAGCGTTAAAGAATGAACTTACAATACTCCCAAGGTTTTTGAAGATCTGCCAAAGAGACTGTAAACTTTCTTTAGTTTCGTCTAGGAAGTCAGCAATAGACCCGTTAGATCTAGCCTGAGCTGACCAATCAGCAAAGGCGTCTGCCCCTTCTTTTAATGCACGGGTAATCCATGTAGTAAAAGGACCAGCAGCAATGGCAATATTACGGAATACATTAGCAAGACTGAGTCCTGCACGAGCCATATTGGTAATTACCGTATAGTTGTTTTCAGAAATAGTTCTGAAGTCTCTCTTCCAAGGACCAGAAGTAATCATTCTGATACCTTCGTCTGCAACCTTGCCCAAGGCACTTGCAGATCTACCAAAGAAATTCTCAGCTATAGGCAATAAAGTATTAAGGCGATCAGTGGAATCAACAACTTCCTTGAAGAAGTTTTCTCCGACAATTTCAGAAGTTTTTGCCCACTTATTAGAAAAGTCAACAATGGCTTTTGTGACATCTCGTGTGGCAGGAGCCATATCCTTAAGCGCAAGGTTGTACTTCTGGGTGGCAGTCAAAGCCTTATCTGTGCCTAAACGTGCCTGTTCTTTTACCTGAGATTCTTCAATTTCAGCTTTCTGAGCTTCTTTTAAAACATCTCCAAAGCCCCCAAAAGCACTCGTAAGGCCTCCTATAGCGCCGATAGCAGCAAAACCTAATCCAGGAATGGCAGCAATAGCTCCACCAGCAGCGCCTATACCACTAGCCAAGCTTAATGCTCCACCACCTAATGCTCCAATTCCAGAAATAAGAGCAGGAATAGCAGATACCAAAACAGCAATAAGTCCTGGCATTCTATAAAGCTCACCAGAAACTCTACCTAATCTTTGTAATAGCCTAGAGCTTGATTCGGAGAAGTCATCGAATCCTGAAATAAAGCTTCGAAGGAATCCTCCACCGCCCCCACCAGCAGATGCGGCCTGTCGCAACTTGGTAAATACACTAGTGCCTCTATCAGCTTCCTCGAATACACGAGTCATATCTGCCATAGCAGTTAACGCCCAGAAACGAAAAGACTTTCCAGAAGGTAGCGCATCAATTTTTTCAAGTTCTCGCCTGATACGTTCAGCATCTTTTAATGCTTCAGCTCCAAGTTCATCCTTTAGGCTACGAGAGATAGTGCGAATATCGCCTAAAGCTCTATTAGATAAAATTCTGACATTAATGTCAGTGTCCTCGTGAGCTAGTTTTTTAAGTTCAAACTCAATAGCTGCAATACTTTGGTTGGCATCTTCTGCGTCAACATCAAGAACTAACGGATCTAACTTTAGTTGACTTAATGTACGATTTAGTGTTCGTAGCCTGCCACCTAGTGAACTATTAATCTTGTCTTCTGCTCGCTTAGCAAAGTCTTCACCAGCAGATTCTCCAGCCTTGCCAAAAGTATCCTGAAAAGCTTTAATAGTAGCTTGAATTAGCTGACGGTTTCCACCAGAGTTATTACTCCTTTGAATGCCTCGTCCTAATCCTTTATGATAAGAAGACCCTGCTTCCTCACCGGCTTTTCCAGCGGCATCTCCACGATTAAGGTCAGCAATAGCTGCTTTGGCTGAGTTTGCACTTTCGCGTTCAGCACGTGCACGATTCTGCTTTGATGCAGTAATTTTTTGATCGTCAGAAAGAGATTGAGAATTAAGCTTAGCTTCCTCTTCACGCAATTCTCTTAATGCACGGCGAGCATCGCGTGCAGCACGAATTAGGCTATCGAATTCTCCGAGGGCGCGATAACGAGATACGTGTTCTGAACCACTGCCGGGACTAGTCACCGCGCTACCTCCAAGGTTTTATAGTTAGCCTGGTGGTGGATTGTCCATACCAAAAGCTAACATCTCTAGCATTTCAAAACTATTCTTATCTGCCGACTTTTCAAAGTTCTCCTGAGTAGCAACATCTTGAGTAGATCCATGAACTGGCAAATTACTGGATACAGATTTGGATTCGACCTTGCCGAATTCCTGGTATTCTTCATAATCTATCGTCAAATTTGATGCATACGTCATCAAATCTTCATTAGCATTAGCTCCGGCAGCAGCAGCGACCATAGCAATACTTCTAGTTTGCCAAGAGATAATCAAACGCTGTTCACGTCTTTGATTATATTTATCTTCAAGTATGACTGCCAAGATTTGCCTGATACGACGTAAGGTTTTATCTAGAATCTCATCATCATCCCAACGATAGGTAGAGCTGATAGTATGAAAGACTCTAGCCATAGGACCTACCAGCTCTAACCCAGGAATATCTGGGATTATTCGGTTGAGTTCTGTACTGTCAGATTCTCTGGAACTTGCCCTGTCTTCTTCGCCAGGTCGAACATTGCCATTAGTCGTTTTCCCAAGGCTTGCAGATCTTCTGCTTCACGCTTAACAATAGCTTCAACTAAAGTTACTAGATCTTCTAGTTCTGGGTTATACAGCTCATCGAATAGTTCATCATTAAGACGTTTATTCTCAGCGATCTCATCTTTACTGAGTCTACGACCAGCTTTTTCGCCTACAGGACGAGCCATAGATAATAGGAAGTCAATTACTTCCTCTTCGGCATCAGGAATAGCAAAACCTACTAAAGCAATCAGCTTCCCGCCAAACTCTTCAGGAGTATCTTCAGGGGAAAATTTAACATTCAAAAGCATGCCCCCCGCACCATGAGTAATGATACGTAGTAGCTTAAAGAATTGACGTGCCTTAAGTGGCTGCAAAACAACCTGTGTGCCGGTAGATAGGGTAACTACGTCACCCTCATCGACAATAACTTCAATGTCGGATTTTGCCATTATTGACTCCTGGTCTACTTGGACTTATTAGATTTTGTTAATATCAAGCTGAGCGGTTAACGATACGCCCAATTGCGCGCTTTGTTAGCGGAGTACCCTTTTCATCCTTGTCAGAAATAACTGCTCGACCTGTGTAGTTAAGCAATAGTCCAGACTTGTAGGATGGACCGGTGAAGTTAATAGGACCGAAGATCACCTTATAGAGAATGAAGTCCATAACTCTAATAGCTCCATCGCTGTCCTTGGATGGGCAGCGAATCAGCATAGGTCGAGCAGGCTGATTTACGGAATCTTCTTCCCATAGACCCATGGAGTAGGTAGTTCCTGCTCCTGAGCCAGATGAAGTCAAAGTAGCTCCAGATAGAAGCTGAATTGTACGGAATGGTAGATAGCCAGCTTCAACGGTAACTGTGGCGAAGTTCAGCCAGAACCATGATGACAGTACGTAGTCATCACCGGTGTTATCATAGTTACCAGTATCAGCAGCAATAGTTCCAGAACGTACACCATAAATGTCGCCAAACTCTTCCTCAGTACCGTCAGTACCATCTAAGATAGCTGCATGGCTGATAGAAAAGCCTTCAAAATTAGTGCCAGCCATATAAATCTCCTTTTCTTAGTTCTAGGAGCCATATGGTCCTAGCGTTTTCTTTGGCTACTTAAATAATCGGCAAGCAGTAATAACCTATTTGGATTATCCTGCGCTATTTTAATAAGCAGTCACTTTGCTGGTCACACAATTACCTTGTGTATCGTAATAATGCAACACACGCTTAGCACTAGGTGCACCATTTAATCTGGCCCACTTAGCACAATCAGCACAAGCGATTTCCATATACATGCCTTCAACAGGCATGTGCTCTTGCTTAAGTACAAGAAATAGTTTTTTGAACTTTCCTGGACAACGTATTTCTACACTGTTCTCTGGCACCTTAAAGTTTTCATCTATCCACATATTCTGCTCCTGCCATTAACGATTTTTCATAAATCTTAGAGCCTTCGCCAGGAACAGCCTGAGATACCTTCAGATATAATTTCTTAACGACATTATCCCAGCTATGTGTTTGAGGAATAACTTCCGCTGCTAGGTCAGCTTTTCGTTTTACTTCAGCTCTGTTTCTAAATGTGTGCAACATGAGAGCTTTCATATGGTCTTTATCGGCCCTAGCATTTAATACTTTAGGGTTATCATCTAAAGGCATTAACTTATAGTCCAGGGGATAGGCATACTCAGGAGACAGCCATCCTGTATGGCCACCCCAATTAGTAGCAATTACCGCTCCGCCCATAGCTTGAAATTCTAGTGCAGGCATATTCTTCCCTTCTCCGCGAGAAGGAGCGCAGAGAACATGCTGAACAGAATAGAATTGTTTTAAGACATCCTCGGGCCAAGAATCATAATGCACTCGTAATTTTGGAACCCATTGCTCCATTGCAGAATGCAATCCTGGTGACATAGTTTTGAGGTGTAGTTCTGCGGGCTCAAATTCTTCAGGATATTCTTCTTTTAGCTCTTTAAAGGCCATGATGGTTACGAAAGGATCTTTTCTTTCATGCAGCATACCTGTCATGCAAAACCCGAATCTGTTACTAAACCAATCCTTTTCTACCTTAGGCCAATTCTCAGGCAGAAACCCACCCTGAAGTATTTCTAGTTTTGTGCTTTTTGGGTTTATGTAAGGTAGAAAGCAATCTTTAGTAACCTGATCATAGCCTAGAAGTAGATCATATCTACTTAGAGCTTTGCGTAATTTTGATCTACCCTTTAGGTTGTTGAAGTTGGTATATTCCCACATTGACCAACCTACTGTTACTTTACTGGCTCTACGTTCTTCAGGTAGTAGACCCATTTGGCCAGGATCTACATGATGAATCATCAAATCGAACGGAGCTTCTAACCGCTTGCTGAATAGACTCAACACGTCGGGAGGCAGTGGAGCATCGACATGAGTTGGCTGAACATAGACATCTGCACCACTTCGAATAAGAGCACGTGCCAGACCTATCCCGTCGTTGCCGTATCCTGTATAAGTAGATAGTGGAGTCTTCAATAGTACCTTCAATTTATCCTCCTGGGATCTAGAGTTACTAAAAGTACTATCGGATTAAAATCAGAAAAATACTGAGTAGTATACGGAAGCTATCATTATTCCATCACCATCAGTTACAGCGACAGGCTCACTTAAATCAACAATTCTATCAGAACTGATAGTAACTAAATCGCCCCACATTTGCATTTCAGGATTTACTCGATGCAGGTACTTGTCAACAACCTTAAAAGTATCATTCAATTTAAGTCTGACAGATTTACTACCTATCAAATTTCCTGACGCATCACGAGTACCGTTGGCCCAAATAGTTACTCGTAACCTACGACCTCGGTATCTGCTCAATCCTGTAATATTGGCGTAAGGCCCTGCGTCTTCTACTACAATTGCACTGACAGCTTCGTATTGGCCATCTTCTAGATTAGCAAGCATTTCATCTCTAAAAATGAAAGGTTTCAATGAGACAGAAAATTTGCCAACACTATTAACTACTTCAGAAATACCTAGAAGATACTTTGCGCAAGCTCCTTGTAAATCGTCTGCCATATCAACCTCCTAGGAATTTGTTCATAGCTGCAATATACTCATGGCCTAGAGCTTCAGCAGGACGTAAGAAATCGTGGTTTAGTCCTCGTTCACGCTCATATTCAGCATAATCTACAGGGTTGTGAATACCTTGCGATGGGCCACCATAAGAAATTTCTCCCTCCCAGTAGGTTTGTCCAGCATCACTGGAAAGTTTACCTGAGGATTTTAAACTTCTAGTAATAACGTGCACCGCAGCTTGAGTAGCACGAAATTGTTCAGTAAGGACACGCTCAAACTCGGCAATATCTTCTAAAGACAAGCCATTAGCTAAGCGATTAACTTCGTCCTCTATTCCGTCAGAAAACTTTTCAATCTTTATCATGATGGTGCTCCTGCTGGATACCTCAAGCTAGCTTGCGCCACCTCGAATACTTGAACTTCAATATGGTGAGTACCATTAAAATCTTGAGCCTCATCAGGTCTCATTTTCATCATGAAGGATGAACCTATATGCGGACCCTTAACTACACGAACAATTTGTCCGCTTTGAAGTGCAGGTGAATAAGAGCAGAACATAATTCCAGTCCTATCCGGACTACGGCCCGCAACAACAGGAGAAGGTTGATCCTTACCTACTCGCAAAAAGTTAAGGTCTAATCTGCATTTCATTATTCCTGGGGGCTGCGTTCTATCAAAACTAGCTCCTGACTTTTGCCAGGTTTGTACACGAGCACCATCTACAACATCAGTAACAGATTGTAAAACTTCTACAGTAGAGTTAAATAAGTGTCGCATAATTAACTCCTCTCAGTAGAAAAATGTTATTCTTGTTTCTGGGGGACTATTAAATGCGTCTACATCGTTTAATAGTCTACGGGTGCCACTACCACCAACTATTTTAGATCTACCTTCAGAGGAAGTCTCAATGCCGTCCCACTCCATGCCTTCAATAGACCCTGTAGACCCGATGGCGGAGCTTCCTGACTTGAGTTTACTTACTGCTAGATCAAACCACATAACTCCAGTAGCATCACCTTTTTTGACAGCAGAAACTGTTCTGCTATAAGAATAAGATCCAATACTTTCGGATTGGTAAGGAGATGCTGAAGCTTCTCGATATGGCTGACTTAGATAAATCTTGTCAGCCATATCTAAAATTCCATACTTAGCTAGCTTAGATTGATCTAAGTCAGTTGGGTATTCATTAATACCTGTGGCTAGATAGAAAAGTAATGTAGCTTGAGCTAGCGCCTCACCGGCAAAATCGTTAAAACTTGTACTTTCACGACCTGTAAATATAGCTAAATCAGCTACAGTAGGGGACGCTAGCGCCATAACTATTACCTCTTCTCAAAGAATACTTTGCCGTAACGTTCCATCTGCTCATCCGCAGATAGTTCATACCAGACATTGCCCTCGGCGTCCTGATGAGTCTTCTTACTAGCCTCATTATCTTCAAGCACAAGAACTTGTCCAGCTTTCCAAACACGTGCTGCTACAGTAAGCCCAGATTCTAAGAATTCAATTTCGAGATGCTCACGCTCATCGTTATCAGGGTCGTTAGAACCTTCAATATTTTTAGCATCAAGTACAGATTCAGTTTGACGAACTCGTGCACGACGCTTTTCTGCTTCTGGGTCATCTGTAATTAGCTCAGGAAATGGCTTACTTACGTCAAATTTAACTCCAGCCGCATCTTCAAGAATTACTGGCTCTGGGTGGCGGTCAACCATTTCTAACCCTGGATTCATTTGGTTATGCACAGTTTCATCAACCTCATGAGCGGGGGCCATCTTTGGAACCTCAGCTACTTCTGGCTCAGGATTAGTAGATTCGCGTTCTTCTGTTGAAGTTCCAGGGTTTTCCTGATTCTCTACAGGCTTATCTACATCATTAGCTGCGGCTGTTTTGGCAACTTCTGGCTCTTGAGTTTCCTCTGTAGATTCGCGTGCCTCTACATTAATTCCAGGGTTTTCCTGGTTTTCTACAGTCGGGTCTACCTTCTTGGCAGCCGCAGACTTCTTTACCCTTGGTGGCATTAAAGATCACAACCTTTCAGTCTATTTTCCATGTGTAACATCGTCATATTGACCAGATAAGCGCTTACGCAACTTTTGGCCTCTTTTACCAAATTGTACTTGAAAGAATCCTACAATAGATGTCAACATAGTTATAGCTAACACCCAGAAGATTGTTAATCTTACCCACTCAACACCTGGAAGAGATACGTTCCAAATACGAAGTGAAAGATAAGCGCACAAAATCAGTACGCTAACCGCAAAAATAGCAATTACTGTACCAACAAAGCTTTTACGCCATCTAGATAAAGTAAGATACATAGCAGTAAACACTAATGTGCTAAATGTGAAGGCCAGGAAGCCAACATCTCCCCAAAATTCTAACATACTAGCCTCCCTTACTCATTAAATAATTCTTCAAGCATCAGGCGAAAATGATTCCTTCTCCTAAGCTCGCGAAACCTACTAGTTAAATCGTCAACCTTTTCAAATCTGTTTTCAGTTGACTTCTTAGCTTCATCTAACTCATGCTGCACAGCGTTAAGTTCCTTCTCTTCGTCCGGATTGTGGTTAGCAGTCATTATCAGCCCTCCCTACCTGGACGCACTACGTGAGTAGTTTTACGAGTTTTTTGCTCATCTGATTGGCCAAATTTTGCCCCGTGAACTGCTTCTAGTAACTTAACTGAAGTCTCACTCAACTCTGTAACAATGTCGAGCTGCCTTGTCTGCATATTTACAATCTGTAACGCTTCCGCAGTTTTGTCTTTCCACTCTTGTTCACGTTCTCTGGATTCTACTATTCTAGCTTCATAGTTAGCTTTCATCTCAGTAATACGAGCTTCCTGGGACTCATGCACCTTTTGAACAGATGCAGGAGTTAATAGCCAACCTCTTACCAAAGCAATGAACAGCAAAGGCAAAGGACCAATTGTACCAATCCAAGGCCCAATGGCATCTAATGCACCTTGTACTACCTCCATGATACCTGCCTATAAGATAAAAGCCGGAACGCCCGTAAGCGCCCGGCTTTAACTACTGCCTACAATTAAATTATCGGCAGAATCATATTAAATTACAGAAAGTTCATCCCAGCCACGCTCACCAGCAGCAAGGCCTACTACCATTCCTAGCATTCCTGGCTTAGACCAAACACCTGAAGAATCATAAAACCACTGACTTGACTTCTCAGCCTCAAGTGCAGGGCAACCAAAGAATGTACGCCCACGATCTTCGATGACATTAAAGTGGTGATAATGTGCTGTTACGAACAAAGAGGTATCAACAAGTTCTGAAGTTCTACCGAGAATTTGCTTCTCAATAGCATTCTTAGAACTTACTCCACCAGTCTTAGGCCCTGAGCCATTAGATACATGACCATGAGTGAAGTTAACCTTTACTCCTGAAAGTTCTAGGTTGGCATCTTGACGATCTGTAGCGATGTCCCACTTAATATCATCACCAACGCCTGTACCATCAAAAACTTTCTTTACAAGGCTCGCAACCATAGTAGAGGAGTTGTCATAGATACTAGTAAGGGCCTTGTTACTTCCAAAGCGCGTATGCTCACCATGATTTGACGGAACAGAAGCAATATTCATTCTCAAACCATCCTCTAGTAGAGTACGGATACTCCATGTACGCATATCGAAATCTAGAGTAATTTGATCAGAATAGTTCAATTCAATTTCATAAGGTTGAGAAGCATAATTACCTACTGCACCTTCGTGCTCATCTCCCATGAAGGCTAGAGCAATCTTTTCAATAGGATACCCAGCGTCAATTAAATGACGAATTCTGAGATGGTGTCCGTTTATCCCGTTGGTCCAATTATTTAAAGCCTCCTGCGTTCCTGGCTTGCCTAATTGGGGGTCTGCAACCATAATCAGATAGCTTAGTCCAGAATTTTGAAAACTTCGTCCAGGAATGAACTCAAGATTTCGGAGATTGTCTCTCCAACCTTGGATATCCACTCGATCTTCGATCGGTGTTTCTTCTGGCGCTTTCTTTTGAATCCTAGCCGCATAACTATATCTGAATTCTCCTGGCTTGCCCCATGCCTTCATAGTAACAGGCTGAATAACTTCAAATACTTCAGGATCGAGACCCCAAAGCTTAATAGTATCTGTCCAGTCAGTAATTGGCTCATTAACTGTACCTGTTTTAATTACACCAGAATCACCAGTTAGTGAAACACTAGGTAATTCTCCGCCAGCCAATCGGCTAGGCTCATCTACAAGATTGTCAGCAGTACCTAGAAGGTATTCTCGGCCTGCATACTCGCGCCTACGACGCTTGAGTGTTTCAAGGTTGGATTCTGGGAAAGCCAGTAGCAAATCTTCATCTGTCATAGCAGCTAGAAGTTTAGCTACATTCTCTTCATTCCATTCAATCTTTGACAAAATGTTTTATCCTTAAGTTTATGTGCTCACGATCACTGAGCGTCTGGTTCCATTATACCATGAGGATCAGCGATGTCTACCAGTTGCCTTCACCTGGGTAGTCTTGCAATGGTCGAAGGTCAACATAATGTGCCATGACTTGAGAAAGTTTTGGCTTCATTTCTATCTTACCAAGCATAGTATTACAATGCCAGCACAGCAAGTGGCGCACACAATTACCACAAGAAGTCTTACCTGAGCAGCATCTATGGTCATGATCTACAGAGAGATTCATGATATTCCCTGTGCGTCCGTCAATTCTTGATTCTTGCTCGCCACACAAAAAACATACACCATTTTGTATGCTAAGCAACCAACTAAACTGATCAAACGTAATATTAAAATTCTTCTTCAATTTAAAGAGTTTATTATTAACACTGAGTTTTTCCTTGTTAGCTGCGACATATTTTGCAGTGGAGGCTAGACGCCGTTCCGCTCGTTCTTCTTCGTCAAGAGCACGAGGTTTATCAGTTTGCGCATTCATACGTTCCCGTCTAGCAAGATGTCTACAAACTTTGCAACGAGGATCTTTACCGCAAGGAGTCTCTTTATTGTTGGGAAATTCCTCAATAAGCTTCATCTTATTGCAGCCAGTACAACGATGCTGAATCCCATCACAATCAAGCATTGCATGACGTGGAGTAGATTTAGGCTTCCAATCAGGACCACGCGCTTTGGCGCGAAGCCTTGCCATTTTAGTGTTATTGTACTCACGCATGCAAGGAGTACACTTAAAATTTACATTGCCCCATTTTTTCTCCGTACCTTCGGCTATAGCCTCTTTGCAGGTAACACAAGTATACAATTCAACTCCAAATAAAATAGACTAGCACCCCATTTACGAGGCACTAGTCTATTTTAGCAGTTCAGAGGCTGTATTGTCAACTGGGCTGAACAGTTAGTTTACTTTAGGGAATGAGGTCGGCAATAACAAATTGCTCTGGACGAGTCACAATTGGTAGGAAGTTGTACTCAATCAAGATCTGGCGACCTGATGGGTCAGGTTCAGTCCAGCTCTTGGAGAAACGACCAATAAAGTTCTGTGGAGCTGAGAAGTCAGCAGTTGGTCCTTCGACAAGTTCTACTGGACGGTTAGCGTCAAAGTTACCCAGGATAAGAGTATCATCAGCTAGGTAACCAACTTCGTCACCGTTATCAGTCTCATATACGTGCTCTACAGGAGTCCAGTCCATTCCTAGGAATCCTGGAATAGTTCCTGTGCTAAAGTACTGGTCACGCATTCTATCTGATAGAAGGTATCCAGCGTCAGCGCCATTAGCTACGAATGAGTGAATAATACGATCTAGAGTAGCCTGAGTAGCGTAAGCACGATTAGCTGCTACACGACCGTGGTTAAGAACAAGCTTCTTCCATGCGGTGATCATTTCTACAATCTGCACAGGAGTAGCAGTTGCCCATGAAGTTGCAGCAGTTACCTTATGATCTGCTGGGAACTTGTAATCTACACTAGCCTGTACATCTGGGAAGTCAAGTACTAGATTTCCACCTAGGGCTTTCCACAAAGTGTACTCTACGAAAGCATCAATGCGAGCATTTAAGTCTTGTAGCTCGCGAACAATTTCACGCTCAGCATTAATACGGCCACTAACGGTTCCAGCTTCACGAAGCCACATAAGAGTAGTAGGTTCGAAAACCTTCTTCTCACGTACGTATAGTAGGCTAGCAGATGCCTGCTCGCGTCCTAGACGACCTACAATGTGGGCTTCAGAGTTAGGAACGTTTGGCTTTGCCATCATACGGCTACCACGAATAATATCCCAAGTAAATGTCTGGGTTGGTACCTGGCGCTTTGGTGTTCCGTTCATCAGAATCATATTCTGAGATAGGGGCAGCTTTTCTACAACGCCCAACAGAACCAAAGGCTCTAATAGACTAAGATCTGGCACAAGAGTCTCCTTAATAATTAGGGCGCACAAAATGCTGTCCCAAAAAATTATCAGCGACCCCGTAAGGCCCGACCTGCACTGCCAAAAAGGCTCAACCAGTTGGTCTAACTATTGTCATTCTTTTCTAATTATCGGCAGTTCTTTTTCTGAACTGCTAAAGAAAGTTTTTAGAAGTTAAATTTTACTGCAACTCTCGGTCCCTGCCCCATTACTGGAGTAGATGTAAAGGTTCCAGGAGGTGCAGCAGTAACAGAATCTTGATACATAGCATTAAAATTTGTATTCATGTTTGGCGTTGCCCCAGAATCATTAATAAATTCATGAAAACCTGTTACTGATCTAAATAATCCTGTAGTAGCTCCGGTGCCACCCTGATTAACAATTCCTATCCAGTACATTCCAGCGGTAAGATCTAGACTTGGTGCCCAAGTTTTAACACCAACTGTTGCTGCTACTGTACCCAGGTCAGCAACTAAGGTTCCAGGATTTGCGAATCCATTATCACGATATACGGCTGCTCTAACATTTCCAGCAGTTGTCCATGCTGTAGCAACTTCAATGGCTATCCCGCCTAGTTGGGCATATCTGTTAATAGAAAATGGTATAGTAAATAGCCTACCTGCGGTTGCGGTAGCTGTACTTGATGGACCAACTTGAGTTTGATACCAACGACCTTGATAAAATCTGGTATATCTGACGCCCTCAGCAAAGGCTACTCCACTTCCATCAGCAGTAAGATATCTAGGCTGATCACGAGTAGAATCGTACCAAACTTCACCTTCTTGCCCTGTAATGTTTCCAGCAATAAATGGTAGTCTTAACTTATTTAACAATTTCATCAGGCGTGAACCACCACTCTATATGCTCCTGTTGCAGGAGCTGTGGCAAATGTCAAAGTTAAAGTATTAGCGTCTGTAGCTACAGCATCAACTTCAACAAATTCATAGGTAGTTGAATCATAAACAGCATAAGTAAGATCACGAGTACCGAGATTATGAGTAACTGCAATATTAGTAGCTGAAGCATTTCCAATAGTCTGAGAAAACTTACGAACAACTACGGAAGTATCAATTCCTACAGTATCAGCAGCAACAGATAAGCCTGTACCAGCACCGACAGCTAGTACACCAGAAGTTAAAGTAAGACCATTTCCGGCTGCTGAAGCAGCTAAAGTAATACCAGACGCACCTACAGTAAGTCCTCCAGAGGCAACAACAGATACTCCTCCGGCTCCAACAGAAATACCTCCGTTAGTTGCAGGACTTACTGCAAAAGATGTTCCTGTTAAAGTAAGACCGTTACCTGCTGAATAGGAAACTCCTGCACCAGTCTGTGCCCAAGTAAGAGCAGTAGTTCCTAAATTAATTGGCCCATCGGTAGTCAACTGCCAAGTAGAGTTTCCTAGATTTGCAGAACCTTCAGATACAAATACTTGGGTTCCTGGTTTAACCTCTTCGCTAGAATCCGCATCTGCGGAACGAGTTAGGGCCGAGCCAGCTCCGTTGAAATCATAAATACCATTTTGACTAGCAGTTGATTGTGCAGCTAGCAAAACTCGATCACCATTGCTTAAAGTTACACCGTCAATAGCTGAGCCAGGAGAAGCTAATGAAATATTACTGGTAGCTACTACACGTACAGCTTCTTTTCTAGAGGTTACCCCTGCAATTAATCTACGAGCTGACTGTAAGTTAACGGCATCAGTATCAGCCTGCGGGTCAGCTACCGCAATCAAACGCTGATTACCAAAATTCTTTCCTGTACCCAAGTACTTGGTTGTCATACTAATACCGCCTTACCCGATGTTGGAAGTGCAAAAACAACAGTTATTTGATTAAGGCTATTATAAAAAATATCTGCCTCGAAAAGGTTGCCCTCATCATCAATCAAAGTAACTTGAGGATACTTATTAAGATTATGTTCTATAATCCATGCGGCGGAAGGTACTTCTTTTCTATCATATACCATATAAGGTGAAGAGGACCCCGCAGTAGGATTTGCAGCAAAATAATTAATTAAGTTTCTAGCTATTTGCTCATCAGAAACTCTTACATTTCTAATCATTGTCATTAAACGTGTCTGAACAAGATTTGATGATGAAGAAGTTACTTGCTCCATTCTTAATCGCCTCCTATCTGTTATTAGCTATCGACAGAAAAAGGGACTGCAATTGCAGTCCCTTTAACCAAAAAGCAAACTCAGAAAATGAATGTACCCATAGCTGCGCTGGTACGAGCATTCAGAGAAGTAATAGCATTAGAATCTGCACCAGAAACTAGAGCTAGTTTTAGTGCACCACTGATAACAATATTACCCTGCTGCTCGCCGGTATTAGTGTTAACAGCACGACGTAGAATACCTACTGGAGTACCAAGTCCATTAGCGCCACCATTAGTGTAAACATAGTAACGCTTATTGCTAGAATGCTGAGCAAGTACAGTACCTGCTGGAAGAATCCCCTGGTTAGCTGCGAGAGTTACACCCTTCTGACGAAGACCTACAGCAGAGTAAAGAATCTCTGTAGGAGCATAAGAATGGGTAGGGCTCACAAAGCCAGGTGAAGGAATCTTCTCAAAAGAATCATTCGCCATTAGTAATCAACCTTTCCTTTAATTCAATTCCTTAGACAGTGCGACTAAACTGGGCTAGACGCTCAATTTCAGCGGTTACATCTGTCTCTTCTACCTTATTCTCGTTAGCCTCGACAGAGGTTCCTACTTCCTTGCCACTTAGATTAACTAGAGGCTCAGAAGGTACTAACTTTTCATACAGACTCTTATTTGTCATGTAAAGCTCAGTCATAGGACCTTCATTTGCTGGCTCAATAAAACCATCACGAATCTTGGTCTTAACTTCGAACTTAGCTTCATTCTCAAGACTATTCTTTTCAAGCTTCTCAATACGATTTGAAAGCTCTACATTATCCTTGGCAAGTTCAACAACTGCTCCAACAACCTGCTCAACATTCTCAGCAGCATTATCATTGGATAGCTTTACTACGCCTAGGTCAGTCAAAGTAGCAACTAGCTTGTTTGAAAGCTCAGCCGCAGGATCAGTATCCTGTGGCTTGGTTGCCTCGGCCTGAAGAGCATCAACGTCAATGCCGTGCTCATTCTTTAGAGCCGCAATTAGCTCTTCCTTAGTCATTGTCTTGTGCTCCTCTACCTCTGGTTCTTCTGCGGAACCGGTATTGTCAATTTCTTCTACAGCCGGTTCAGTTAGAAGAACCGCTTCATCTGAATTATCGGCTGATGCCTTAACAATTTCTTCGTAATCCTCTAAATTAGTAATGTAGGGACGATTAGTCACAGCTACATGACATAAAGTAGGGCCAGCCCTCTTGCCGGTGGAAGTATCAGTATAATCCAAGGACAACATGGCAGAAGCACCAATGTAAGTCTTATTCTTAAACTTTTCAACAGCCTTAGGATCACGTGCATCAATAACAGCATAAACTTTATTGTTCTTGACTTCGATATCAACTACTTCGCCGACATTTCTGTCTGGGTTTTCCACATGCTGATTTGAATCGTTGGCAAGAGGTACTTGAACAATGTCACATACCTTATTGTCGAAGTTCATCTTCAACTTAGTTACGAAAGCATCGTCAATCTTAATACGTGCACCAGTAGCAGGATGAATCAAATCGCCCTTATTAAGAATATGCTTCCTGAACAAGGTGCCGCTACTTTTGCGAGATAACTCAACATTAGCTTCTGACATTTCATCATAAGCTGTGCCATCCTTGCTCGGAATAATAACAAAATCATTCACTATAAACCTCCATTATGCCAACATTAATCTAGATCGGCAGAATTTAAATTTCCCCCAAAAAAGTTGACATGCCTGCATCCCAATGGGTAAGGAATGCTTTCTCGGTCAACCTCTTGCTTAGCTGTCCGTGCTTATTCTGGTAATAAGTTTGCCCATCAATACCTACTACAAGAAATGCTTTTGCATATCCCTTAGCTCTACCGTAACGGCCGGGCTTCAATGTCTTTCCTGCGAACTTTACAAACTCAGGCTCCTTGGCCTCAAAGATTATTTCTTTTTCACCAAGTTCCACCAGAGCATTACGTAAGTCTAGTGTGAACTGATTCATTTCTTTTCGCCTCCTGCTGCATTGGTTCCCCAACCTTTCTTCTGGAATGCTCTCCAGTCAAATTCTCTTCGCAAAGATTTAGTTCCGTCGGGGAATTGGAACTGAACTGTACCATCAGCATAAACCAGAAGTTTAATTCCTTTAGCTTTAGGGTTAGAGAGAATACGTAATACTCCTGCTCCACTTTCAACAGGCTTTCCTGCCCGTACTGGCTGCTTATCACCATGTACACGAGGGTCTGAAGATTTCTGAATAGTGCCTTCAGCAGGTGCAGGAGCCTTACTACGCTTTTGCCCTGTACCTTTCTTTACACTTTGGCCTAATGGAGTACCTATTGGTAAGCCATAACGACGAACACCTTCTTGAGAATTAACTTTTCGCTCAGCCAATTCAATCATTCCAAAATCTTGTGCGTGTGCTAAGGTAAAACCCTCTGGCAGTAAATCAGTTGGAATAGTATTTTCAGGAGATGGCTGACCCTCCGGAGACAATTCGCCGCCCGCATCTACAGCCTCAGCAGTTTCGGCAGCTTCCTCTTCCTGCTCAATAGTCTCATAATCAATTTCGAGTCCAAACTGATCAGACATTTTCTTCTCTAACTCACGGAAGAATTCTGAAGTAAAGTTGCCACCTTGAATTCCAGCAAGACTAGTAAATACATCCTGAATCGCGGACTTGTCATCATCAGTGAACGGACCCCAATGAAATTCAGGATATTTGCCTGAATTGAAGTTCCAATCAATAAAACGAGGAATGATGTAATGATTAATAATAGAAGCAATTTCTGTCATTATAGTTTGGAGCATCATTACGAACAATGAATCAGTTTGCTTACCAAAATCTACTAAGGATGCGTCCCCACCGGTACCTTGATTCTCGTCAAAGAATGCAGCAAGAATAGACTTGGACATTTGGGAATTATGGTGGTTGATGTATGAAAGGAAGTCAAACGAACCACCCTCTTTAAGGAGTTCTACCAAATACCCTTCAGGTTTAGTCATCCACTGAGCTACACCAAGATCTGCTAATCCCATACGGAAAGCAGTAAGTTCATCTGTTGAGTGATCTTCTGGAACTGTACCTACGCGAGTACCTACCGCTGATCTTTGTGCTGCTAGGTGCATAAGATAATAAAGCTTTACCTTCTTGTCATAATGATAAAACGCACTTTCGAAATAGCTAAGTCCGTAGAAACGGTTTTCCTCCTCTTGTGCGGCATAATATACACAAGCATCTCTAGGAATCTTAACATCAAGGATATTGCCGCCTGGCTTTTGAGTAACTTGTCTAAAACCATCAAAGCTTCCATCCTCAGTTACCAAGAACCTCACAGTATTAGCGGGAAGGTAATTTAGCTTCTTTAAGATCCACTTTCCTTTTAGTGGCCCCTTTTTGGCATAGTCATAGACCATTTCGAAAGGGGCGAAGCCATCAAAAATTGCTTGAAGCATTTGTGCGATTACGCGAGTAAAAGGAACACTCATACCTCCAACATTAGGAGGCAAATTAAAAAGCTGATCAATAAATGCTGCTTCGTCTTCCCCACCTTCAACATTAGTAGCGGGTACAAAAGTAGCAGTCTGAAGTGCTGCACGAATAGGCAGCGTAATAAGACGATACAAAGCCCTTGCTTGTCCGTCTGTTCGTCTCATTCTCGCAAGCTGATCTAGTGTTACATCAGAATGCTTTGAAACTAAGTGTGAACCTTTATATGGTTCCGTAAAAGGCATGAAATCACTAAAGCCACGCTCAATTAAGGGGCGTGGCTTAGGGGTTGCCATATCATCTCTAGCCATTGAATCCTCCTGCCGACATCTTTTTTAAGTATCGGCAGGAGATTCTCAAAATTCTCGTTCATACATCATTGCATGGCTAAGTCCGGCTGGTAATTCCACTCTTTCACCCATAAAAAACTCGGCTTTTTGGTAAAAAGCTTCTTCCCCGGCTTCATTTTCTCGGCCACCTTGCTCTACGGCTCCAAAAATTGCACAAGCCGCAGCATCCGCCAAATCCTTAGAGCCCATTCTCGGGTGGTCCACTTTACCATTAGGGAGAATAGTTAATCCGAGAATTTCATCGATCAAAAGATCATTTCTTTGCGCTATCAGACGGCCATCGTACATGACATCCATTAAATTTCGCCAAGGCTCGTTTGTACGGTCAGTTGAAACTCTCTTAGACTCAATTCCTGACTTTTCAAGAATCTGCATCGAGTCACGAGATTCATAACCATCAAAGGTAAATCTCTTAATTCTAAATCCTCGTTTCTTAAGTTCATAAGCTAGTTCACGAGCCCAGCGAATCTGAATCTCTCGTGGAGGATTTTCCCCCTTAGCTGCTTCGAATGCGAAAACAAAATCGAGTTTGACAATAGGACGCAATTCCCTGACGATTACAGTCTCACCATTTTCGACCTGAACCTGGGACTCGAATTCTTCTTTTCTAACGACATGAGCCATAGCAATACCGGCTCGGTCTTGTGTTACAGCCAAATCGCCATGCATACAGTACTGCGCGCCTTTAATAGGCTTAAAGTCAGGAGCGAAATCATAATCCACTTCCCAAGAACTGCCTTCTTTTCGGTAACTGATAGTTACCGGTGCACGGGTAGCTTCCTGAAATGCTGAACGTACCAGAAATTCATTTCTGAAGAATGGGTTAGACGCCTTACTAGGCTTACATTCATACTTAGCTTTCGCCATGGCAGAATCTTCTTCGTAATCAGACACATAAACCTCAGGAACTAATTCTTCAGTTCCTTGGACTTCTACCATTTCGAATTTTAAGAAATTAGGATTGACTTTCCAAGTAGGGAGCGGGCCTGAAACATAATGACGAGATTTCTCTCCTCGCTTACTGTTATCTTCACGTGATTGGGCAGTTAGACGTTGAATCATAGAGCCAAGATAACGAGGATATGAAATTCTTACATTTTTGAAAGTAATAGGGAAACGAGTAGAACTTGAGGTACGCATCATATCCAAAATACCTTCTACAGTATTTTGTGGTACACGTCCAGTAGTGTTTCCTCGAACCTCTTCCTTGGACCTGAAACCATCGATCTCGTCAGCTACTCCTAAAAGTAGGTTAAGACCTTCCTGAGACTCGGCTTCTGAGTGCCCTGAGATCGCCTCTACGTTTTTAGCGTAAACAATAGCACCTCGGGTAGGGGCAGCTTTATCTTTAAACCATGGAGACGTTCTCACAAGCTTTTCAATAGGATCGAAGAATGCTCGTTGAGCCTGTTGCGCATTCATAGCTACGTTAAGCAGGTGGATAGAGTCTTGCCCTGGCATACCGAAGTAATCCTGAGGAGATCGCAGACATAGCAGTAAGTAGGCTACT